ATAGATACAGACCATGACCACGTCTTCTGCTCCGGGCAATCGCATTCCATAGCGTTGGCTTTTTCCTGCGCTAGTCTCTGTGCGTCAGCCTGTGCCGCGGCGGTAAGTGCGTCCTTATCACCGTTACACTCACACCAAGCGCCATTGTTTCCGCCAGAAACCCAGTAAGCGGAAGCCTTTGGAGCTGTACAATTAGACGGACAACCTTGCTTGGTAGCAGTAGCCTCTACATAAGCATTACATACCCTTCCACTACAACCTGCATCCGCTAATGCCTGAGCTTGTGATCTAAACGTCTCTATCTTATCTCTAGCCTGAGCGTTGGCAGAAGACGTGCTAGAAGCGCATATAGATCCAGAAGGTACATCCGGATAGTAGACCGTTACTGCACAAGGTCTATCAGATGGACAATTCCTACTAGTAGCAGATCCCCCTTGGAAACCGATCTTATTACAGCAAGCAGATCCATAGCTTCTATATACCTCATCTCCACAATCATTTCTATATAAAGCTACACTTTCGCCAGATCTACACTCAGCGTCTCCTACTCTACTCCAAGAATCAGGATCACAACAGCTATCGCAAGAACCACCGGAACATCCACATGAGCAATACTCATATACCCGATCCTCGGTCTGGTCAGCATGACATCCACTCCTATCGCTCCTTCTGTATGTAGCCCAAACATCGCCACTAGAGCAATGTCTTCCACCGTCATAACTCCAACTAGTCCAATTTGGAGGAGTATCCTCACAACCGCCGTTTTTGTTGGCGTAAGCCTGAGCTGCGGTTCTGGTAGCCGAATCGCTTCTGAAAGAGTCTTGAACCTTGTTGTTAGCGTCCGCCTGAGAAACCGTTGATGTTATAGGATTCAATCCTAATGAGCTATAAGGAACTGATATAGCTACACCTCGCTTACAAGAACCGCAATTATCCTTATAGAAAATATAACTTCCAGTACCGGTCCACACACAAGTGCCATGCTGGTTAGCGTAATCCTGTCCCTTCTGGTCTAGGATCTGCTCTGCCTTGCTCCTGGCATCAGCCAAAGAAACCTTGCTGGTGATAGCCGTGCCGCCGTTGGCTTGTGTGGAGGTCACGGTAATCCTCTGGCCTACCCCACCTTCGGCGCAGTTGTTCTTATAGAAGTCACGGCTAGCGACGTAAGTCCATGTACATCCTCCGTTCTTATTGGCGTAAGCCTGACCATCAGATCCACGAACCGCGTTCTCAGCCTTCTTGTTGGCGTCAGCCAAGGAAACGGTGGAGGTGTACGGGTGTCCCGGAAGCTTGCTGCTACTTACGGATACCATGTCGCCCACGCCGCCGTCAGCGCAATTGTTCTTCCTAACCTGTCCGGTATAGCTTCCTGTCCACGTACAAGTACCCTTCGAGTTAGCCACGGCCTGACCCTGAGAGTTCACGGCGGCCAATGCCTTGGCGTTAGCGTCAGCTTGGGATACACATGACTTAAACTTACCATCAGAGCTAGGACTTGGATCCGTAACATCATTCTGAGTTACAGTAACAGAGCTTCCAACTCCACCATCCGCACATTGACGGGTAAAGGCCCTGGATGCCGTACCAAACCAGAAACATGTATTATTACCACCAGCTATATACCGCTCTTGATTATCAGGATCAGTATAACAGGTATTGGTATTACGTTGATGTAATTGAGAGATACAGTCCTTACATACGGTCTCTATAGTCTCCCATACCGGTTGCTCGGTCTTCGTATGGCACGTATCATCATAGTTCTTGTTGACGAACGCCTGACCCATTCTATCGATATAGGCCTTAGCCAAAGCGTCTGCCTCTTCCTGAGAACGGGTTGAGGTAAAGAGCTGACCCATAAGATCCGGGGTTACGGTGATAGGATCTGCATACTGACAAGTAGGACACTTAGGAGTGAACTCCTTGCTATAATTACCTACATATATCTTCAGTTCGTCGCAAGTACCACGATCGTTGGCTATAGCCTGACCTTGCGCCTTGACAGCGGCCTTGGCAAGCTCATCGGCGGCGAACTGGCTCTCGTATGAGTAGAACGGACCTCCGGTCACGTCAGCCTCAGTAACGGTAACTGAAGACGGGATAAGACCAGACGGACAATTATTCTTCTCAAACGCCTCGCTATAATGACCGGTGTACTTAGGAGCCTCATGGCAAGTACCACGCTCATCGGCGATCTTCTGACCTTGATTCATGACAGCGGCCATAGCGACTAAGTTAGCCTCATCCTGTGATACACAAGACTGGAACGGATGACCTTCCACCATATCTTGTGTCACGGTGAACGGATTTCCTACCTGATTAGCGCCACAATTGCTCTTCGTGAACTCGAAGCTAGCCTTGCCGGTATACATAGTGGCGTTAGAGCAAGTACCCTTGGTGTTAGCCAAAGCCTGTCCTTGAGCCTGTACGGCGGTCATAGCCATAGCGTCAGCGGCGGTCTGGGAGTCGTTAGACTGGAATGGGTGTCCTTCTACCATATCTTGGGTGATTGTCACCTTAGATCCGATCTTGCACTCACCACAGTTGTTTCTCGTGAACTCCAAGGAAGCACGGCCAGTGTACGTACAAAGGGCATGGATATTGGCAAGAGCCTGTCCTTGGGCGTCAACGGCGGCCTTGGCCTTGTTGTTGGCGTCCTCCTGAGATATAGTCGAAGTAAATGGATAACCATCAACCATCCTATCGTTTACCGTATAAGTTCCACCAGTACCAGTACCACAATTGTTACGGGTAAACGTACGTGTATAAGTACCGGTATATACAGGAACCTTCTCACACTTACCTTTCACGTTAGCCACATCCTGGCCTTGAGCCTCAACAGCGGCCTTAGCCTTGTTATTAGCGTCCTCCTGAGATACGGTAGACCTAAAGTCTCCTGTCACCATAGTCTCGTCTACAACAACCTTAGTACCATACTGGGTCTCGTCACAATTGTTACGGGTAAATTCCTTACTGTATTTACCATGATATACGGTCTTCTCCTTACACTCACCTTCAAGGTTAGCCTGTTGTTGGGCGTTAGCCTCAAGATCGGCCTTGGCCTTATTGTCGGCGTCCTCCTGCGAGATAATAGAGAAGTACTTACCGGCGGCTACAACATAAGTATAAGGTTGACCGATATGGAACTCATCGCAATTGTTTCTAGTGACTGTCTTCTCCATCCTAACGTTATAGTAGACGTTAGTCTGACAATCGCCACGCTCGTTGGTGATAGCCTGACCTTGCGCCTCCACAGCGTCCTGAGCCAGCTTATTGGCGGCATCCTGTGATACTGTAGAAGTGAACGGATAGCCGGTACACATCTTCTCATCCACGGTAAAGTCAACAGGCGTAGAACCTTCAGGACAATTGGTTCTCTGGAATACCTTAGAATACGATCCGGTAAATACCGGTATCTTCTCGCAATTACCCTTGATATTAGCTATATCCTGACCCTGAGCCTCTACAGCGGCTTGTGCTAACTTATTAGCCTCCTCCTGAGATACGATGGATCTAAAGTCTCCTGTAACCATCGTCTCATTAACAACCACATCCGTTCCGTATTGAGTGGAGTCGCAATTGTTACGGGTAAAGGTCTTGCTAAACTTACCATAATAAATATTCTCCTTAGGCTTACACTCACCTTCCAGATTAGCTTGTTGTTGACCATTCTTTTCAATATCCTCAAGAGCCTTCCTGTCGGCGTCCTCTTGAGAGATAGAAGACACGTACTTACCCTCAGGAACGATGTAAACATATTCCTGACCATCACTGAACTTATCACAATTGTTACGGATAAAGGTTTTCCTTTGCTCCTCGTTATACCAGATGTCAGTTATACACTCACCATGCTCATTAGCGTACTTCTGTCCATTAAGAGCTATATCCTCCATAGCCTTAGCGTCAGCGTCCTCCTGTGAGATAAACGACTTGTACGTCCGCTCCTCAACCACATACAAGACAACCGAACCGTGCTGGTTGGCTAGACAGTCATCCTTGGTAAACGGCTGAACCATCTTGATATTATAATAAACGGGCTTGGCATCTTGGGCTATCATATACTCCTTAACAACACTACCGTCCTTTGACGTTATACGGAACTTAGCCGTACAGATCTGACCGGTGTAATTAGCCTTGTATACGATGTTAAGCTTATTATCGCCTACCCCATGGCTCTTGTCGTTAATGGCAAAGCAATTACCCTCGACACAATTCTTATCTATTTCCCTTGCCATATTATCCTTCAGTTATTCTCCATGAAACATCATTTCCGACCTCTACCCTCACGATTTGGGTATCACCATCCTTATTAAGCGTCAACCTTTGCGGATCCACGTTGAAGGGTGGTTCCGGTTCCGGCTCACTACCATCACCGCAAGTGCAACATACCAGCTCGATATCATACTCGGTATTGGACTTGATATCGATGACAACCTGACCGTTCTCGCTAGTCACGTTATCGAAGTCATGATCAAGTATGATATAAGGTATATCATTAGGCTGTTGATTGATATTAACAACCTTACCGTTCAAGACAAACATCTCATGATGCTGTTCGTTATCCATATTCTTAGGCATAGCTATGACAAAGCTAGCCTCATACAAATCAGTGGCTCCGGGATCCTCAGGATCGGCATACACTATATACCTGCTATCCTCTTCCGGGACTTTCATGGATAAGCCGTTCACGTTCATGGATACTATATAGGACTTGCTCACCGAGCCACCAAGGGTAAGGCAGGAAGCCTTGACCGAGGCGGAGTTGAGCTTGGCGTTGATGGTCGCCGTCCCGCCCTCCATGTCGAACATGATACTGGTAGGATCCACGCTTACCCGCTCTATACCCTTCTGGGTTATAGTAGCGAGTTTAGTAACCTTGCCTTTCTCGACCGCCACGTAAGTCTCCCTAGGCAACCTACCCATCCATCCCGGCTCTACCTTGATAGCCACCTTGTCGGGACCGGTACCGGAGATCTTGTCGTAGGATACCCATGAGGAACCTTGCTCGATCTTGGCAAGAATATCTTTTAAATTATTCGCCATATCACTCTGCTTGCGTTATAGTCCATTTATCACTCTTACCTACGATAATCTCCAGAATCTGCTCACCACCCTCAGGAGGATACTCGAAGTTAGTAGGCTTAATCTCAAACACGCTGGCGCCTCCACAACCAAGATCACAGATCATATCCGGCAACCATCCTTCCTCGAAAAAACGCTCTATAAGCTCCCTGACGGCCTCTGAAAAAGAATCAAGCTCTAACCTGTCTACGGGGAGAGATCCCTTCTTGAGGGTCTCACCACATACCCAGCCGTCGCACTCGGAAGCCAAGACCGTATCGTACACTCTTTTAGCCATAACATGAGGTATTTAAAATATTACTATTCAATGTAGTATATACGATATTAACATCAGTGAACTCATCACCCATGCAATATTTCTTCTTAAACTTAACGGACCTGCCAGAAACGACATATCCGTCATTAGGGACGATAGTACCACAATAGGTAACGCTGAGCACGTTCAACGGCTCGTATCTTAATCTGACAGCTTGAACGCCCTTGAACGAGTCACGCTGGATGGACGCCGTGGCGCCAGATACGGCAACCAGCTTCCTTACCAGAGACTCGATTACGTTATTCATGCCATCACCGTTCCTGATATCTGCCTCAGGAAACGACTGACCGTCATATATGATCTGGGAGCTGTAGATACTACATTCGTTCCCCGGTCTATATTCCGGCTTACATGGATTACAATTATTTCTCATATCAAATCAATTTATTGATCATTCTTCTTAACTCGGATATCTCGGCATCCCTATCCCGTATAGCCTTTATCATAGCGTTAAGGGTATCGGACATATCGCAATTAGGGGATAATCCCAATGATTCCACACGTACCTTATCACCGGGGTAAATACAATCGGTACTCATGTACGTAGAGCACGGTACTTTCGTGTCGTCTACAGTAGGTCTGTATTGTTTTTTGTTGCAGCCATTCATATCACCAAACCTCCTCTTCAGTTCCGCTATCCCCGCCGCTACCACCGGCGTTGACAAGCTCGTTTATAATCCTCTTCAAATCCAGAACCTCACGATGGTATAAATCTATCTGCTTATCCCTAGACGCTATAATACGCCTCAATGAGTCTATAACGACAGAGATATCAGCACCTTTCTCTATGCCATCCGCTACCAACTCATCGCCTGAGTACAAGACGCATTTATCATACAAGGTTATAGGACATCCATAACCAACACAAGGTTCGTCCTGACAATCCCGATCGCAAGGATCACAAGGATCATCATAACATTTGTTAAGAAACTTATCTATCTTAACGCCATGACAACACTCTTCGGGACGTTCCCTTGAATGATCATGGCAACAACCATTTGTACTACACATATTAATAATGTTATTGTTTTCAACAAAGATACAGATTTGATTTAATAACAAGATAACACACTCCATTAAACAATATAGGGAATACGACATTCGTATCCCCTATATCTGCGAATTATAACAACGAAATAAAATCAAGACTTCAATTTAAGAACAGGATTACCCCATCTTTCTTTCCATTGCCTTCCCAAATCATTTATAACACCATTGTAATCTTTTATATATCCAGCCTTAATAGCATAAGATATATTCCTTTCTATTGATACTATCATATCCAATTCTTCAAAAGAAGCTCTATTCCTTATCCCTTCCTCATGCACGCCAAACACGACGAAATTTATACCCTTGGCTATCCTTGATAACAACTCCTTTAAATTACTTTTATCACTTATAAGTGAAGATACACTACTGCACATCTCTATATAAGCATCACCAGCGGCATTTCTTGTCCCTACAACATTATCAACAAACCACATTACAACATCAGCGCAAACCTCAGGACTCATCTCCATGGCTACCACGAGAAAAAGATATGGATTCATATACCACATTTGACCATCCCCCTTACCTTTTCGACATGCTAATCCCATTTTATTTAAATCGCTAAGATTTAGAGCCTTATTTTGTAGGCTGATATTTATCCGCTTACATAAATCCCTGTTTTCCAGCCTACTAATTATCTCCCTGCATTTTTCCTGAAACCCATCATACTTAATGATATCATTAAGCTTCTTGGGAGACAGCCCCTTTTTAAGCCTATCATCAGACAAAACCTTCATGGCTAAAGTGATATTAACAAAACCATTATCACTAAGCGCCGGTATGACAACGCCCATCAATTTCCTGTCGGAAGACTTGATTTCAACCCTACTTTTCATAACTTTGAACAATATTTTAAATTAAACATAATACCTATCGGTTCGAGATGAATAGATAGGTATGCAAATATAAAATATATTCAACATACAAACAAGTGAATCACAGTATATAAACTTAATACCATTGATATATATACAAAAAAATGGAGGAGATACACGATCCCCTCCAAGCACTAATCTATAAATTATGGAAAAACAAAAAAAAGGTATTATCACCAATAACACTGATCTTCTTGATCGATATTCTCAATCCATTTCTCGCATTCAAGATTAAGGTCAGCATGTTCCTGTCCCTCTACCATCAAGACCTCACGAGCCTTGGCGTTGGCATCCTCAACCGATATCCATGACCTAAACCTGTTGGCTTTGATAGAGTAATATACTTTACCGGACTTATATCCGAACGGACATATCTTCTCAAACCAATCACCGATCTTCGTATTATAGAATACAGGCGAGCAACTACCCTCGGCGTTAGCCTTCTCCTGACCTTCTTTCATAAACTTCCTATAAGCTAACGTATCGGCGTCTATCTGGGATATATCGGATATGACGGCTCCGGCTGGTAATTCATATACAATACCTCCCTTGCCTGATGTGCCAGCCTCACAATCGTTCTTGTAAAACAAGCCACGAAAAGGCTGTGAGGCCCAGTCCTCGCAGCAAGCCCCGACGGAGTTGGCCTCCCCCTGCCCGATCCGTCCAAGCTCCACCCTAGCCTTATCATTGGCATCTTTCTTGGATACGTATGACACAAACCTACCTTCCTCTACGCATATTTGCTCCTTGGACCCCTTACCGCTTACGCAATCGTTTTTAATAAACTCATCGCATACCTGATCATTATACCATACGGACGGTATTATGTCGGCATATGTGTTGGCGTAGTCCTGACCATTAGCTTTGATATCATCCTCAGCCTTGCTGTCAGCCTCCTCCTGCGTATCGCCAAAATAAACATCGGCCGGGACCCGGTAGTCAACAGAGCCGCCCACGTACCCGGCAGGTGGGTTGTTTCTGGTGAACGTCCGTACTATTTCTTTATTTCCATATATCATCGTAATTCACTTTGTCACAAAGATAAATATTTTACCGATATGAGACACATAACCGTAAATGCAAATACGCAGTTACCTGATTATCAATTTTTGGGCAAAAATGGAATTAATTATCCCAGTGATTAAACGACTCCGATCCGGCGAACACCCCATAGTCCCTAAACATACCTCCACACAATATGAAATCACTTTTCTTGCTACCATTTATAGATGACAATATGTATTTATATCCCTTGCCTGTTATGTAAATAGTCCTAGCATATATAACCTTACCAGATTCGGTGCATATATTCTTATCACGATAATGAGCAAACTCTTTCCTTACAGCATTAGCCGTAATCTCCCAATCTCCATTAACCTTAACCCTTTTGACTATTATCTTTATCTTAACAAGAAAATCACGTAGACATCTATCACTTATGATTATATCATTCTGCTCAAGTTTCTTGGCCAAATCCCTTATCAGCAAATCTGACTCTCCAGACATGATAAATGACTCGGAAAACTCTATATCCTCTCTCTTCGATTCAAGAACCTTAGCCACCTCCTCAGCTTTAGCCTTCTCCTCTAACGCCAGCTTCTCGGCGGCAACCCTGCCACGATATTCCTTAGCCCAAGCCTCAGCAGCGGCGGGAGGATCATTAAAATCAGGAATCACGCATTTGCCTGTAGTGAGAAGCTCTTTAATCCTGTCCAAGCACCATAACCTGAAATCAACGCTAAGCCACTGAGCGAAATCTAAAGCCAGATCCTCACACATCCATGTGCCAGGATTAACCGTACCCCTGATAATCGTAACAGGCTGAAAATCAGCATTACCATATTTTCTGGTAATGGCATTAATTAACTCATTTACAGAAGATAACGATAAATAATCATTTGGTCTCTTTTTAAACGGCTTCGCCATTTCGGTAGCATTCACATAAGTAATACCGTTCTCTGTTTTGAAAGTTATATCACTACCATTGTAGCTAAATATTGTAGATAAGGTGATTATATACAAGTTTACACCAGTATAATTTGACGCTTCAAGGTCCCGGCCAACGCCAGCGACTCCACGTCCCCTACCCGGTTCACCACCGGTGACGTATCTTATTGGGTTAGAAGATTCTGTTTTTCTAACCCAAATTTCTTTATATTCCTAGCTGCCAGTAAATCCCTATCATTTACGGCCCCGCAAGAAGGGCAAGTCCAGATACGATCGGATAATTTAAGATCTCGATGTACGTATCCACATTCGCACATCTTGGAACTAGGTTCGAATCTTCCTATCCGAATCAAATTCACGCCCTTCCAATCCGACTTATAGCTTAATATTCTAAAGAACTCGCTCCACGAGCATGAAGCTATGCTATTAGCCATCCTATGGTTCTTCATCATCCCCTCCACGTTAAGATCCTCAATAACCACGGTTTGGTTCTCGCCTAGGATATTGTTGACAACATGATGTAGGAAGTTATGTCTTTGATTTGATATATGCTCGTATGCTTTAGCTACAGCCAATCTGGCTTTTTCTCTTCTTCGGCTTCCTTTTTGCTTGCGAGTTAATCTACGTTGTAAGCACGCTAAACGTGCGGAAGACCTTTCCAGATATTTCGGATTCTCGAAAACCGAACCGTTCGATAAGGTCGCGAATGTCTTTATCCCTACATCGATACCTACGGTTATATCCGGATTTATAGGAGACTTGTCCGGTAATTTAAGGCCGTTGTCTACAAGGATACTGATATAGTACTTATTTGTAGGTGACTTTGATACTGTAACAGTCCCTACCTTGCCTTTAAATACTTGGTTAGAGTAGAATTTTACCCATCCTAATTTCGGTAGTTTAATCCTGTTGTTGTCGAAATCGATATGGACATTGAGGATATTCTTGAACGATTTCCTTGATCCTCGCTTTGATTTGAACTTCGGGAAGCCTTTCTTCTCCCTAAAAAATCTGGTGAAAGCCTGATCTAAGTTCCTTATTGACTGCTGTAGACATTCGTTAGATACCTCGTTTAGCCAAGAATATTCTTCTTGCTTTTTAAGACCAGTCAGTTTTTTGCATAGATCAACGGCCGTCAGTGATTTTTTATTATCTTGATACGCTTCTATTTTAGTCTGTAAAGCCCAGTTATAGATAAATCGGGTTGATCCGAAAGTCCTCTCCATTAGCGAGATCTGTTCGGATGTCGGATTTAGTCTATATTTATAAGCTTTTAGCATATTACTATTGTTTTGACGCAAAGGTAAAATATAAAAAGTAATTATATACTATTTTACTTATGTTATATAACATAATAGTGTAAAATTGCATATAATTACCTAGTCTAATTTTGAGATTAATAATTAATTACTTTATGTCCGCTCCCTCGTGAGAGTCGGCGGACATACAAAAATAGCCAATTGGTGTGACAAACACAATCCAATTGGCTATTTTTAATATCCTAAAATCAGGACATTAATTACCCATTACAAATCTTATCCTCTAACGCATAAAGGATTTTAGCTACGGTCTTATCACCACTTACCTTCACGCAAGACTCTCCGAGGTCCCGGACATCTATAGCCTCCCTAATACGGGTAAGCTCTTCATATATCTCCTCTATCACATCAGAGATCATAACACACTCATCAGAGTCCTTATATTTTGACCACTCTGGGAGATCACCCTCGTAAGGCACGCAAGTGGACGGAGTTATATGTGAACAGCTATATTTTTTCATGCCAGTAACTTATTAACACGTTCCTTTAACGATCTTACCTCATCCGGGCATAACCCGCAATCATTATCGCATAATGACCTTTGCAGACGAATTATCTTCCCCCAATAAGATACATCAGGCTTGTCCCCGATCCTATACCTATGGTACCTCATGTATCTACCCCATTGGCAAGATAACCATTCATCTACGACCTTACATAGATCTATCCTATCAAGGTTTGATATAGATTGCGCGCCCATCAAGTATCTCCTTTCTCATTTCTTGTACCTCCTCGTCAGGCGGGCATCCATATGGCAGGTTCTTGATCCACTCACGGATCTTCTTCTGCATGTTGAGATAGACGATACCCACGTCACCTATGGTACGGATCTGTTTGTATATGCTCACCACGTCACGCTCCATGGTCTTCAACGGATCGAGCATAACCATACAACCAGCAGTGCTTCTAGAAGCGTATTCCATATCGCTAACAACGGTAGAAGAAGAATGATTCATCATACTTCTCTCAATCCTTTCTCTCTCGGCCCTTAACGCCTTTTCCTTACAAGTATTACAGCCCATAACTATATTTTTTTATTCAACAATCCACGCAATTAGTAGCCATCTCAAGAAGCTCTCCGACACGGTCAATAATCTCATGAGCGGCCTCTATATTGTCCAACCTAACGTTAGCCTCCGCTACGACCATAAGTGTCTCCATCTCCTGTATCTTATTTATAAGATCCTTATCCTTGTCCTCGCATAGGATATCAGTCTTAATCCATAGCCGATCAAGACGCCTGCGTATAAGATCCGTCTTAAGATACTTGCGACTAAAATTGTAAGTGGAAGGGCTACCTATGATCTTGATATCATATATACCGTCTGGGAGGTCAAGGTATTTGACATTACAATCATCGTAATTAAAGCAATTGAGACCTAGTGTTAAACTGGTAAAGGTATTGACCTGATTCTTGCCAAGAAACAACGTAACGGGGTCGGACATGCCCGGCGTAGTGATCTCGATGATCGCCTTCCTGTCCTCCAGCAACCCCCACTCAGACTCATCCAATACCTGAAGCACCTTGGGATCACGTGTCTCTAGCACCTGAAATGACAGCCTAATATCATTCATATTAACCTTCTTGTCGTATCGACACAAGCTATCGTCATAACGAGCCTGCATATCAAGGTCCGGGACATCGGTATAATATGTCTTGACCTCATGACCGTTGATAAACACCGATGTTATCTGACAAACATGAGACCTAGCGACATCAAAAAACACCATCCTTACATTATCCTCATAATCAACGCCAGATGTCGGGTATGTCAATATCTGGGTATTATACTCTCCATCGTTACGTCTAGCCACGACAGTAATAACGATAGGTTTTTCTATATCGTAATCATCCATGATAATCCTTGCGGCAAACTTATCATGAATTATCTTCGGTATGATATTGATCTGATTCATCTTAGTATCTTTTTCACAAAGATAGCACATGTTGTGTCAAAAATGAAATCTATCCAACCCCAAAGATATCATCAAGATCGTCCATGCTTTTGATAAACCCGCGATCAAACATAAAAATCAATGACCTCATCAGACCAACGCATCTCCCTACATTTATTGTCATCGTGTCAATGATAAACCTAAACACAGGGGAGTTAGGATTGCTAAACAAAACGGTGTTTACGAAACGGGTGGATAAATCAACAATACTAGACACAGCCTCGCCTGTATCATCACCATCTTCCCTATAATTATGAAGAAGCTCATCGCTATTATCACTAAAAACAAAAAATGGCTCCAAATCCTCATCCAAAAAAGACACTATTGAATGAGAAATATAGCATGAAGCGCAATCAAAAACAAGCCTCTTGATATCATCCCCGTCATAATCGCCCAAAAACAAGGCGATAGCCGGCATATCTATCCAAAAGGACCTTTTGGTTACAAGGCGCCTAAGATCTTTTCTTGAACCCAGCAAGTCCCTCAAAGCGTCCTCGCCACCATCAAGCTGGTCGAAAAGCATAGAGGCGTTAAACAGCCTGTTCTTTTCATTAAACATAATCTTAAAATCACCGGACCTGACTATTTTCATGGCAAAAATATTTTAGTTAAAACACAAACAATCACTAAACGGATCAGAAGAACAGACATAACCGTCAAGGAACGGTGTGCTATTATCAGGAATCCACACATCATCAGACAACGCGGCCATACCAAACTCATCAACTATCTCATCTCCAGACACATAATCATAAGCCTTGACGCCAAAGATCTTAATCCTTTTAGCCTTGCCAAAAGCGGACTTGACTTCCTTTATCTTCCTATCCAACTTCCTCACCCCATCGACGAACTCAGAGAAAGTGACACCACGCTCATCTAAATAGCTCTTTATAGCCCTCTCTATGGTCTTGATGCTGACATTACCAAAGCCCTTCTTCCTGACCTTGTTCTGAACCTTTTCCTTAAAATAAATGCTCACCCCATTGTTCTTGGAAGACACGAAATCCTTAAGGTCACGTTTCCTGATCGAATCCATGGAGTCATAAACAACACGTTTGATGTCCTCGGAGCGCTTTCTGTTGCACTCATGGGCCTTATAGGTCGGATTATTTACATTTCGCTCATCCTCTAGCTTGCGATGCTTAGGAGGGCAATTGTCCCAATAATAATATCTCGCCTTGTTACTATGTACAAAAAGGTCAGGATGCTCCTTCTTCGCCTTCCTTACCATAGCATAATAACCGTGAACAACAGCCACGTTAACATAACTGATCAAAAGCCACCTAACTAACTTTATCTGATAAGCTAGATTATCACCACCAAGACGATGATGCTTGATATAGTAATTAACTATTTCATTCACAAAGTAATAGAACCACTTAATGTTGTATTGGATACCAAGCGTCCTAAACCTTATAGGGTCAAGGCATATGATAAGAATGCCTATCAGCGTCTCCGATATCGGCTTCTCCAGTATCTCTGATTTTGATGATGATTGACGCTTTATCCTAGGGTTATCGCAACAAGGATTAGCATTGTCATTAAGCAAATAAGGTAGGATGACCTTGCCGGAATCCCTCCTCAAGGCTCTATTTCCTTCTGACATCCTCTTTTTTTCAGAGAAAGATACGAATTGGTCGAATATTAATGTTAAATTTGCCATATGTTTTTTTTTTTATAGTACAAAGATACGAAAAAATTTGTCATTTCAAAATGAGTGCTTGTGAAAGTACTCATTTTTTTGTTTATGATCACGGCTTTTTACGGTGATCGCTATGGTCGAAATCCAACTTGGACATTGCGTAGGGAGACTATCGTAGGGATAGTTAAGAAAAGAGATGCATTTATTTATCCACCTTCTTTTATAAACACAGTTGTCTATTTTGTGACATGTGATATAGGAAACTTTCGCCCCCTTAAGAAGGGAGTCTCATTATAAAGATTTTCTTTATTTATCTCATTTATCTCATAAGTTGATTGATTAAAAAGAGTTAGCTAACGCTTTGTTATTATCTAAAGTATATAACTTAATTACATTAACATGAAAATATGTAGTAGATTGAAAAATCAAGATCTCAACAATAACTTATATCAATAATTTAGTTTAGTGTATTTTTGACATCTACTTATGTTGTCTATGGATCTTTAATCGACAAACAACTACCTACATCAGACGTTAATGCATTGATATGTTTACTTCTTTCCAACGCTTAAGCGTAATACGCCAAGGGGAAAAGGGAGGTAGGCAACGAGTCGCTCCGCTCCTGGCCGGCCGTGTGGGGATACCTCCTGCCCTGCCTCACGGAGCCGCCACATTTCCTTTTGGTGTCAATAAGTGTAGACCTTGAAAAGACATTCCCTCAAACAGTATACTAGATAAGGGATTCTCTTTAAGGGATATTCTAGTTGAGTAAAAATTTGGTCAAAGAGGTTGTTTGGTCAAAGACAAAATTATATATTCGCGATACGGTCGGTTGGATGAGTTGGTTTAGTCGGTGGTCTGCAAAACCATATACCCCGGTTCGAATCCGGGACGGACCTCATATTTGCAATTCTTTTCTGGGGTGATAACCAATAGGTGTATGGGGTTTCTTGTACACCTATTATTTTATCAATCCGAATCTTTTCAACAACACGAATAATACAACCAATATACCTAAGATCGACATAAAGATGATAGCCATCGGCCACCTTGATTCCCCCTTATCATCTACATCCTTATGTTCGATGTCTGTCTTCTTATCAATATCCTCAATACCAGTGATCGTCTTATCAACGCCAAGGGAATCGGTCGTCACCGTGCTATCCCGCCGGCCTATGACGATATGAGCGTCCGTCTGGGAGGACACGGGTCGCTCCCCAGTGGATGGATCCACCTCCTTCGTAGTATCGAATTTCCTCTCAGTTATGACAATATCAGCATTAAGATCAGATGTCCTGATCTCTACGATCTTCCGGTCCATGACCTCATCTATCATCGTCTCTATCCTGCTTATCAAACGATTATCTATAGACGTGTCGCTAACCTGCCTCCTGCTTCCACAAGAGGACAGGAATAGCGACAGACCTAAACAAAAAACAGCCTTAAGACTTATCCTTAACCTTATCATCAGCAATCTTCTTTATATCGTCAAACATCTCGTCAGGTATGTTTTTAGAGAAGCCAAACATCTTGAATACGTTTATTCTCTTGAATACAGCCTTGAACACCTTAACCAGATAAGCGTCAGCGAAAGCATCCCCTATCGTATTCAGGAAAAGCATCACATATCCAACAAGGGCTATATACACCCCATATTTGGTAACGGTAAGTATCATGCTAGCCTCCTCCTCGATCGGGTATAACGTCTTATATATAACACATAATGTCATTACTATAAAACAAGACAAAGCGAACTCCTTAAGAATATCAGTGAACCTGACCTCCCTAAGCCATCTCTTGAAACTAAACCTCCTCCTACGGCTTCTACGGAGCTTCCAGCCCCTTACGCTTTGCGCTAACCTAGCCAAAAAATTCGCTATTAATACTATAAGTAATACGGTCAATAAATGATGCACTGGCTGGAAGTAAGCCCAACAAGAGGCACCATACGCAAGCGCTATATTCCATAAAGCACCCACTCGCTCTATCATGTCTTTGTCTTTCATTTTATACCTTACTCGCAAAATTAACTACTATACCGTTAAGTCCCTAAAACACCACGGCATGTATACCGTTCCTCGTATCAAGGCTATCAAAATGCAACCAATTCACCTTACCCTCAAGCCTAAAAGGATATGGAATCATATCCTGATGATCTAAAATCAAGTTTCTGGCTTGTTCCGCCGTCATCGACTTGACATCGAAATCACCGGCCTTACCCAATACATGAGCGGATAGATAAACAGCCTTCTTATCCTTGACGATCTGGCACATGTTGCATCTAAGACCACGTTGGGAAAACTGCCCCTGCTTGTCCCAATTATTACAATACATAGGCTGTTTGATTATATCCCTCCGTAATATAAGAAGATTATGGAGAAACTCTGTGTCAAGGAACTGCCACGATCTGTCCTTCCACTTATTGTATGTATGGGGACATACCAATTCTACTATGTCAAAATACGAACCTAATTCTTTTACAATATCATTTCTATTCATTTCAAGCCGGCTTTATCGTCCATTTCTGGGCGTAATTATTTTTTAATACATATATTTTCTCCATAGGCGTAGCGGGAGATCCGTTGGACGAGCCTTTCACGAATCCCTCTGGGGCCTGCTCCGTGCCGGAAGGACGCTGGTTTTCGGTTGGATAAGCAGCAACATACATGCTTACCGAAAGACTATAGAACTGGTTCCTCTTCCCATCCTTAGCCACGGATGTCATAGTAATCTGATCCCATCCTACAACAAGGTCGTAGAAAGAGTTCACGAAATCATCTGATCTTTTTTGGCTATGAGTGGATGCATTCACGTTAAACCGTGTAATAGCCCTCATCTCATAAATATAATCCGGAAGCTTATCCATTCTAAGACTATTGCTATGAGCTGCAACGAAACTAGTAAGATGTTCCAATCCCCTTCCAGACGTATTATCATCATTCCAACCCGTCCTCCTTTCTCCACTTACCCAGTCATCTAAAAAATAAAAATCAGTAATATTAGGATTTATCTTATCTACCTCGAAAAAAGGAAGGGTATTTATATCAAAATAATTCCACATATCAGAAGGGCCAGGATGTATTCTCAACGAAGTTAATTTAGGAAGATCATTAAACTCCTTTATATACCTATCCAAATAACATGAGGACAATTCAAGGGATTGAAGATTTTTCATATTCTTTATATTCCTTATCCCGCTAGATTCTATATCCCTAAGATCAAGCATACTAAACATATTTAAATAATATACCTCTGTCTTACTGGTTATAGCCTCAGGAATTACGGTCATTCTTTGCCCTATATTTTGAAGATCGATATAAATTAACTTTTTGGATCTTGACAACTTGTCTACAGGTATACCGTCATTAACATACATCGTATGGGATACGACCAAAAACTCAAGTCCTGGTATATCCACAATCGGGAAAGCCGTCATCTTACAAATTTGAATATTGGCATAATAAATATCACAAGTAAAATCTATCGACACAGCCCGTTGTACGTCCCTCCTCCCATCAGCGTAAGCATGATTATCCACAGGTACGTATTGCGATCCATCCTCCTTCCTGAACCACCACGTAGTATTGGGATTTTTCCTGTGTTGTATTGCCAAAGAACGGAATATGATACGATAATTATCCTGCCCTTGAACCTTGGTCATAGGAAACTGTTCCTTTATTCCATCCCCCCAATCCACATTAGCCATACCGGGCTTTCTGGATATAAACTCAACAAACGTATTAAAAGGATTACCAACGACAGGATCGGGTACATAATTATAATCATCGGTATAATAATTTCTAAGTGCCCTGTCCCATGTAGTGAACCATACGAACTTATTTGATGAAGCCTCATATTTATATAATGTCTTAGCCATTACCTATCTTGTTAAAATATTCTACAATAACATTCCTGTCCAATCCCATAGAATCACATAAATACTCCCCTTCAGGTTGACCCCCAAACGATAATACCTTATCCGTATCATGAGCTAAAACATCTCCATTGCCTACAAAGGTACGCCCATCGTCAAATACGATAAGCTTATATGGCTTATACGACCTCGTGTCAATATCAGAAGATCGTATTGACCTTAACACCGAAGCCTCTGGCGCCATACTAAACCTCCATCCATAATTATTCATAAGCACATAAACCATCTCCATAGGAGTCGACGGAGAGCCATTAGACTGACCCTTTATAAAACCAGAGGGAGCCTGTAATACGCCACTAGGTCTTTTATCATCAGGCTCGGAAGCTAAATACATACTTAGATACAATCCATAAAACTGATTTCTTTTGCCATCGGAAGCAGAGGAAGACATAGTGAGATAATCAAACCCCATCACCTTCTCATATAATGTCGATATAAACGTATCACATCGACTTTGGGTTGACAAGCTGCGATGCATATAAAAACTACTCATAGATCTCATCTCATATATATAATCCGGTAGATTACTTACATCTATATTACTATAGCCATATGAGGCAGTAAGGCTAGTGATATTTTCCAGCCCCTTGCCGATCATATACGGATGCCAGCTCACGACAGACCCATACCATCTGTTTATATGATCGAAGGTCCTTAAGCTAGGATTTATCTTATCCACCTCATCCATAGCCGGGCATGTATTAGGATCAAACGATGGCATAGCCACTCCCGGGGATATATATAATTCTTTTAGCTTGCTAAAAGACAGCCATTCCCTTGGATATACCCTAACCCTGCAACCTGCCAAAGATAATGTTACAAGATTAGGCCACATAGAGGGGAATTTCCTTATATTAGAAGACTCCGTATCATTAAAATCAGCCGTTCGACTTAGATTAATGCCTTTTAACTTAGTGAGCCTATCCCAATCGTCTGGTATGGATGTCAATGTCCCTACACCTAATTCGTTAAGTGTTATATACTCTATATTTACCGATCTACGTATCCTATCTTTAGGAATATCGGTTATATTCCCATCGCCGGTAATGGATAAGATTAAGTTGATAATACTTGGGGCGTCTAATATCGGGAACCCTACCATCATTATCCTCGCTGTTTGAACGTATGTAATATCATTCGTAAAAGTCATGGTAATGACCCGCTCTTTATCTAGCCCATCAGCGTAAGCATGATTAGGCGCAGGGATATACTCACTCCCATCTTCCTTATAAAACCACCATGGATGGCTATCCGGATTCTTACGATAACTTATATCCCTTCTCCTGAACATCAACCTATATTGACCATATATAGATCCACTCCCAGCCTTTACAAAAGGGAATTGCTCTTTACTCCCATCTCCCCAATCAACCTCGCACATCCCTGGGGTCTTGGAATAAAACTGTATACTCTCATTGTAATTATTAACATCCAATATAGGATCAGGCACGTCATCAGTAGTATCATTCCTATCAACGCCCCTAAAAGCGTATTTGCCTTTAGTAAAAAAGGTTATAGACCCTTTATTCGTATCCTTACATATCAACTTCATACCTCTCCCTCCTCTATTCTCCTAAAATACTCGACAACAGGTGAACTATCAAGCCCTAGATTACTACATATATCTATAGCCTCGTATTTATCGGCAAAACTGTACTTGGACATGCTTTCATCTAACACATCTCCGCTGAATACGGATACATGCCCGTCCTTTACGCCAAGAACGAACGGGGTGATCCTAGCCTTCCCAGCCCGCCTTGCCCTCGTAAGGGCGGCCTTAGAAGCCGGGGCAGGCGCCAAGATCCATGTCTGCCCGTAGTTGTTGGTAAGCACATACACCTTCTCCATAGGCGTCGTAGGATTACCATTACTAACGCCCTTCACGAACCCATCAGGAGCCTGATAAACGCCAGACGGTCTCTTATTAGTAGGAGCTACGGCAGCATATAAATCTAAGGTAAGTTTATAAAACTGATTCCTGTTACCGTCAGAAGCCGTCTGTGACATCGTTATATAACTCCACGACATTATCTTATCATAAAACGTGTTAACGAACGTATCAGCCCTCTCCTGCGTATTTATAAATCTACCACCATCATGCAAAGTCCATGTCCTAAATTCCCTTACCTCATACAACCAATCTGGGAGATCGTCTACCGGTACCGTACTTGAAGAACAATATGTCCACTGAATCTTGTTCAACTTCCCTCCTACCAGATCTTGTTTCCATGAGCTACCATTACCCATAAAACCAACGCCTGCCTTATCATCCCCCATCTTATCCACCTCATCAAATACAGGTATATTATTCCTATCGCTTATAATATTTATACCCACAGCCGGAATAGAATTAAAAGCCGGATCATAAGAAGGGATGTTACACCAATTGAAATTAAACTCAGTAAGATTCTTCCATTCAGAGAACCTTCTCCAATTAGAATCAGGATCATCCCCGAAATTAAAAACGTTATTGCATCCGAAATACCTCAGGTTTTTCATGTTCAAAAAACCTTCTGGCCAATTACTCCATACACCAGGATGAGAAAAAGACCCCATCTGTATATTACGAAGATTAACACTCTTACTTATCCTGTCATATGGGATATCGCCATTTTTAAGAACGGATCTGACCATAGCCAAATAAGTTATATCAGGTAGATTAACTACAGGAAACTCATGGAGGACAATACCATCCATATTGAGCTCCCCATTGATTACGTTAGAGAACCTCATCGTAACCTCCCTACGCCTGATATCGCTATACTTATGTGGAGGAACCGGTATGTATTGTGAGCCATCCTCTTTCTTATACCACCATACGGTATCATCCGGATTCTTCTTATACTCAATGTCAAGAGACCTGAATACAATCCTATAAAAACCATCAGATACCTTAACTAAAGGATATTGATTCTTTGTCCCGTCCCCCCAATCAACGTCCACGAATCCTGGCTTTCTTGTCGAGAACCTAAGACTTCTATTAAAAGCATCCGCTGATATTATCGGATCAGGCACATAATCAGCATTCCTCCCATTATAACAAGGGAACCTGTCCTCATTAACGTAAAACGTCACCGAGGACAAGACCGTATCATATCCTACCAAAAATCCCATATCAGCTAATTGATGTTATATCATAAGACACCCATTCCTTGTATCCATTAACCATCTCATATACCTTGTTGATGGTCTTACATACGACAGCGAATCCGATATCCACGTTAGGGAACTTCTCGTTAAGCTCATCAATAGTAAGTTCCCTGACAATACTCTCATCCCACTTACGCATCTCCTTTACCTCCATGAGGATCGGTTTACCGGTTATGCCTACACTCATGACCCACTCACCCTCACGATTGGCATCCGCCAGATCAGGGAAGATAGTAACGCCAAACAACTCCGTGAGCACGAACTCATCACCGTTCCGGGTAAACGACGCCGCCGCTCCTGGGGTCAAGACTACCTCGTTAACCGCCAGCATACTCACCAGCTTCTTGGCTCCCCCTGATACGGTACCATTCAACACGACAGTCACGTTACCCGTAGCACTATTAACGAACTTGATATCATTCTTCTCGCTATTTATAGCCTGTAACCTAGACCCAGATACGATATTTACGATCTCATAATTCTTGTCGTAAGTGCTCTGTAGCGTCACATTACCGTATTTAGTATCGATAAGGGTAATCCACTTAGCCTTACCACCTACTATCTCAACAAGCTTATAAAACACGTCATTGCCGTCAGCGTCAACCCATCTAGCTATAGCACCCGGAGCGAAATTAGTCACCTCCCGATCTTGGGTATAACTTATAGTGCTTTCCGTAGGCTTATTAGCCAAAGTAACATAAAGGCATTGCTCTACGTCGGCTTCCATCTTAACTATCCCAGCTCCATCGTAATAATAATCAGGTACATTTTTCTCTCGTATCAACAAGATAGTACCTTCCTTAAGCTTGTCAGCATTGGTAGGATCATCCACAAAAGACTTCATCTGGATATAGGTATCAAAGATGATCGACGTACTCTTATCCTCTATCTTCTGATTGATATTATAAACAATATTATTAATCTCATCTTTAGTATAATAAGGAGATAGATCAACCTTAGGCCCTTCCTGTTCTAAAGCTTTATTCCCATCCCACCAATAATCAGGCACGTCCTGTTCCCTGATCCAGAAACTATCCCCCACACGGAGCTTAGCCGTGTTATCCGGAACCGCCAGCCACTTATTCATGGCATCGACCGTATCAAAGATATACGCCGTGTTCTTACCCTCGGCTATACGTCTTACGACAGCCAACTCGCTCTCGACATCGCTAAGTCTTTCCTTTATATTATTGATCTCCCGCTCCAGCTTATCATAATTATCCTCCTGATCTATAGCATCGCCTATAGACATATAGACCTCATTGGTGAGCTTATTATAAGTAATACGGGCTACTTTCTGATAAGAAGTCTTATATGTACTCGCCCCCTTACTGGTATTGCAAATAAAATCATATGTGTTTTGATATACGACAGATCCTCCGGTATTGATAAAGTTATACCCATCCTGTCTCATCGTACCGCCCTTATACCCTACAAGCTCAAAAGAACACTTACCAGTACCTTTGGATCCAAACCATGTAGAGTAGGCTATAAACTGAGTCTCTTCAGGTAATATATCGTAATATTGAGCACGAAGATCCTTTACCGACATCCAGACACATTCCTTGCCTGATCCGGTATTGTCTCCTCCCCATTTAAGTACGCTTCTTACATGATCGTCATTATTACCGGGACCAGCGAATCCTACGCCTAAATTATCTATGGTAGGAACATTCGAGTTAAGAGCCTCTGTCATGGTATCCAAATCCCTTCCTGAACTTTCGTCCCACAAATATCTGAACGTAACGAAATCAACGTCACCGATCTTAATACCACCGGTATTGCTAGGATATGTTTTAGTCACCAGCTCATAATACCACTTTCCGCCCCTAAACGTGACTCTTATTCTCTCCACTTGTCTTGGAGATATAGATACGTACGATCCTCCAACAGAGACGCTGGCGTCATCTTCGGCACGGGTAGCGCCTTCCTTTGGCTCCTCCGGATCTACCGGAGTATAGATCGTGGCTTGTTTATCACCTGTATTGATAACAACTATATAATAACTGTCCCCGTCAAGACCCTCATCATGAGCCATAGTGACAAAACCTTGCTCGCTATCCGGTCTCCATTCAACGACAACCATATGCTTGTCCATAGGTATACCAGAAACGCTGTTAACGTAGTTGGTTGACGACATGAAAATAGCATGGTCATCATAAGCCTCATCCACACGCTGATGTTTCGTAGCTAGACCATCCAAGCGTGATATCTCAATGGGGTCGATAACCTCAACCCCATTATAATCATACCATTTATATCCGATCATCGTATTCTCACGACGATACTTTCTTTTTCTAATGACCTCACCGCCGGCTAGGGCGTCAATCATATAATAATCATTGCATGTTCTTACCATAACATCACGGATTAACAAGTTTGACATAAACAAGCCACGATAGTAGCGCCATCAGGAATAGAGGTCAGTGTCGTACCTACCGGGTAGGTCGGGGAGGATGACTCCAGTACCATTACTGACGTCCGCTCAACGACCATATTGTTATCCACCAACCGACTTCCCTCCACATAGAACCGGCCATCGGCTACCTCATAGCACTCGCGCACCGGGACCATATGTCTTTGGCTTTTATCCGCATAATCACAGATCGTGACCTTAGCCCCCTCTGGAATAGAATTAAGCTCATCGCCAGCATGATAATCAGGATGATCGGAATACACGACATACAATATGGACTTAATATCCTGCAACGCCGGATTGACCGTCCTGAATCCCTTTAAATGGATTTTATGACCACCAACCTCATAGCAGTCATCTACCTCCATGATATTAAGGTCACAGCTTATTACCGTCCAACCACTAACCGTATCTTGGGTAGGGGTGGTATCGGTGGGATGATCAGGATCGGTTGACTCCACGATCTTATAATCAAACTCCCGGACATTAAGCTTATAGTCAATAGACTCCTGACGCCTTATCTTAACCGTACCATTCCCTGTATCATAGCAGGTATCTGTCGTATCCAAGAACCGATTCTCCATATCAGGCATCTCACACTCAACCCTACTCCATTTATCAATCATAGAGGAGTTAATATCGCCTACCTCATATTTATCGTCCTCTGACTGCGTAACCTCGTAGAAATGATACCACTCATATCCTAAAGAGTTATATATAACGATATTATGGATCTTAACCCGTTTATCGTTCTCCGTGACATAACACTGATCATAGTAAGATACATGCCTGTCACGAAGGTTCTCAAGATCGCAAGGAGATTTCTTCCATCCAACAGGGATCTCATCATATTCCTGATCTATTAAGATAGCGCCGTCCTCGCTCTCACGTACAATATACTTGGCCTTCCTATCACCTAGATCACCGTCATAAGAGACAACCTTATCCACCTCAATACGCTGTCCTTTGAAAGCATAACACTCACGATATACTTGAACGTTTCTATCCTCCATATCCGTGAAATCACATGGAACCAAAGAGAAACTCTCTGGAAGGGTAGCTAAGTCGGTCCCCGGGACGAAGCCAGCGTCATCCGACTCAAGGACTTCGAAACGGGTGTATCTGGCCTTTATCTTGGAGTCATAGGAAACCAGCCTACGAAGCTTGACAGGGCCGTTACCTCCGTCGTAACATTCGACGTAAGCCCTAATGTCACGCTCTTCCATATCGTCAAAATCGCAGACAGCCCTTACCCACGTATCTGGCAAGGAACTGAAGCTGGCGCCCTCAGGCTGTGACGGATCGGTAGTCTCCAGGACTTTATAACTCTTATCCCTAACCCCTATATTCCCGTCCCATGACGTGAGAACCTCCAGCTTCACCTTACCGGCCGGTGTCTTATAACATTCTACAGTTACCTCAATATCCCGGTCCTCCATATCCGTGAAGTCACAAACAACCTCAACCCAGTCATCACTTATGCTGGTAATGAACTTACCTACCGGGTTCTCAGGATCGGTACTTTGCTTGACGCGATACCATTCCTTTCTGGTACCCATCTCATAATCAAATATCTTATATCCCTCTATCTGCACCCTTCCGGTTCCGGTATCAAAGCATTTGAGTACCGGTATTATCTCCCTTTGGGTCATGTCAGGGAAATCACATACTATACGACTCCATGTGTCGGGGATAGCGTCATACTCCGTACCGATAGGATTACTATCGTCGGTCGTATTCACCACCTCATAATGGGACACCTCCGGGTTCAAGCGGGGATCTACCGACTCAACGCCCTCGATCTGGACCTTCCCCCCTTCCGTGGCATAACATTTACTTACGAATATCAACTCCCGATCGGTCATCTCGGCTATACTGCAATCTATAGCCACCCACCCATCAGGAATCTTATCAAACTCACTGCCGATAGGAATATCGATATCAGATGAGTTGATGATAAATATCTTCTCGGCCAGTATCTCTCCCTTGTTATTCATATAGGTATGGATACGAGCCTCTACCTGACCACCCGGCGTGCGATAGCATTGGTTGACGATCGACACACGGGCGTCCTTGATGTTAATGAACTGATAATCCTTTCTAGGAACATCGCTTACAAGTCTCTTTACTCCTTTATCATCGAAGTACACGTAACACCCGTCATTCCTCATCATGACCGGATACGTCTTTCCGTCTATTACAACCCCTGAGAAGTCATCTGGCGGAACGGAGAAACCCATGCTTCCGAATATAGAAGCCAGTCTCTTTAAATACTCATTAATCGCGGACATACTACAATATTTAAGTTCTTATGCCTCAAAGTTAATAAAAAAGGGGAAAGAATTGAATCTCTCCCCTTTAGGAAATATATGAACGCAAAAAAGGTTCTTTATTTCGGCTCGGTTACGATAGCCGGACCAAGACCAGCAGCCGCCCCGATCATATTGATCATCTCCTGAACACCCTCATGAGCGCCATAGCGTACACGTAAGATCAGGTTAACCGGATCATCGGCGATAACCTTTCCGAATCCCTGAGCGTATCTATGAGGATTGAGCGTAATCTGGAAGTCAACGTACTGAGCCGTTTGCTCAACACGACTATATTCGTTCATGAACGTCCGCCCCATGAAATCCTGATGTTTCGGGAATCCATTGAAGTGAGCATATCCCTTCAACTCATCATCCATCATATTGCCGCCTACGTGAGTACGTGGTGCTTTGCTGGACAATCTCTCGAAGTGAAGCTGATCCCACCAGATAGGAGAACCCTCATCCAAAGAATCGGGGTAACCGCCACTAGCGCCTACGATCTCCACGCTATCCTCGATATAAGTCATTTTATCCATCAAGCACTCTGATGGAGATAACAGCATTTCCTTACCACGGAAACGGATACCGCACTTGCAGTTAGATCCAAGTTCCTGAGCCGACTCCAATTTCTTCCACATACGGTTACGGTAAGACGCCGGAGCCTCGCTGGTAAAGAATCCCTCGAACACCTTGTCGCACTCATCACACAACATGTTGGTATATACCTCTGTCTGGAAGCTATGCTGGCAAGCCGCCGGAGTACCATAATCCGTGATCTCCAGTTCCGGGAACGCCTGTTTGATTTCCTCCAACGCACTGTTTCCGCACTCATCATCCGGGATCGTGATATAATACTTCTCGGTGGATACCTTGCAAGATCCACAGGCTGACCATGAAGCGGTACGAACCGTAGGATTCTCGCACATATCGGATGTCTTAGCCACATAGTAGATGATAGCCGTAGGATTAGCCTCAACGAAAGTAGAGATCTCCTCATCCGTCAATTTCTTTGAAGTAGCGGCGATATACAAACCCGATCCCTTGATCTGGCTCATCTTATTAACCGTATCAGCTACCACATTAGGTAAAGACTCTACCGTAGTAGACATATCAACGCCGTCATCCTCCAATGAAATGGAATACAGGTATCCGCCCTTAACCTCAGTATAGCTAGGCGGGCATTCCTCGCATCCTTTCATGATAGAGATCAGACGTTGAGTATAGTCATTAGGCTTAGCCCCTTTCTTCATCACCTTATAACGTGACATGCTGCCGTTGATGCTCTCACGAACGATCTTCAATCCCGGATACTGGGCACGAACCTCAGCCAAGGCCAGGTCATCACCAGTATCGCAAACCTCCATACAATAGAAGTTCACGTCCTCCGTCTCAGGCTCCGTAGCCTCGTTAGTACATCTTGTAACCGGAGTGATATCAATATAATCAGATACCTTACCACCTCCAGCGATAGGCTGGTTCTTTATCCTCTCAATACATTTCAGGACGGCAGGCAACAAATCAACCTCCTCGCAAGGATCGCACTCCTCGCATTGATTTGGAGTATTATCACAATCATCCAAAAGGATAGCGTCATTGATCTCTACACGTCCTTCCTCGTAGCCAAGAAGCTCGAAGGCCCGTCCTGCCAGAACCAAGCGGATAGCGATACGGTCTCCTTTGGAAACTGAGAATGCCGTATCATCAGACACACCGTTGTATCCTAAGATAACATCATCGACATAAGCGTGATCCTTCTTCGGCCAAGAAGCGTAAATCTCGGTGATCTCATTCAACGAGAACAAAGGCGTGGAAAAATCCTTATCATATATAGAGCGGGAAGCCGCTTGTTCATTACGACCGATACGGATCTCATAACGCTTATCATTACGAGGCTTACCGGTAAAATCAGTAACGGCCTTACAACCGTTCTCGGAAGTATCTTTAGTATCGTAAATACCGATCTGTCCTTCCTTCAAGAAGATGGAATCAACATCCACCATCTTAGCGTGTGGGGATACGAAAAGTACCCGGTCTTGCGGTCTGTGCAACATATTATCAATATTTAGTTTAAAGAATCATTTACCTAACGCAAACATAACAATAAACGAGTTCACGACAATAAAGTACGGTCATGAGTGTATAGATATTAATGTGGATTACATTTTTTGTAAATACAATAACGCCCAAACTCTTTTCTATAATCAAGCAACCACTATTCTATTAAAACAAACCCATATTCATTTATAATATTATCAACATCATTAGATGACAATGAAAACCACTCTCCTGAAATCCTCTTGTTGGAAAACTTATCATGCAAACATTTCTCTATATCACCTTTTACACAAGCTATGATACTTAGCCTTGGATTAGCACATCTTAACCCCCGCTCTCTCTTCTTAACATTAAACGTCTTACCTATTTTAATATCCTTACTTAAACCGTCAATAGCCAAATAAGTGAATATAATACGATCATTATAATCATCTACATCATTTACTAATACATCAATTATATCATCGACAGATTCGAATATACCCATTTTTATAAACTTGCATATATCCTTTTGAATACAAACAATCCTTTCCGATTCCTGCTTGGTGTATAAAAACTTGTCACATTCACCGGTAACAGTCTTATTTATAGCAAAAATTATTCTCTCAATATCATCGGAGCTAAAAAATGAAGACAGACACCTATACATATCACTATACTCGTTTCCTCCCCTTATATATATAATAGCATTGCTTATATCCGAGCTTCCAAACATTTTTATGCATTCATTATATATAGATGGGTGTAATTCCATGGCGACCATCATCCATATCTCTTTAGCGCACATAACCAACCTATTCGATCCTCTACCGGTAGATTTATACACCCCAAGCGATTTTAATGTCTTGACAAGAGAGGTATTGTTTACGTCATTAATAAAACTTGATAAAGATATACCTCTTATATACTTGTCTTTTATAACATAATATATACGCTCAGAACTATTCCTATTGGATAAAATTCCCTCTATCCTCTTATCACTCCATCCTTCTACGATCCTCTTTCTTAAATAAGCCTCTTGCAAGTCAGTCAAAGACATAAATGATGTTTCTTCATCACATCTAATAGGTACACCGAATAAAATTTTACTACTTGAAATCATATCATAATATTTTACACAATTAAATATTATGCAAATATAGGAATAAAAAAGCAAAAACACACATACCATGAAATAAAAAAAAGACCCGCCTATTTCTAGGCAGGTCTTTCTATCAAACTAACGTTGTTTATTTAAAAGAAGCCACATTATCCTTATCAAGCTGATACCTCTGCAACTCGTTCTCGTTAAGGCTGAATTGTTTAGCGACCATATCCAGAATCTCCTCCACAAGATAATCGGGCAGCTCCGGGTCGATGTCCGTAGATTGGATACCGGCGGCGTTGATATACCCCGACAGGTCCACCCTGACAGGACGGCGGTAGTACGTCATCTTAACTTCCTCGGTACGGAAGCCTGACTCGTAGACCACGACCTTCCCGTTCCCTATGGAGTAGAATGTCTCCCGATAATCGTAAGAAGGGCGGTTATTATCATCCCCAAGAAGCTCATGGATATTCTCGTTCTTAGCCTCCCACATAACGAAATCAGTGGCCTCACACCCTTTGTATGAGAAAACTCCTTTTATGTTAGAGAACCATAGATAGTCGTCAGGTAAGTTAAAGGACGTAGACTCAGGGTCATCCATCCTACCCGCATTATCCAACGACATCCAATAAACAAGAAGGTTTTGGATGGAGCGTATAGTCTCGTCATCCTTCCTATTTAGATAGTACTTAACCAACCGGTCTTGGGCCTCGTTGAACAACAGCACGAACCTCCCCGGATCAAGCTTAATCCCGCCATTGGCCAGATTCTGCTCGTTCTTCTGCAAAGACCTTAAATATGCTTCTTGGATTGTCATCGTTATTCCTCCTTAACCTTATCACCTTCCTCTACGTCATCCTTCTTCTTAATATCCTTAACCTTCTTGGTCTTGGACTTATCATCGATATTAGACATAGATATGATCTCCTCATACTCATCCAATACATTAGCCTTTATGTTAATAAAGTCTTTCTTGGTAGCCAAGAACTCAGCGGATGTCCGAACGTCAGGCCCTATGATCTGGCCATTATATTGTAATCCGGATGGAGTCATATTGATACGACCATTTCGTTGAAGGACGTTTACGATACGGTAAAACTCAAGAACTTCCTTGAAATCACCTTCCAATGACCGATCCCAGATATCAAGCAGATAATCAACATTGGTCTTCTTCTCATTCATCCAGTTTGATAGAGATCCTGTATAATACTCATCCTCCGTGAAATCCGGGCGAGTTACGATACCGATGTAAAGAAGAAGATCGATGACAGCCTGACGATCGTCGCCGCCTTTCTTAAGGGCGCTGATAAACTTATAGCTGATGTTCATCTTATTGATCTCACGCTGCTGAACGAAATCCTTCATATTGTCTTTCTCTACGAAACAGAACATGGAGTTCATGAAAATAGGGTCACCATCCATTTCCTGAGGAGTCAACATGCCGGAAAATACAGCCAGATATAAATAAAATAGATCTACGGTATTAGCCGTATTATAAACCTTACCCATGAAGATCTTATCCTTAGCGTCATCCCAAAATTCTAAATTGGTTTGAGATAGATCCATCTGTGACATTTCCTCGAAAGGCTTCATGATATTATCTACCCGCTGTTTGACGAGCTTATCGATCTCATTCTTGTCAAGACCATTATAGCATCTTGATCTTGGATAAAAACCGGTGTTATAGGCCTTGGAGAAATCATCCCAAGGGCAACATACGTGAGTGGCGTTCTCCGGGAACGGAGCTTTAGCTATATTAGCGTCTTGAAAGGCCTGAGGAGCGCTTCCATCGTGTTTGCCTACAACCTCATATAAGGTATCTGACATGATATTGAAACCGTTTACCTCGGCCAATACCTTCCTTGATTTTAAAATTTCTTTCATTTCCTTTTTTGCGTTACTTAAAAAAAGAGGAGAGGACACCCTCCCCTCTAAAAACCAAATTACATATGAAAAAAAACTTAGCCGAAGTAGTTCGGTTGAAGCTCGATGATCAAGAACTTGCTGTTATCCATAACCCAAGCCGCTGAAGCTGAGTGGCACCAGAATTGCTCTTTCATGCCCGGCAAGGATGATACGATCTCATTACCGTTGGCTTTGTGTGCCCAACGACCGTATTCATAACCCCACCACATACTTACACCTTCTGGTTTGATATAGAATACGTTGTTGTTCATATTACCTAACTTAGCGTTAGCCGTATTAGGAATAGCGGAATACGCGTTAGTCGATCCAGCGTCAGTGATATTCTCGATAATACAAGAATAAGAGGATCTAGGATACATGCCATTCACCAACTCGCTACGATCTGTCATGTCGGCGTAATCCAAAGAAGGATCATGCTCGAACTCAACATTACCGATGCCCGGGATGAAAGCTCCCTTAACCTGAACAGGACCTAAGATCATGGCGTCGTTAGTACCGGAAATAGGATTAGAAGGCAACATCCTATCGCTTCCCATACCCCAGCTTAAGTTCTGCAAGGTAGTGAAGAACGATTCCCTGATCAACTTCTCTAAGTTAATCATAGCCATAGCTCCTACCTTGAACTTAATCTTACGTTCCGTAATAGGAAGATCCTGACGTCCACGGAAAATATAAGCTGCGGCAGCCATAAGCGTATCCTTAGTAATACCCATCGGGCGGCTATAGTAGATAGTGTAACCACGGCGAAGCTGACGATAGATACCTTCATTCAAATGGATAGGACCATTTTGATCCATGATAATACCACCTTCTTGCCACATCAACTGTCTAGCTTCCAGCTTAACCAACTCAGCCATACAGAATACCTCCATCGTGGACGCTACCTTAGCCGTACGTAAATCAAGTCTACCATTAACAGTCTTACCGATAATAGCCAGATCAGGAATATTACCCTCATACTCACTTCTCATGGCATTCATACGACGAAGAGCGGTCTCCACAAACTCTGAAGTGCTGTTCTGGGCGGCCTGCATGGACTTCATACCAGCATACATAGTTGTCTCTCCTTCAACACCACGGTGGTTTCCTAAACGGAACTCACAGGTCATGGAACCGGCCTTGTCAGCTCCAGATACCTTAGAGAACTGAGTGCTGTACTCACCAAGAGCATGACCGATCTTCCAATAACGGATACCAGGACGTAATTTCTCTTTAGGGAAGTATTTAGCCTTACCACCGATAACACGACACCAATAACGTGTCAAGTCACCTTCTGTCTTAGACGGGATCTCACCTGAGATAAGGATATTACAGCCGTTAGCGGCGTCATAGGTAATGACATCATAAGCCGTAAACTCAGAGGTATTCAAAACGATATCAAACAAACTACCGTCAATACCCGGTTTTAGATGATGACCTGAAGTATCCTCAGCCGTAACGACAGCGAATGTCTTTGTAACAGGTAAATCATAACGGAAAGAAGCTCCAATACCGTTAACGGAGATCGTAGCGCCGTTATTAATCATACCCATATACATCGGAACGGGGTAATTAGCGATATTAGAGAACAGATTCAACAGACCCAAATGATTCTTATCAGGATCCTCATAATACCAGCTCGCCAATGAGCCTAAGTTATGCTCTACGAGCGAAGTCTTATAGTTCTTGGCATCGGTGAAGGCAATAACGTTATCACCATTCACGGTAGCCGGGAAACTTTTTGTCAAAAATGGATTCATTTCTATTTATTTTTAATGTTATACACTCTTTGATCCACTCAGATCAAGGAAGTTAGCCTCTATAGTATCATTATCGATATTATTTTTATTCTGCTTTCCTCCCTTATTGCCAGAAAGAAGAGTGATGGTCTTCTTATTGACCTCCATCTTAACCTTGTTAGTTTTCTGTTTAAGGAACTCGTCCTTATTCATCAAGAACAAGGCCAGATCAGCGGCCATGTCCGGATTCTTGATAGCCTCCGAATAAGCTTTATCTATAGCCGTATGACCTTGATTGTCTATCGGCTTGGTAACGAAATCGACAGCCTTACCTATCATCGTGTCAGTCAACTGGAATCCTGAGCTTATAGACGTCTTAAGACCTTTCTTATAGATCTTCATCTGCTCAATCAACTCCTGTTTCCTTTTCTCGGATTTTTTCTTCTCCTCCTCGATAAGGTTATCCATCTCCTTTTTCAGGATATCATGGAACTTATTGGCCTTGGACTCAATAAACTCATCGCCTTTACCAATCATCATTTCCATATTATCCTTTATCTCATCTTCCGGCATACCCAACATCTTATAATAATGCTGGATAACCGCAAGCTGATCATTTTTATTACTCATATCAAGGTTATCCAACGGAGCCTGAATACTCTGATATTGGCTTAATAGTTGGCCAACGTTACCACCGGCCTTATCCACCTCTATCATCTTCTTCATGAAATCAGACATCGAGCCGGTATCAACCTTGTCTTTCAACAACTCATCAGCCTTGTCCTTGATCAATCCCTCCACTATATCGAGTAAATCATCCTCTTTCGTGATAGTAGAAAGATCAACCGGTTTATCATCTACCATAATATCAAGGTTGTCAATACTATCGATAATACCTCTGGCAGCCATCTTCTCCAAGAAAGATTTTCCGTTAAATCCTGATACCACGTTATTATCATCAGTACCGCCTTCGCCAAGGGAATCAGGGTCTGGGGTGGTAGCATCGCCGCCCTTATCCCCACCACCGTCAGCCGATCCGCCGTCGGCAGGTTCTTTCTTGGTACCATCTATAAGATTACCATCCTTATCATATTTACCCTCAATATTATTCTTATCGCCATCACCGTCACCACGGTAAAAAAGTTCCTCGACACTCATGGTCTTAAAACCTTTAGCGAAATCACCCATGTCATTCATACAATTTCCTTTTTTGCTTTTTACAAAATTATCATTAATCTAATTACCAATTAAATCAAACCCATTATAGTATATGACAGAATTTTACGCCAAAATGATTACATATTTTGTAAAAATATTTACAAAACTTGTAATCAATTCTTGTTTATTATTGACGTAAACCTATCTGTATCAGAACGTTTATTCCTAGCGTCTATCTCCTTTTCTTTTAATTCCAGCTTCCTTCTCTCTATCTCCTCACGAGATCTTCGCTCAGCCTCGGCGTTAGCCTGTCTGGTTCTCATATCCTCTTCCTTGATATCAAGATCTCTTTCCCTTAAAGCCCTATCAGCCATAGCCTCGACATAATCCATGCCTTCCGAGTTGTTCTCGGTCCTAGCCGCTTGACCGGCGGCCATTATGCTCTTACCTCGTAAGTCGAAGTTGCCCTTGATATAAGCCAGTTCCTTATCCTTCTCATGCTCGTCATTACGGGCCTGTTGATCGGCCTCGGCTTTTTGCTGTACAAGTCGTTGTTGATTCTGGTACTCCTCCTGTCTTACACGATCTGCGTAAGATCTGGCATCCCTTCCTATCTGATTCATCTCAGCCGTCGAGTTGGCATTCATCATTCTAGTGATATCAAGCAAGTCATTGCCCAAAGTATTCGTCTGTAATATATATTGCTTCAAATTCTCCAATTCCAGACGTTTCTTGGAATTAGAGACAGCCATAACATTAAGATGACGTAACGACAAGCTATTATCCGTAAGACTGATGTAAGCCAAGGACAGATCGCTGTTCCTGTACATCACGGTCCAATCGTATCCTTCCTTCTGACATACTTGAGCTACCGCAAGATGAATATCCAATGTCCGTTTCTTGAAGTCATCGAAATCATTGAAGTAAGTCTGAGTCTGTAACATAGTGGCGTTAACTCCCTGTTTTACGCCCGTAGAACTCTCGTATCTAGTTGACTGACCCATCGCTTGCTCGGATATACCTATCATCCTATAAGCCATCATATAGGCGTAAGACGCCATTTCCATACGGGATCTTATCTGATCCGTATTAGTAAGATCATATACACCGAACTGATTATATATGCTGCTCATCTGCGGATTCTGGTAAGGATTGTTTGTGTCATTACCACCTACACCCATAAATGAGACGGACTTAACGATCTGCATGAAGGTAGCCAAAGCCCCCTTCTTGTCCATCATATCCTTATATTCCGTAGGCAGGAATCCTAAGTCGCCTAAGAAGAACTTACCGATCTCCTTCTCGGCGTTATTGTATAGCTGGTTCATAGCAAGGTTATACATCATCTGGAACGGCTGTATGCGATCGGCAAGGCTTGATCCTATGAATCCAGACACCGGAATGACATAATCATACAGACTGCTGTCACCATGTATCTGATGAGGTATTGGATCCCCACCAATATATATAGGCTTATCCATTAAATTACCTCCGGTGATCTTAACGCCAAACCTAACCTCAGGGACATACTCCAAGATATAGGTGTTCACCTCAGGATCACCAACAGCATCGGCCATAACCCTCTTTACTTTCTTTATGCCATTCTTCTCTAAGAACTCCGGAAGCAACTCATCAGTTACAAGCTCCTGATCAACCATCCCGGTCTCCGTCATGTAAGTTATTAAGAATACCGGTTTCATGGATACCCAATATCCTTCCATAACCCTAAAAAGGCGAGAGTCTATCTCATATCTCTTACTATCGGCCATACCGGAGTTGAAATATCCAAAGGGATGGAAGCGGGGCAAGAAGCGGGGCTGGGTTTGTTCCTCCCCGTCAGGTCCGAAGGTGTGGTACTCTCCCATCGGCACACCATAATAGTCCTCAGCGGCGACTATAGACTCATAGTCATGGTATCCTTTCCATGGAATAACCTCATTCTCATACATACCGGTAATAGACGGCTTCTTTTTCTTCCAATCATACCTAGTACCGTCATTGGATACCCATCCCTCGTAATCATCATCACCTCCCATAATCCGGCGTTTATCCTTGGCCGTCATCTTATGGCCGTATTTTGATATCAACTCAACACCCTCATAATAATGAAGACGGCCTACATAAGATCCATATTGCGGATATTTTACATCAGGATGGAACACCTCCATCGGACTCCACACCTCCGGTCGATAGTAATCAAAACCGACGAAATGATTACGAAACATCTTTCCGCTAAGAAGACGATCCCGGAAATTCTCCCTGTCAAGCTCATCCATATAAAACCTGCTACGATCAGCCTCGATCGTATGATCTCCCCATACAGCCGCCTGCGTCTTCCATCTGATGCTCATGAACCTCTGGATATCGTCAGGGGTCATAGACGCCTTGGCCTGCTGGATTTGCTGGGCGTAAGCCTGACGTTCCTCCTCGGAATTAAACTCATTGTATGTAGGATCAAGCCCGGCCTCAACAAGACGTTGGTTGACTATAATATCCCACTGTTCTTGGATATGGCGGTGAAGTAAGTTGGACATCGTATCCTCGTACTCGCTTATAGCCAGATCCCCTACCTCGTTAACAGTATATTTATCCTGTAGGTTCGTCAACCATCCCTCAAAGGCATTCACGATACCACCTATGATATCATAATGCTTCAAGAAAGAGGGTATCCTTATATCACTCCTTAACTTCTGTACGTTCCTTAACTGTGGGATAACATCCGCCATCTCCATAAAAGATAACTTACCATCCGCCATCAGATAATAGTCACGGTACATTTGGTTACGATCATATTGTTTTAATCCTATCACCTCAAGAGCGTCCATACAATCCTCTTTCCATTTCCTGTTCTTTTTCTTCGTGGAAATAGCCTGAGGAGGTAATCCTAATAGCGCCCCTTTTGCAGGAAACGAATGATCTCTATTGAAAATCTCCATGTCAATCTAATTTGTTTTTAGCAAAGATAAGTTATTAAGCAACACTAAACTACCGAAACGCACCTATAGATACCGATCCAAAGGCAGAGGCATATATCTCATGGTGCTTATAAGCGTCTTCCTTGCGGGCGTTATTCATCTCCTCGATCTTCGATTTAGGCATGTAATTGTTATCGTCAAAATACCTAGCTAAAGCTAAAGCATGACCAAACGATATAATTCTATCGACGTTCAATCCGGGCTTGTACTGTATTATTTCATCCAGTAGAGCTATGTCATCGATCAACTCAATGCCCTTCACCGTTATATCAAGACCGGTATTATCATCATATCCGATAACGAAATCCTGCCAACAGTAATCCACGACACACGAGAATAGCAGGTTCTGGTTACCGGGGGTAGGGTATAGACCTAACTTGCTATTCTGCCGGGAGCCGGCCTTCACATACTTATTGGCTATTGCCTCACCAGCAAACAGGAAGAAAGATGCCGGCATACCACTCTTCCGATTAAGATACTGCTCATACATCTGGTCAGCGTTCTCCATAAGACATATAGCACCATATCCCTTCTGAAGCACCTCACAAGTACGGCAAAACTGATCTATGGATGATGGGCGGGATACGTATGAAGCCACTATTCTATAGGCATAAGGATCTCGAATACCAACACGCCTTTTGAATACATAAAAAGCTCCTAATGAAGGGGTATCAGACTTCGCTTGCTTATATGGATCAAGCGAGCTTACGTATATAAAATCATCAAACCTATTAGATTGAGGCATCTCAAATATCTGAACAGGAGCGTCAATAACACCTCCACTGAACGGAAATCCAGCTAGCTGTTTATTAGATTTCGTAGTACCAAGCTTATTGCCCGATTCAAGAAAAACATCACACAGCATGCCACTATATTGACCCGACTCAAGAAGATCGTTCTTATGCTTGATAGCGTACTCAACCGGGAACAGATTTTGAGAAGAACTTAAAAAACAGTCATCAATCGTAAAAGGATAGAACATGGTATGAGAGGTATAGGCTACCCTGTCCTTTGTAGAAAGCTTCTTCCGCTCCTCATTAAGTTTATTGGTGCTAGCCTCGAAGTCTGTGGCGTCAATCTTGATCTTATTAAGCTTCTTATCATCAGGTTTTCCTAAATAATCCCCCAAACCTATAGTTACCTTGACACCTGAGTTTGCCATTTGTCCCGGAACAAACATCGCCCATTTCCGTTCTTTCCATGTTTTCCCTTTCATGGCTCTACGGTTTAGGATATCCCAGTCCATGACCAGAAGGTTATATGTCTCGGGATCGGAGAACATCTCCTGAGCATCCTTAGACAACTCCACCTCACCACCGGTACCGGCCAAGATAGGACTAAGACGCCAGCCATAAGGCGTGTCGTAAGATGGCATGGCCGCGGTGTACGGCTTCTTGATAGGCCCCTTACCTACCTCGTCAAAAATAGCCGTGGCAGGGGTAAGACCGGCAGTCTTCTGCGTGGAGGTCTTTCTACCCATGTTGATATTGGCTATGGATATTATGGCATGAACATCACGAACACCGTTAGACATACGCTTCCCTAACGTAACACCGGAACTCCAATCGGTCTTGGTTCTGTTGATTCTGAAGAATGGATGCACATGATCAAGACCATACTCACAATACTCACCGATATTAGACAAGTCGCTATCACTGAAACCTACCACGGAATGGCTAAGACCGATCGTCATGGTAGCGTTCATCTGAAGAAGCGATGACATGATGGTTGTATTATGAGACACTACGAAATTAGTGGTAAGGAATTGGTGGGACTTGTTATCTACCTCAATGCAAGTAGCCTTATACTTCCCGTAATAATCTATATCGGATATCCTAAGCCTATTATGGGTCTTGGATATATACATATCATCACCATCCATGACGCAATAATATCCCATAGACCAGAATATTCTTCTTACGAAGGATATAATATACTCACTTTTGTAAACAACCTTAAAACGATCGTCACCGGTATTTATACCGCAAGCGATCTTCATGAACGAGCTTATAAATAACTCTTTCTGTTTTTTGGATGAATAAATGACATCATCCATCTCCTTCTTGCTTAGCTCAAAGATCCTGTCGGTAGCGCCACAAAGGAAGGAGGCGACCAGAGACCCCATGAGCTGGGGTGATATCAGCCAACGCCGCTCAGGAAAATCAACCGCATCCCCCATATCTATAGTCATTTTAGAGAAGTCAGAGTGGATAATACCCATCGTACTCATGACTTTATAATCACCATGATACTTGACCTTCCACTGGTGCTGCCCGCAACACACCACGCCGCGACCGTCCTCAAAGGTCACTTTGTACGTATCAACGAATCCCTGAGGATATACGCCCACTATAGTCGTAAGCTTACCATCATCACCATATATGATATCCCCGATATCGGCGAATCCTATTTTCTTAGATCCATGAGGAGTATATATCAGCTCCGAGTCCAGAAGAGCCTTGCCAAAACGACGAGTACCAAACATTCCCAATCCTTTCTTCTCCATACGGGCACGTTGGTACATCTCGGCGAAAAACCATTCATTGTCACGCAAACGACTGATAGCCGGCACACGTTCCCCGTTTGGAAGATCCTGGAATACGGGAAAGAAATTAACATGCCAATAAAGCCATGGAGGGATGAACGTACCGTTGATAGTTATCCCGTTCTTGACCTTATAAGCCTCCTCCGTGAAGAACTGCTTAACGTCATCATCCTGATCCTCCCAGCCAAACAAATCATTCCATACGGGAGGATTTTTCATATTCACGTAAAATTCCGGACTCGTGCTTAAACCCATCACCTCATACTTTTTAATACAGACTCTATACCTCCAGACACCTGACCCTTACGTTCCTTCTTCTGAACATCGCTAACGGATCGATACACGTCCATGATCCCACTCTTCTCCATATACGAGTCATTCCATACGTTGATCTTATCGATCAGCTTGGATATGAAATCGAACGCCCTAGCCATATCCTCAGGCTTCTCCTTATCCCATGGATGCTTGGCGATATACGTCTTGGCGTCATCCACGGCCTTAGCTATGACTTCAAGATTATCATTGACCCGATCGACATCCTTACTCGTCGGCTTTCGTCTTCCCTGTGGCATTGGCTTTCATATCCTTAAACTCGCTATACTGTTTCATAAGAAGCTCATAAGATTGAACAACTCCGATCTTACTTACTTCCTTCACGCTCATATCATGGAACATATCCTCAAGCTCCTTATCAGCATATCTCAGACGTTCCTTGTCATCATAAAACACAAATCCAGACGTTCTGTCTTCCATAATGCTCTTTGCGGTAGACGCATATGTCGTATCGAAATCCAGATCCATACCGAAGCTGGTAGCCAACTGGATTATAAACATCAACCTAGAATTAACTTTCACAGCCTCTATATTCAACATCTGTATCTTATGAGTCATCTCATGAAGAGAGACGAAATCCTCCTCCTTTATCAACGATGATGATTTAAGGGCTATCTTCTTGGTTCTATCCTCAATCTCACTATAAAGACGCTTGCTCTCACGTTTTATAGCCATCCAATGTCTTATATGAGTATCTGCTTCTTCTTTAAGATAATCCCTGATCTCTTTCTTAATATCCTTATCCTCTTCCATTACGCGTTGTAATCGTTATTGTTTAACTCAATTTCATCACTAATACTTTGGTCTATAGACCTCAATAGATCTCTGGTACTAACATCCCGCAAGAAGCGTACATTACCACCATTAGCCTTAGCAACTCTCCTTAAAGCGGAGTAAAGTATATCACCCAGCGAATATTCGGGTAACTCACGGCAACCGACTTCCATAACAATAAGAGCATGGATACGATCATCTATCTTACTTCTTACGGGGCTTCTCATGGTATTTACTTATAAGCTTCCCCTATAATACGTAGCGGGAAATGTTTGAAATTACGTTCAGGATCGTCCTTCGTATAACCGATAAGAGATAGGTGTTTCTCAAAATGACCTTCCGTATATTTTGAGGTATCTAACGTCATCCTAAATATAGTTCTATTCTCATTGTCAGGATGTTTGTTATATGACACGTCTCCCATACATCCACATCCAAGATGATGCTCCTTGACATGGAAACCATCTTTATGGGTGATAAATAACACGATTTCTATCTTATCACCTATTTTCTGATCAAAAATATTTAAATAAAACTCACTCTCGTCATCCGTAAGTCCTATATCAAAGGAATCGTTAGGGCACTCGATATTAAAATCGTTATGATCGGCTGTTATCACCTCCATAGCATTCCATTTAGCTTTCTCTCCTTCCACGAACTTCAACGGGCATACCTCGGTCTTCATCCAAGCCTTCTCCTTGATAAAACAACCACACAACGAACATGCCTGTCTTCCCATCAATCTTTGAAGCAATACCTTAGCTGGTAACTTAAAGAAAGCTATATTAGAAGAGTTATTAGGACATTTCTTGCATAAATCAAGACGATTCTTGTACCACTCCGGATAATCCTTCTCATCCTTAGGAATCCTACCCAATAAACTGTCTTCCCAAGCTTGGGCTATTACTTGGGCTTTACCGATTGTTTGCATATTATTTCTTAAATTGTTTTTGTTGAAAATCCTGTAATTGTTCCCATGTCATTCCATACCGACATTGATACATGGCCTCATGGTTATCACGTATAAGAGGATCTCCGTTCTTCAACCCCTCCATATCCTCTATCGCATTAATCTTCTTATCAAGACAATCAAGCTCAATAGGCATCCTTTCATCCGGATAACGATTACCTTCCTTGACAAATATCCGGCGTATCTTATCACGCCTTACCCGCATCTCTCGGAGATTGCATATAACGTATCCGATAAACGGGATTCTGATAGATATATTGTCAGTATACCTAGCTAGGTGGTGGACGTAAGATACGGATGCTTTCATGCACCACTCTACCTGTTGTTTGGTAAACTTCCCATCAGATCTTCTTACCACCTCATCCACGATATCCCTATCGAATGAAATAAGATTCCTACCCATCAATATCCAATTTGTTTCTCTTGAACACAAACCCCATTACACGGGTATCATCACCCTCCCCGTCAAGAATAAAATAGTTACGTAAGCTTCTCATCTCAATAGACAGCTCACGGGTACGGAAGTTCCCGTTCTTCTTGTCCACCAGAAAACCCCCACGTTTAAGCTCGTTGTTCAGGACAGCGACGTAAGATTCCTTCTGTCCATGACAATCCATGTACTTAGCCCTGGTATCATCCGAGTATCCGTAGTTGATGTAGAAAGAAAGTAAGTTTATCGTCCTTTCGGTAATCAAGCTCTTACCCTTAGAATCCAGATAGCCGTTGTATATCCTTAAGAATTGCTGGATCATATCCAACCTAGTATCATAAGGCAACGCAAATACGAAAGCTTTCCTCTGTTCGGCCATATAAAATTAGTTTTCGACAAAACTACTTAAAAAAAATATCGTTGTCAAGAAATTTCGCCATAATCAACATAATATATGCTGACTAGCATGTATTTACAAGAATCCAAAGGTAAAAAGGATGGTGTGGTAGGTCGAACGAAGCCGTGTATGCCCACGGTAGGCTACAATGGCGAGGGAAGTGAAGTTCACGTACGCTACGCGCGTGGACGGAGGAGGACAGCCCTATCCTGCCTCACGGGATGCGACCACTCCTTTTTTCTTTTTGGCTTCTTATCGCCCATGACATAGCCCAAGGCATCCAAAGGGGAAAAGGTTGGTGGGGGACACGCTGGGACACCCAAGGTAAGGCTACCGCCGTCATACCGGACAATGCCGCCAGAGATTCGCTATTGACATGGACGGCGGTAGAGATATATTCGCCTGCCGGAGCGTGAGCGACCGCATACGACCTTACTTTTTTCCCTTTGGATTCCTTCCTCCACAAGCTATGGGATATAAAGCCAAGGGGAAATGGGAGGCCTTGGGACATGGAGCCTGCCGTAGAGGATACGGGCAGCCGGAGCGCGAGCGATCGTACAAGACCTCGCTTTTTCTTCTTTGGCTTATGCTCCACCCGATCCCCCTACCGGGGTACCGGCTTCCGGTATAGGATACGGCTTCTACCAGGTTTAGCCTGCGGTATCCTGCCTGACGTCACCATACCTTGGCGGTAAAAAGCAATGTTTTATTAAATAGAGACTTTAAGTGGAGTACACAGGAACTCGACGTCAGGAGAGGTTCTGTGTACGGATAGAGATATTAGAAAGTAGTATATGTTTATAGAGTTAATTATATTTAATAAATATACCTATTAACGCGCGCGTAACAAGTGTTGTGTCAAAAATGATCTTCCACAAACACAGTGATTTACCCTATCTAATTTATTACGATAATTTCGTATAAACAACAAATGGGTGACCTTCACAGGCTACCCATCCATCTGAATAACTTGTTTCGTATTGATGAAACTTGTATATTCGCAGAAAATAAAATCTACTATGGGAACAAAGATAGGAATTTTACATATAATGAAATCAAATTTCGATAAGATTCTTACCGAAAGATATACTCCACGTAATATTCAGGCCAAAAAAGATGAGCTAGGATGCGTAAAACTTCCAGCCGGGTCACTTATATGCCCAGTCGATTTCAAACCTGTTACCAATAAGGAAGGCAAAAAAGTGACAGCTATAAAATATTCATTGAAACATGAGGAGTATCATGGATCAGGTATTCAGATCAGTGATGAATGTAAGATGGCAATGATATATCTTATTATCATAAACGTATTCAAACATGTGTTTCTAAGAAATAGAATGCATGGCGGGAATAGAGATCAGATAGAGATCAATACCAAAGATTTTATTGATATCCTATCAGATGGATGCGCTTATTTCTGCTACCGCCATGTGTTAAGGGATTCTCATGAGGATATGAACTACCAGCTTATAAGCTTAAAGGCTTGGGCTGAAGGAGAGATTATGATAGCTTTATCAGATATCATAAAATACAAGCATAAGGCTAGTAAGACCCCAAGGATAAAGGATATGTTTGTGAAGAAAGGAGAATCTGTATATACCTGCCTTGATAAAAATCTTGATTCGAATACCAGAAGATGGATGGCTAACAAAAGTCGTAAATTAAATAGAGTCAAGATGTTATCAAAAATAATATTCTCAGCTAGAAACAAAAATATAAATAAGATATATAAGGTAACTAAAAAAAGAACTGTCAAATTCAATGTGTCATATCTTATGGATAGATTGAATATAAAGCTATCAAAAGAAGGTATGATGCTAATATCCCAAAGAACGGTATATCGGATGATAAAAGAAGTTCTTAGTATGTGCTGTAAGACTATATCCGATTTATATGATGAGGTAAAGAAAAACAATGGAATAGTCAATACCAAAGATAGGAAAAACGTAAATATAGGACACCTAAGACTATCATACCGAGGAACGATAATGCATATAATCATCGCAGAAGATTATATAAGAGACGTTTTCTTAGGGGTAAAAGGAACTGAGATGAGTAAGGCTGGATGATTTGAGTATCAGATATAAAATTTAATATTTACATATTATTCACATTTATTTTTATTAGTTAATTATAACTATTCGTATCTTTGTACCATAATCTTAAAAGATATGGTAAAAGAGGATTTTAGAAATGAAAACGACCTCCTTCGTCATATTATGACGGTGGATAAAAACGTAGAGCAGGGTCGTGCCTTGAAGAAGATTTTCACCACTAGGGAGAATCTGTTTATTACCGGTAGAGCTGGTAGTGGTAAAAGTACGTTCATGAGACGTATCGTAAAGTTCTTGGGTAAGTGCGTTATCGTAGCCCCAACTGGAGTAGCGGCGTTGAATGCCGGTGGACAGACCATCCATTCGTTCTTCTCTATAAAGAACGATCCTTACATCCCTTCTATCGAGAGAGGTATGTTGTCTAATAAGGTGGATGTAAGTCCGTTTATGAAGAAGAAGATCAAGAATCTTGATACTATCGTTATCGACGAGATCAGTATGGTAAGACCTGATTTGCTTGATGAGGTAGCTGACGTACTTAGACAATGCAGGCGTAGCAAGGAACCCTTCGGTGGAGTTAGGTTGATTATGTTTGGAGATCTATCACAACTACCACCTGTGGTGACGGCGGATGATTTTATCGACAAATATTATGAGAGCCGGTTCTTTTTCTCATCTAAGGCATTAAGAGCCTCAGGATTCTCGGTAATTACCTTCGATAAGGTATTCCGTCAAAAAGACCCACAACTTTTGTCTGTATTGGAGGATATAAGATGTGGGGTTATTACCGAGGAATCTAGATCTATCCTAAAATCAAGGGTGATATACCCTGAGAATATGAATGATACTATAGTAATATGCTCAACCAATAAGGAGGCTTATGAGATAAATAAGACTAATCTTGATAAGATCAATAATAAGGTATTTAAGTTCGATGCTACTGTATTCGGGGAGAAGCCTGTAGCGCCCTGTGAGGATGAGCTTATAGTAAAGGTAGGAGCTAAGGTCATAATAACCAGAAACGGCAACGGGTATGTCAATGGCTCGATGGGTATCATAACCAGCATAGATACTGTTGATGAGACGATATATGTTCATCTAGATAACGATACTGAGGTGGAGATAACCAAAGAGAAGTGGGAGAAGATGAAGTACAAGCAGGTAGATGATTCCCTTGAAGGCATTTCTTGCGGCTATATAATACAATATCCATTGAGGTTAGGATACGCCATAACTGTCCATAAGTCCCAGGGAATGACTTTAGATAATATATTTGTAGACATCAGCAGAGCCTTCGAGATAGGACAGATATATACCGCTCTTTCAAGATGTAGGTCTATAGACGGGCTTTATCTAAAATCAGTGCCTAAGGAAGATATGGTACTGCTAAGCGATAAGATATCTGACTTCATAGATAAGGTGGATGAGAATGAGGGTGTTTTGAATCCTGAAAAGATATCTGACATCGGAAAGGATATGATAAAGAAGCAACAGGATTTATTTAACTTCGAACAATACGGATTATAATGGCTAAGAAAGAACTTTTTTCAGACGTAGATGAGTTAGTATCATCTTTAAATAAAGAGCTTGGAGAAGGCTCGATAATGAGCTTCGGTGACGATAAGCCTATAATATCCATACCAAGGGAAAGTACCGGATCGCTGGTGGTGGATAAGGTCCTCGGTGGTGGATGGGCGGTAGGCCGGATCCATGAGCTGGTCGGGATGGAATCTTGTGGCAAGACTATGATGTGTACGTTAAGTATGATCGAGTTCCAGAAAAAACATCCAGATAAGCTAGTAGCTATAATAGACGTGGAGAACGCTTTCGATATTGAGTACGCTAGGAAAATGGGGTTGGATATAAACCGGTTTTTGATCTCCCAGCCAAGCTACGGTGAGCTGGCTATTGACATCACGGCCAAGCTGGTGGAGTCCGGCAGGGTAGGATTTATTGTCGTGGATTCCGTGGCAAATCTAGTCCCGAAGAAGGAGATCGAGGGTGATATGGAGGATAGTAACATGGGATTGCAAGCTCGATTGATGTCAAAGGCTATGAGAGTTCTTACAGGGATCGTAAACAAAAGCGACTGTGTTCTGGTATTCATCAATCAGTATCGGGAGAAGATCGGTGTTATATACGGCGATCCTAAGGTAACAACCGGAGGTAATGCCCTTAAGTTCTATGCCTCTATCCGTATGGAGATGGCGAGAAAGAAGGTTATATTAGGAGAGGACGGATCTTCAGTAGGTCATGAGGTTAGGATAAAGGTTCTGAAGAACAAGACAGCCGTTCCGTTCCAAATAGCAGAGACAGCCTTATATTATGGAGTTGGGTTTGACAAGGAACTTGAACTTTTGAAGTTATGCGAGGAAACCGGTATCTTTACCCGTAAAGGATCATGGTACTGGTACGGGGATGTTCGTGTAGGGAACGGAGTCGATAATACGTTAAGTATAATGAGAGACAATCAAGAATTATGTCAAGAGTTAAGAACTAAACTAAATATTTGACTATGGCAATAGGAGTAAAATTTGTGGATGTAATTCCATCTAGTGTTGAGAACGCTATCGAGGTAAATAAAAGTGATGTAAAGAACTATCTATTCGTAGGTATTCCTATGAGTGAATTTATCGGAAAGAGATATGAGTATGAGGGATTCATATACATGTGCCTACAAGGTGTTACCGGTGGTACGGAACTTGGCGGTGATATAGCCATAGCCGTATTGAGACCGGTTCGTCCCGCCGTTGGTCAGGCTTCTTACCATTTGGTATCATATACGCCTCTCACATATACGAGATCTGATGTAGCTATATTTCTTAGAAATGGCGATTTTAAGGTTGTTAAACGAGACGATTGTAATCTTATTTGATCATGAGTACGTATATATCAATAAAATCAACGGTAAACGCATTCAGGTACGGTATTGATCCTGTACCTGAATGGTTCGACAAGATATCCCATAAAACCAATGAAGTCGATATTATGGTTGATGGGAACAAGGTAAAGGCTTTGGATATAATCCTAGAAAATGGCATTCTACGGGCTTTTTACGGTTATTATATAGGTATGTATCCGGATAACTCAATACAGGTGTTTAGACCGGAGGATTTTCATTCATTATATACGTTGAAGTTATGAACATATCAATAGGTATAGATCCAGGTATAGATACCGGAGGATTGGCGATGATCCCGGAGAACGGGGAGATTAAGGTAATCATGACTCCAAGGATATCGGCTAAGGGGGATATAGATCTTAGGGCTATATCAAGTTTCTTCCTAGATGCCGCAGATAAAATCCAAGAAGGAGGTGGGGGGACGCTGGCGATCGCCGTCGAGGACGTCCACAGCATCCACAACAGCTCGGCCGCCAGCAACTTCACCTTTGGCGGGAGACGCCGGGAACCGAACGCCCTATTCGCTATGATGGTGGAGATGATGGAGCGATACGGATCTCACCCGGATGTTAGGTTCATGTTCGAGGAGGTCCAGCCAAAGACATGGCAGAAGGAGATCCATACGACAGCCGATCGGGTGTATACGGCGGCGAAGTTAGACACGAAGGCTACCTCCATCCGATGCGCCATACGCCTTTTCCCTTTGGTGTCTTTCGTAAAACCATGGTCAGGTAAAGGAGTTCAACCTACCAAGATACAAGATGGGATGTGTGACGCTACGCTTATAGCCGAATATATTAGACGTAAGTTTAAGTTATTTTAATACTATTAAGCGTTTATTGTATTTGAGTTAATATAATTATGATTACATTTGCGATGTAATAAAAAGTAGTTCATTATGCTTATAAGATGCTTGTCGAAATCATTAAATGAGAAGTTGAGTAAATTGGAGCTGGTTGTTAAAAATGTCGGATCTAATTCACTTTATAAGAATATTAAGATAGATATTGTTAATAATCTGGCTTATATAACTTCCGTAAACGCCAAGGTATGTGTTATAGAGCGATTGGAGGTTGAGGCTGACTCTAACTTCTCCTTCTTGGTCGAGGCAAGCTCTTTTATCAGGTTTATAAAAAAGCAGAAGAATGGTGAGATTAAGATCTCGCTTTCCGATAAGAAGGACAGTATTACCATATACTACGCCTCTGGTGAGTATAGTTGTCCGGCGTTTGACGTAAATACCTTCCCTATGGTATATAATATTCCTGAAGGAGGTATTAATGTTAAGATGAATGATTATGTATCGATACTTAACAAGGCCAGTAACTATACGGAGATAAACGAGCTTTATCCTTGCATAGAGAATGTGGTTATTGATATTGACGAGATTAATATTAATATAGTAAGTACTGACAGGAATACTATTTACAGGTATTTTGTTCCTAATCAGGATAAGGTAGAGAAGGTATTCATCCCAGTATCAAACGCCTCCTCTATATTACTTGATAAACATATAAATAAGTCATTAGATACGTTGTCTATCAAAGTAGATGATACTAGGACTTACTTCTCTACCCCTGATATGGATATGTATGAGATTCACTTTGACGGTAATTATCCTAACTGGAGGTTCGTGGACGAGCATTTTGTCAAAACAAGTACCTATGTCTTTGATAAGGATCTACTCGTCCAAGCCCTCCAGAATAATATCAAGATAAATGAGTTCGATCATTGTAGATTGATATTCACTGAAAAAGGATGCGGTATTATGTCGGAGAACCCTATGTCTGGAAGATCTTGTAAGGAAAGGCTTACGGCTTTATCGCATAACGGTAATGATATTATATGCGATGTGCTATGTGGTAGGTATCTTGGTATAGTTAAAAGCATATCATGTAATAGGGTCGTTATCGAACATGATCATAAATCTCATTTCAACAAGATTTATGGGGAGGATAATAAGAACGAGTATTTCTTGTCATCATCAGTTATTGTTTAATATTTAAAAATATATAAAATGGGAGTTAGAGAAAATTCATCAGGTGGTAATAACCATTACTTTAAAGTAAGTGGTAGCGGATTATTATATCAGTCATCAAGAGAACCAAAGGAAGGTTTCGAGGAGCATATAAACGAGAAGACCGGAGCCGTTTCTTATTGGAGGGTATTCTGGAACGGTATCGAAGGTTATTTGTCTGATATCAATGTGCGAGAAGTGGAGTTCAATGGAATAAATGCCAAATACTTATCCATAAAGATAAGTGATGAGGATGGTAATTACTTTATAAACGTTCCTTTGATGACTCAAAAAGGAGGTATCAATAATTACGTTAAGTCACTGGTAAGGTACTTGCCTAATATCGACCTGAAACGTAAGGTGGTGATCAATCCTGCTCATGCTAAGAAATGTGATCAATATGCTCCCGGTAATTTCTTTATCTCATACGCTAGGGAAACTCCAGACGGTAATGATGAGCTTATCCAGCAATATTATAAGAATGGACAGAATGGATGGCCTGACAGAGTTGAGAGTACTGATATAATGGGGAATAAGAAGTTTGATTATACAGCACAAGATGCTTTCGCCTATCAAGTACTTAATAAGTACATTCAAAGTATTAAAACGGATGGAGTGAGACCGGTTCAGTCTCCAAGCCAAAACAACGCTGGTGAGGCTACAACGCAAACGCCCCCACCGTCATATCAGGCGCAGGCCCAGCAGCAGACGCCTCCTCCATCATACCAGCAGGCTCCGCAGCAAGCGCAAGCTCCTTTGTTTGGAGGTCAACAACAACCTCCTCAATATCCTCCTTTTGGAGACGACAGTGATCTTCCATTTTAATTAACTAATTAAAAATCAGAAAGTTAATGGAGAGTAATTTTAATATATCTACTAAAGTGAACCGTGTCTCGATGCCTACCCAAAATAAGGTAGATACGGTTATGAAGAACTTAGGGCATCGACCTTGTGTAGCGTATTCCGAGGAAAAGGATATGTATTATAAGGATGGAGAATGGGTAGCGTCAGATCTTGACGCTACTATCTTACCTCTTAGGGAGATGTTCGAAAAGACATCTGATTTGAAGTTAGGATTAAAGATCGTTTATTTAATAATCAAATTATAATGACCAGCATTGAGGATATTAAAAAACTTCTGGAGAGTAAGTCGTTTACATCAGCTAGAGACCTTGACGAGCTTGAGGAGAAGCCGGATGATAAACAAAACGAGGTTAGACTGAATTGCGAACCTATGGTAGGGATGGTGGAGAAAGAGGGAAAGATCTTCCTTAACTCCGTAAGATTCTCGAAAGCATGGAACTCGTTGGGTAAGGATATTCCTATTAAACAGGGTAATACCTTCCCATTAGGACAGGGTGATGTCCTTGATATAGACACAGGGGTATGGGCATCGTTCCCGGACAATACCATAGGGGTGTTGATGATGCTGCCGTCGTTTATCGGCGATACGGGACTTACTTTGGTAGGATCACCGTTCGTGTCGTCTAATAACGGGAATATCATGATCAGGGTAACTAATGTCCGTAAGGATATAGCTATAGTCGAGAAAGACAAACATATAGCTGAGTTAATTATAGTCGGCAAGATAAAAGCCGATATTTTTAGAACTTATAAAAGTAATGAAGATGTTCGGATTGAAGATAGTAAAGAGTAGCTATATAAATACTCTAAAACAGGATCTTGATGAGGCTGTTAGCTATTCAAGTAGATTAAAAAGAGATTATGAGGATTCCCGCAAGAAGATAACGGAATTGGAAGAGAAAATAAAGTATCTTGATACGCTTGTCGATTCTCTTGATATGGATATAGATTCCAAGGATTCTCATATAGTTAAGATGGGGAATGAGCTTAGTAAATCAAGAGAGTTATATAATGAGTCGGTAAAAGAGAAAGAGACTCTTAAACGGGCTTATATGGATATAGAGAAGAAGCATAAGCTATCATCCAAATTACTAAGCGAAGCCAGAAGAAGATACATTGAACTTGAGGACCAGAATAAAATTATGTCAGATCGTATCAAGTATCTGGAGGCAGAGATTTTAGACATCGATGTTCCTAATGAGGTTGTTGTTGATGAGGATAAGATGGATCCTAACTCAGGTCATATTGATATACCTGAAAATAACGCCCCTGAGGTCGCTGATGCCGGTATTGACGTAAATGTCGAGAATAAGGCGGAGGATAAGAAGAAATCTAAGAAATGTAAAAAATCTAAGAAAAGTGAATAAGATCTTGTTTTTCTTGTTAACGTTATTTACCTTAGCGGTTGTCGGATGCAGTACGTCAAGAACCTACTATACGGAATATGATACTACTGACATATCTTATGTAGTGGACTCCATAGTATCTTCCGGAACCGTGATGGGCCAATGGAAGGAGTGGCGGTTTACGCTGGACGACGGCCGGGTCGATAACTTTGGTTTCACCGCCCTGTACGACGCCAAGGGAAAGGCTAGGGGTTCGATACAGGTAAGGCAAAGATCCGATACGTTTAATATCAAGATAATTGATTACCATAAAAAAGATAAATGATGAAATACGGACTAGGTTACATACCATCACCAGCGGATGACAGGGACGCTATCATGAACATGCAGCACGAGGCTGTTCCTGATGAGTATAAGATCAATAATGTCGATAGCGTAGTGGATCAAGGTTCTTCCCCTATTTGCGCCGCTGTAAGCTTAGCTGAGATACTTAATTGGAGAAAGAGTATAAGGGCTATTAAAAGACCGGCTAAGATCTCTCCTTACGATATATATGATCTGAGAGAGGATAAGGATCAGGACGGGATGGTTCTTCGTGACGCTATCAAGTCTATCAAGAACGTAGGCGTAGATGGGGAGAAAATAAACAGTTACGCTAGGATCATAGATCCGGTATCAGCTAAGGTTGCGTTGATGCTGAATGGTCCTCTGGTTATAGGTCTGTATTGCTATAATTATGGTAATCGATTCTGGCAAGGCCAAGGACAGAACTTGGGAGGTCATGCCGTTATCCTCACCGGATGGGACAAGGCCGGCTTTATCCTACAGAACAGCTGGGGGACGGAATGGGGTAGGTCAGGTATAGAGACGTTCCCGTTCGAGGATTGGTGCTATATGCTAGAATGTTGGACAATAGTTTCATGATATTACTATATAATTTTCGAGAAATTCCGATCCACATCCTCTTGTGAAAGCCGATGTGGTGTATTTAGGATCCGTAGCTCAATTGGTAAGAGCAACTGGCTCATAACCAGAAGGTTGTCGGTTCAAGCCCGGCCGGGTCCACGCTATTTTTTGGGGAAAAACTAGCATAGAGTTTTGTCATTAGGTTTTTTAAAGTTTAGACGTTTGATGTCCTGGTTCGTGAGAATAAGGACATATGCCCTAATAGTTCAATGGATAGAACACGTCGGTCCTAACGATGAAATTTCGGTTCGATTCCGGATTGGGGTACATGGTGTTTTCTTAAACATATTCCCGTAGGTCGGTAATTAACGATAACCGGTAGACAGCCTACGGGAATTAATAAAATCTTACGTGCTTAAGATCGCTTTCAGTTCTATTTTTCGTGTGTAATCTATAGGAGGGTAGCACGACCCTCCTTTTTATAATAACTATTTGGGGTGGATATTAATCAGATAAAAAAGTACCTTCCGTTAGGATGGGATGTGGTTGATCTAATAGATCACGGTATAATTGATCTTGATATTATGAACGGGAAGATGATGGGGGAATATGTGGCTATGCTAATGATAAGATCTCGTGAGAAGATCACTGGATCATATACTATGACTACTTTCTCATTCCATGAGAAGGATATGGATAAGTTGAGAATGTTGATAGGTAACGCTATAATGGCGGTAGGATATAGGAATAATTCTCTTAATGGAGATGGGAACACGGCGATCAAATAAAGGTGCTGAATATACTGAGAGAGGGATATTGGATATCCTTAACAGACAGTTCTTGGTGTCTCCTAGATGGATTATAAACAACTTATATGTCTATAACTGGGAGTCTGATTATCTGGCTATAACCAGATCCATGTACGCTTATGAGGTTGAGGTTAAGATCTCGTTAGCTGACTATAACAAGGATTTCGAGAAGGAGGGTAAGCACCAAGTAATGCAAGGCTGGTTCGAGGCCCGGAAGCAAGCCCTATACGAGACCGGGGACTGGGTCAGGTACGGTCGCCCAAATTACTTCTACTACTGCGTGCCGGATGGGTTGGTTGATCCTAAGGACATACCTCCGTATGCCGGGCTTGCTTATGTTTGTGGCAGGAATTTGAGAAAGGTCAAGGATGCCCCTATCCTGCACCGTGATAAATTTGACCCCGAAGCTTATAAGATGGCGGACAAATTCTACTACAATTGGTGGAACGAGAGACGTAAGGCCAGACAGATAGAAGGGAAGGATATGAAAGATGAGTTCAGGAAAAGCATGAAAAAGGTGAAGGAGAAGATAACCGTCGATGCCAAGATCAAGGCGATGGAGGCGTTCAGAAACGTCTGCGATTACGCCTACTGGCCGTACGGGGGAAGAGGGGTGCCCGGAATGAGACCCAAATGTTCCGCTTGTGGCGAGGAATGTAAATTACAATGCCCGAAAGGGAAGGAATTTAAAAACAAAATAAGATGAGTAAAATTAGAAGTGTATTGGCGAAAGTCATTTCGTTTGCCTCTGAGCAACCTATGAGTTATAACGAGGCGTTTGAGTTACTTGAGGATATAGATACGTGCAAGGTCAAGATCTGGCTGGAAGAAGGGGCTAAGATGCCTGAATACGCCCATGAGGATGACGCTTGCATGGATTTGTTTGTTAAGAATATAGAACTTGACAGTGGTAGGATCATATACCATACTGGCGTACATGTAGCCTTACCTGAGGATTATGAGATGGAGATCCGCCCTCGTAGTAGCATAACCAAAACCAAGTCCATTATCCAAAACGCCCCGGGAACTGTTGATGAAGGATATAGGGGTGAGATTATGGTAGTATGTAGACGTATAGATCGCTATGGAGATCCTTCTTATTCGGCAGGGGATAAGGTAGCTCAATTGCTTATCCGTAGACGGGAACGCATCGTATGGGATCAAGTAGAGTCGTTAGAAGACCTTGGAGAATCCGAGAGAGGAAATGGTGGGTTTGGTAGTACTGGAAAGTGATTAATGTCTTATGAGCGGAAGAATTAAAATAAAGCCCAAAAATAAGGATAAGAAACCTAAGATCGATGTATTTAAGGTAATAGAGAACCGGTTCAAGAACATGAATGAGCTTCGGGATCTGATTGACATGGATCCAAGGAAAGGGCTGATCAGGATCCGGGACGGGGCAGGCTTCAGGGAGGTAGAGCGGGGCGGATGCCTGCACCGGAACCACCTTAATTTGTTGGAGGAGGAGCTGGGAGCTAAACTATCAATAGATCTGATTGATAAGTATGTTAAAAGAAAATAGCACATCACCTACCCTAGTAATTACCTAGGGTAGGTTCGTTTTGTATACCGAAGTATCTACCACGATCTGGCTATCCATATCCCCAATCAACTCAATGATCTCATCTCTTATATCGTAAGAAAGCAAGATCGGGATTATGGTTAGCATAAAAGATAGTATGATTAAATAATTACAAAATCGATAGTAATTCATTGTAAAATCATAGAATTATTTGTATATTTGATATATTAAATGAATTGATAATGAGTCTAATAAGATGTTCATATAAATATCGTATGTATCCGAACAAAACACAAGAAGAACTTCTTGCAAAAACATTCGGATGTGTTCGTGTTATATGGAATGCTTGTGTTGACTCATTTAACTCATACGATAAAGAAACAAACCCTAATCCGAAATTCCCGACAAAGTCGGATCTTGTTATTGAAAAACCTTGGTTAAATGAAGTATCGGCAGCTACCTTACAGCAGAAGCAACGGGACTTTATCGAGTTCTCCAGACAGTACTTCAATAATAACAGGAAAGAGAAATTCGGTAGACCGAATTATAAAAATAAACATGACAACCAGTCGTTTAGGTTGCCATTACCGAAGTTTAAAATAGCTGACAATAAGATCCGGATCGAAAAGATCGGATGGGTTAAGATTGTTATTGATCGTGGAGTTCCAGATAATGCTCGTTTTATCTCCTGTACCGTTTCAAAGAACCGTGCTGGTCAATACTTCGTATCAGTTCTTGTAGAAACAGAACAGTGCTACAAACAGAAAACCGGCAAAACAGTCGGAGTTGATTTAGGGATCAAGACATTAGCTACATTATCTGATGGGATGACTGTTGAGAATCCCCATTTTATTCGTGAGAACCAAGCGAAGTTAAAAAGGATGCAACGACATTTATCAAGAAAGAAGTTAGGAAGTAATCGAAGAAATAAATGCAGGCTAAAAGTATCAAGACTTCATCGTGATATAGCCAACAAGCGTTTATGGTACATGCATAATTTGACCACGATGTTGGTAAATAATTACGATGTTATCCGCATTGAAGATCTAAATGTTTCCGGTATGCTACAGAGCCACAAACTTGCTGGTTCTATATCTGACGCTTCTTTCTCGATGTTCCGTAACCAGCTTGAATACAAGTGTAGGTGGTATGGTAAAGAACTTGTTGTTATAGATAGATTCTATCCGTCATCCAAGACATGCTCAAGATGTGGCTGGAAGAATAAAGATCTGAAATTATCGGATCGAACATTTGTTTGTAAAGATTGCGGCTTGGAGATCGATAGGGATCTCAACGCCGCAATAAATATACAAGCCGTAGGAGTTGATGCGGCTATACGGACGCAGAGCAGCCGGGTTGCCGGCTACGTTGAAGCGTCTAAAATGGAGTAGGATATCTTAGTTATTTCTATGATTTTCTATGAAATTTACAACTATGGGTTATTATCCTACTGATATGACGGATGCTTAATCCAGTCCTGTCCTTTATCTTACCATATACGTAGTTACTTGATACGACAGTGGATAAGTCACCTAACTCGTTCAGTATCTCATTATACATCCTATGGATCTCGTTGTTGCGGATAACCGTACTATCCCTTACATATATCTTCTCGATATCGTTATCGCAGAAGAAGATCTTGATCTTATGAAGTATGTCTCTAAACATGATTTTAGTTTTGTTCCAAAGATATGAATTTTTGATATCCGGTCAAAGACAATACATGAGAAGCCAAAAAGAACGGGAGGCGGTGGTAGGACGGGGGAGGCCCGGAAGGACGAGGTCTCCCTCCTTCCCTTGGGATTACACTATCCTTACCGTTACTCGATAGTTACCACGAGAACTTTTCCCATAGGCATAAGATTCACATCCCGAACAAAGATCAGTTACTATACAATTATCGTTTAATACATAATCACCATCCCAACTTACATAACTTTCATCTAAAACCTGAGTCTGTAATTCAGATCTGTAAGTGAAATTAATGATCTTCCCAGGATCTTCTATCACCGTTACAGGAACAAAATTAGTTATCCTATTCCCGTATATCACCTTATTAGCCAACTCGCAATGCATACCCGAATTATATTGATACGTAAGGGTTCCCTCTATAATACCTCCACTTATGCCCAAAATAACATTGTACTCATTTTTCGGATTTAGATATGATATCTGGCCACTTATGCTTATAGTTTTTATCTTCTTATCGCGATATATATCAAGATAAGATCCGTTAAAACCAGATTGATATGGCTTCCCATCAATATATATATCTACAACGCCAAGACACATATTCTTGTTTATATTAATACGGTAGTGGATCTTACCGGGAGAAGAAGTCCTGCGCCTAAACATACCCCCTCCTTATCTGAGGGTTAAAATACCCCCCCCCATGTATTTATTTTTTTATTCATAATATGTTATGTTTTAATTATATCGCAAATATAATAAAGTAAATGAGACGCTGGAAGTGGGGATAGGAGATGGGTTGTGTCGATAGAATGAGACGTAAGAAGATAATGGGAGGGAACCAACGAAAGGGGCGGAGTGAGGGTGACGGAACCAACCCTACGAGGATCGGGCATCCCCCTTCCCGTTTGGCCGGTACCGTCATCCATGTGGTGATAATATCGTTATACTATCGTAAAGTTCCCTACACCAGTACGCAACTCATTATCCAGCATATAGGCGTAATGGGCTTGACCGGGCAATTTGTCCTCCACGAACCCTGTCATTATATTGTTAGCTGTATCATAATACTCATATATCTTGCTAGATCTCACTACTGTCGTTCCATATCGATTTATAAGGGATTGTATGTCGGTCACGTTAAGAGACGTAAGAATAAGAACCCTTACCGCATTCTGCCTGTTGTTAGTAACCGTCACGTAAGTAGATGATTGAGATGGAGGAGAAGCCGGAGTAGACCCATAGATATAACCATACCCCATAAGTGTTCGACTTTCCGAATGACCTTCCCATGTGGGGGTGAAGAAGTTCACATATATTTTATATGTAGTATTTATTATCGGAATTATAAACGCTCCTTGGATAATTCGATAAAATCCATCGTATCCTGGATATACCTGAATCCCGCTATTGATTAACTCCTTCTTTGACGTGGACACAAAATCCCCAAGCTTGTAATTCATGACTATATCGGTCATCGTTGATTGTACCCTAGCGTTAGTGACAGGAATAGTCTCATATATCTCAGCGTCGAATATGGCGGTATATTTGGCATCGGTAGTAGAACCCTGATAAATAGCCAACGAATCGGTGATTATACCATTCGTATAATTATAGACTTGATCCGGTAGGCTGATACCTACCAAACTTATATTTATATAATTCCTGCTCGTTGAGTACGTGAACTCCGTGATACCCGTGCCAAGATATCTCCCTACATATACGCCATCCGCATAAATGTCGCATGATCCTTGGTTGGTGGAGAAGAAATATCTCCTCTCTGTTTTTGGGGATGAAAACCATCTTCTTCTAAACATATTTTACTCCCCCCCCTTCTTTTTCTATGTACTCTATCATTAAACTCATAATCTTATTCATGTTTTTATTTACGCCCTAAATATAATAAAATTATAATTATATCTATTAAATGGGTTTGAGAAGATACCCTATTGGGAGATGGTTGCCTTTTATTGGATATGGGGTGCGGGACGGACCACCTCCCCGAAATCGGCCCGGCCGGGCTGCCGTTTTTGGACCGCCCCCCCCAATCCACGAAGGACGGGAAACAAGAACGGCAAACGATCTGCAAGCCGAAAAAAGAATGCTTATTTTGTATTTAACTTGTTGATTGTCAATAATATAAACTAATATTTTAATATACATTTACATTTGATTAGTTTTATTATACATAATCGTTGAATTTTTATTGTAAAATATTTGTTTGGAAATAAAACATGTATTATATTTGCAATGTGAGATAACAATATTAACAAACAAGGCGTGCTAGATGCCTATACAAGTCCCTAGGGCAAGGGCAAATCTAATGACAAGTAAAGATCTTAACAAAGTACAAAGTGAGGTAAAAAAAGCAAGTGAAAAGACGTTAACAGGTGCGGTCAAAGCGTGGTGTCATCTATTTAAATCAGGAAAAGAAGTAAATGAGATACTAAAGGATAACGATATTAAAGTAGACAAAGCTGTTGTACCTGCTTTGGTTGCTTTGGCAAAGGATAAAGAGGTGGTAATACAATTGTGTAAAGAGATACTACCACGTGTAAATGATACCTTTTGCGCCTACAAAGAGGTTGAAAGAGAATACTACGACAAGCAAGATCAGGCAAACAACAGTAAGTTACCATCAGATAAGGTAAACGATATAGCCGTGTTGGGTGATACGCATAAGCGCTTTGGATATTGTGAGCCTATAGCATACAACGACACGGGTAGCGTGCCTTACTATGAGGTGTTTAACGGATCAGATAAACGTATTGTCAAAGTAGCTATACCTATCAAGCGATACACATATAATTTGATAGCCAAATGTATTACCTACTACCTAACGCACCCTAAAAATGGCAAATAACAAACGATTTGCCCTCTATTTAATCACATAGAGGACATTATGGTGGCAATGTCCATACGTTCACGCCGTGCCACGGATCTCGACTAAATGGACATGATATTTAACATATTGATATAAGCATACACAAGCGGGTAGGGGTATAGCCGTTGGCGTTCGATAACTTGTGTAGATAGGCCGCCGCTTAACAATGTGGTTTAGGTCCGTTTTCAGTCGCAAGACGGACCGTTATTCTTTGGGCTTGTATCAAGACGGGTTAATACGTCCGGTTTCCGGATAGGCCGTGTAAATACACGGGATACGTTGGTGTATATACGCATGTATAGGGCGTATGGTGATATGTTGTTAGAGTAGCGCATATCAAGTGTATGACGGTGTTATCTCCGTGCTAATGTATCAATACGACGTATGTTAGGGTAGCTTAAATACCTAATATGCGTACGGATAGCAAATAACAACCCTTACAAGGGTATTTTGTGCGGTTAAATTGACGGACTCAATACGCCTTGTCGGTACGTATCACGGGTGACGTATGTGCGTATTTGGCCTCGTTCGGTCGGGGCAAAGGGACGAATCCAAAGGGAATAGGGGGGGCGTGTGGGCGTTCGGCTGGTCGTATCGATAACGCCGGCCGTGTCGTCCCCACCCTTCTATTTCTTATTGGTGTCATTTAAAACTAAATAAATTATGTATAGTAGAAAGTTTGACAATCTGAATAGAAAGTTAGCACTTAAAAAAGAAAAGGCTTTAGAGGCGGTTAAAATAGCTCAAATAGAATTTTACATAGAGCTAACCAAAGATCTATACAAATCTAATAAATTAGATTGTAGTAGAGATTCTGATAAATGTAGGCGGAAACGTGTTAGTTATATGGCAAACAAATTGCGACAATAGATCGTTTGTTTTTATTTGATTTTAAAGTTTTCCCTTCCGTACTGCAGTGATATAGGACGGAAGGGCTTTTTTGTGCCTATATTTTACAAAATAATAGTATATGTATATGTTTTGCTTACACATAAAAGTGTTGAGGCGGTAAATTTTAAGCCTTAATTATAAATGTGTAAGTAAAATACTTTATTATGTATTATTTTGTATATATCTATATCCGTATGGACGGGTGAATTGCGTCCTTATGTATGGATCTGCGATTGAATCGATCCTAAAAGGTATATAATAGGCGGTACTTATTGTATATTTTTTATCTATATCTGGGCTTATCTTTCCTTAGAGGTAGCTCTAGGGATTGATATATATTATGTTGTTGATATTCAATTAATTGCATTATTTTGGTATTGTTTTTAAATCACGGTTACTTATTGTATATTTTTATGGTAATATTCATGTATTTGCTAATCACCTTGTTTTGTTGGTATATGGCGTTTCAGTTGGGGCGGTATGTTATAGCTACGGGCGACGCCCTGCCTTTAATCATAGTTGTTTTATTGGCTTTATTATCAATCTATTGCATAAAGCAGATATATAAGGCAATCAAGAACAAAGACTTCGATATCCTAGACTGAACGGGCGTTCCACGTGGAACAATCGAGAGGAAGGTCTCGGGTTTTATGCTGGGAGTTGGTGGGGTTGGTTTGTTTTGCGGGAGGGGGCACCTCCAGACAAGGTAAATCAAGAGGAGTCAAGAGGAGTCAAGGTAAATCAAGAGGAGTCAAGAGGAGTCAAGGTAAATCAAGAGGAGTCAAGGTAAATCAAGGTAAATCAAGGTAAATCAAGAGGAGTCAAGGGGATCAATGTGAACCGAGGAAAAACGAGATGAAATAAGGGATCCCGGAAACAATAGGGAAGGGGAACAAGGGTATCTTTATAGTAAGGGAATCTTATGTGTATGAAGGTATGTCTATGTATGGGTGTATGTGTTTCTTTGGGTGATGGAGGGAGTGTAGGAAGCCAAGGGAAACGGGCGGCGGCGATGGCGTGGGGCCGGCCCCGCTGGTCGTCCGCTGTCGTCCTCCTTGGCGATGGTATGATTATAACTAAAAGAATATAGATATGAAATTAGGTAAAGAGATTCCGTATGTTACGGAAAAAATGAGAGAATTATCCTCTACATATGATCTGGTGAAATACGTAGAGGATGTGCGTGAATCAGGTAATTATAAGGTATTGAAGAATAGGGTAGCTTCCGATCTCATTAGGGCTGCTTGTGGCTCAACCTACTTATGTGGGTTGTATGATAAATATGGGTGTGACGATTCTCACATAACTACACTAGCATTAAGATGTATGAAAGACGTGGGAATTGTTGTTGAGTAGTGGAGTAAAACCAAGGGAAACGGGCGGCGGCGATGGCGTGGGGTAGGTCCCGCTGGTCGTCCGTCCCTGTTTTCCTTTGGCGGTAGTGTAATATTAAAAATCTGATAGTGATATGACGAGAGAAGAAGCAAGGAACGTATTTGGCGGTAGTATAGTAAATAATCTGCTGTCGCTAGGGGCTGAGCCTACCAACGTGGTAAGGCAAGACGGGTTGATAGAATGGAAAAGTGATGGATATATAGAGGTAGGAGGCGTACAGGTATGGGCCTACTATTACTTTGAGGATGGCGAGGACGTTGATAGATGTGATTGGGCGGATCATATGGAGATAGAGATAGAGGAATGTTGGATTTAAAATCGGTTGATATGAGATTCATGTATTTAATGGAGCTTAGCGGAAAGGATATATACGTAGGCGACAAGAAGTGCAAGAGAGTAAAAATATATGTAGGCAGACCATTGGAAGATACGCCTAAAACCTATAAACGAATAGGTGGATTTGTAGCAAAAGAACTATCCAACGCTTATAACAGCGGTTGTGTTTCCATCTATGAAGCAAAGGATAAAACGCTCAGATATTCGGTTTATCGAGACGGTTGTTTTTATCCTTATTATGGGAAATTAGAGGTGGTAGAATAATACCAATGGGAACGGACGGCGGTGTCACGGCGTGGTAGGTCACGGGTGTCGGCTGCCGTTTTTTCTTTGGAGTGGTAATATAAAACACTAATAACATGGACGAGATTATGAAATTACAAGATGAAGCGCTGCTTTATCTACGGGATAATATTACGAGAGAAGAGGCGTATTATATCCTTACGAAAGAGAATGAAATGACGGAGGTTTTAATAGCTAAGAAGAAGGATGGAAGTAAACGTATCAAGATTCTTGATATGGAATATACTATCGAGAGGGACGATATGTTGCTGTTGTTCGATACTGATGGGATAATAGACGAATGTCTTTTAACATCCAGCCACATAGGGATAAACATGTATTTCCGTCGGCAAGATATTCGGGATATACTATCCAAGAAATTGGAGGTCATGGAATACCGGTATATAAAGATCCAGGTCGATAATATACCGGTAGTAGAGAAACGTCGTGTTATTCTGGATCTAACCGGGCATAGGGTGGATCGTAATGACCGTGATAAGATAGATTTTATGTTTGTTTATTATATGGCAAGATTATGGGTGTAAGAAGAACTGTAAAAGAGAAGGATGTTGTAAAGATATTGGTATTTGGGTGTGATAGGAAGCTTATTAAATCATCAATGGATTCCGGATTCAGAAACATGTCGGAGGTATTATCTTACGCTAATTGTATGGCAGGAGATAAGCCTGTAGATCATATTAGGGTCTCGAATGAGAATCGTGGCTGGTGTGGATCGTATACTATATATGGTAGGGAGATAGATTAGTTTGATAGTGAACAACAAAGGAGGTGCGTATGAATAATGTTATAACAAACGCCAATGGCGTGAAAGTAAAAGTAAGGGTGTATGATTTTGGTGATAAAACGGCTGATAGATATACTATCGTGTGTGTAAGCGGTAAGAGTAATGATCATAATAATGTCCCGTATTACCCGATATTTAGTTGTAGCTCGAACCCGTTCCATCCTCAAGGAATAGCGATGTATGTAGGGGATTATTATCCGTGGAAGAGAAAGACATACGATTTCGGTAAAAGAGTTAAGGATCTAGCATCCTTACCAGAAGAGGTGATTAAGTACATAAAAATAATAACAACATGAACGAAATAGTTTACAACAATTACGATTTAGTGGCTTTTGAACAAGATGGAGAAGTGGTAGTGGCCGTAACATTTTACAGATATTACAAGAAGAAAGCTAAGGGCGAGGTTAATTATAGATGGAGAACCAGATGCCCGGAGCTGGTGGATAAGATCGTAAAACACCGTACCAAGGTATTTACCGGTCAACTTATCCAGTTAGCGAAGGCGTATGGGGAGAAAAGGGTCATTAAATATCAAAAACAGGAGGAAGAGGTATGTCAAGATACGACAGGGACGCTATAGAAATATATATACTAGATCATATAGATACTGATAATTACAAAAAGCAGTTTAGATATGATAGGGAGTATCTGGCTTTTATGCTTAACGTGTTTAAGGATGAGTATAAAGAGCATATCAAAAGGGATGGGATTAAGAAAGCTTTCGAGGACTACATAATGAGCGTTCCGTCTATATTCAGGATTCATACAGCGGATTGCGATATCAGGTATTTATTACGTTCATGGGAAGTGGAGTTCGATGATGATGATGATGAGATATACATCTTGTACAAAAAGATAATAAGGGAGGTCTTCTTTAAGATGTGTAATGATATGAACATTAGATTTTAGTTTGTTAATATTGTGACCATGACCTTGGCGGGGTGGAAGGATATATCATAATCGTACGTGTGCGAATATGATCCGGGGTCAGTTCCCGGCACCTTGGCATAACTTAAATGTAAGTAGTATGGAAGATAATATTTTAAAAAGAGCGTCAGCGGAATTAAAAGAAGCCGGTTGCAGGGTTTTCGCATGGCAGGATGATACTTATAACAGGGGTTGGAGCAAGGGTGATTACATAATGTTATATTACGCCTTCCCTGATTCGCCTAACATCGGGTATCTGAGTCATGGGGAATATGGGATGAGCGTAGCGTATAGTAGAGCTTATATACCGAGCTGTGGAAGTGGATCGGGATGCTGTGTCAAGGAGGAAGCTACGTTTGACCTTGAGACGGCGTTAGACGTGCTGAACGGGCCGTTACCTAGGTGGTGTAGGTCTTATGGGATTTATCCAAAGCAGTACGATAATATTGATAAATGGTATAATAGCGATAATCATAACAAAAAATTATTTAAGGAGATTTGATATGGAGGTAAAAGATTGGGAAAATCTGGTTTTGAATACAGAAGTAGGATCACATTGTTTTGTTACGCTGATTGATAATAATGACATCAGTAGAGGTTACGCGCAGATCAGACGCGCAGAACATTTCGGGTATAATATCTGCTTCACTCGGTTATATGGGAATAAGTTTTATTTCGAAAAAATAGAGGAAGGACGTACGCAACAATACATCAATAGGAGAAAATAATATGGTGATAGAATTTGATTTTGAGATATACAAAAACGGAGATTACGATAAGGTATATCTCCGCAACGGGAAAGAGCCAAGAGTATTATGTGATAATGGGAAGGGTAATAGTCCTATGGTCGTGATGATTGAGGATGATAAAGCGGATGATTATATTATTCTTCGTTATAACGAAACTGGCAGGAGGAATATCAATGGTCAATCGGGTCTCGATCTTATGTTATCGATAAAAGAACGGGAACCAGAATTATGGGTTGTTGTTATATCTTACATGGATAACAAGGATAAGAGACAAAAGATGGTCTTGCCTAATTTTTTCTCAAAGAATATAAGAGGGAATATATATCTTCAAGGAAGCTCTAAATCAAGTGTATCATATTATGTTGATAAGTTAGAAGAAGATGGGTGCTTCGATGAACTATGCGAGAAGATAAGGGTAAAGAGAGATCGTATTTATAACATGGAAATAATATCACTATCAGATGACGAGGCGACAGTTTAATCAGTTGATAAATGAGCTAGACGGCAAAAGCCCGTTTATCGTATTACATAGGGATGCCGTTGCGCCTAAATACGTGGGCGTGGAGGTGTCGAAGGATGGGATGGTATACAGATATGCGATAATAGGGATAAACGATGAGTATAAGGCTAAAAAAGCCCTTATTTCGAAAATATTAGGCATAGCTAGTTACCTAAATGGCAATAAGCCCTTAAAAAAGGGTTAATTAGATGTATTTATGACCTGCGGCATCATATACGATATAATGCCATAAATGACGTTGTATAGAGGATATGTATGATAATATGATAGATAACGCATTCGTGTCTTGATATCATAATATTATGCCATTATATCCTCTTTTTGTATAAAAAAGATAACAAATGATACAAACATCTTGAATATGGATGAAATTAAGATAGGAGCTGAAATTGTATTTAATATAACCGGCAACCATAATATAGGATATGCCAAAGGGGAAAAGTATATCGGGACAGTGTTAAGTAGGGATCACCGATCACGCCTTTATGTACGGACGATAGGAATGCCTAGGGCTTGTATTGATGAACGGGACGTGGATAAGATTATTGATACGGGTGATGATTTTGATATGGATGAGGCGATCCCGAATCCTGTGGCAAGGGAGTTGTATAAGTTGATGAGCAGGTATATTTATACGTTCGGAAAGTCTCATGAAAATATAAACGGATATATCGTGTATGAGTGTATAATGATGGGTAGGGATTTAAGACACAATGTTATGTGCCTGTTACATGGTCGTGGATTTGAGATACGGCATATTGATAGTTATTCTTGGTGGATGACTAATGAGAGGCTGATGTCCGAGGTAACATATGCGGAGGGGGATATTCATATAGTTGTTCATGAGTGTATGGAGGATTATGTGGATAATGTGAGATTTGAAGAGGAGTTTTATAAAAACAAGGAAGTATGATAAGATGCTTACTCGTGACGGCGATGATAGTATTGACACCGCCAAAAGGGAACGGTGGTCTGCCCCACGCCCCAAGCCCTGCCGTGGTAGAGGCACGGGTATGGGATAAGCTGGCGGCCGCCCTGTCTTTCGTGGAGTCAAGGAATGACGATCGAGCGTATAACGCCACTTCCGGGGCTTTAGGGAGGTGGCAAATGAAAAGGATATACGTTGATGAGGTTAATAGGATATTACGCCTTAAACGAGAGAAAAAGCGGTACAGGTATCGTGACAGAACGAATCCTGTCAAGGCTAGGGAAATGTTCGAGATATATCAATCTCACCACAATCCTAAAAAGGATATAGATCGGGCTATAAGATTGCATAGGGGGCTACATTCCCCTAAATATGTCAAGGAGGTTAAGAACAAATTGAGAGAATAAAAATATAGGAGGATTAACATGGACGAGAATAAAGTGATACGGCCGATGGATTTTGTTCGGCTTACAAATATTGACGAATTAAATGTGATTAAGGACACTAAAAACCATATAGGGCTGGTGAAGGAGGTCAGTCGGGACGGAAGTATGAGTGTGATATGGATAGGTGACACCTACAGCAGGGTAGCGTGGTTTAACTGTAAGGAGGTGGAGACGGTGGACAACCTAGCAAACCTTTTGACGCGCGGGTTGGCCAACTTTATCATAGAAGGGGGAGAGAATGCGGATAAGTTCTATCCGTTTGGTTAGAAATAATTAATCGGAGGCGAAATGGAAATAAAAATAATGAAAATGGATGACGGATATGAATTATTCGTCAATAGTGTGCTTGTAAAGAAAGGCAAGGTCTTAGCGCACATAAGAAAGATGGCAAATGAGATTATATTCGACAGCGAGGAAACAATAAGAGTAGAATCAAATCTTCCGGAAATAAATACAAAGTACAAAGGATATAGAATTTATTCATCTCCATTGTATGTAAAAGTATTTAATGGGCATATTGAGCTTCCTGATAGATTTATGTCTATCTCAGAGGCAAAAGTATTTATTAATAGTTAAATGGGTTAAACGTAAATTAAGAGAACAATATGAATCGTGAGACATTAATAAGTATCATTAATAAAAATGGAATAAGATTTCTTCCAGTAAGAAGATGTTCATTATGTGATGAATATATAGGGTATAAATTCGTTAGGATGTGCGATGGGAGTATGATTCCAGTATTTTCTAGTAGATGTGGGTGTTGTGGAGTTAATAATGAACAATTGTTTGAGAGGACATGGGATGAGTTGCTTGATATTATCAATAATCAAAACAAGTCTTCAGATGAGATGGCGGAAGTTTAATGTAAAGAGGAGATGTTATATGTGAAATGGGTGATAATAAAAGGGGTTAGATATCCTAGTTCTGTGATATCAGCATTTGCGGCATATAATATGGATAATCCTTTCGTGAAGATCAGGATCAGAAACAAGTATCATATAGTGTCTTTTGATGATGTCAATAAGATGGCTAGTCAGATGGTATATTTAATGAACAACTATCCTGATTTCGTTCAGATAGGAAGGTGGTGGATATCCAAGAAACATGTGATGTCATGGGCGCCCAAGGGGGAGGCCGTGGACGGACAGGGCTGGGTTATATCCTTCACCCTGTCCTTTGGTTTGGATAATGGGACTCAAATTAAGTTTTATAAAGAAGATGAGTACTTAAATGAGATAGATAGGCTAAACGAGTTGTTTAATGTAATATTATGATATGAAAAGCAAGAAAGATTATATAAGCATGCTTAACGATCTTGGTAATTCTTTGTCTAGGGAAGAATGGATAATAGGCGGTAAGGATAGATATACTGGTAGGGATAATTATGGGGTTATGTTGAAAAGATATGACCCCATAGCTTTTGAGGTAGGATATAACGAGTGGAAGAAACAACCATAAACAATAATAATATGGAAGAAAAGTTGATTCTTAATAGTATAGAAGATGCTGAAATAATATCAGTAAGGTTAAGTCCGGATGAAACGCCCATCGCTTATGAAAATAGAGTTAGGTGTTTAATGTTGTCAGGATTAAGCCGGGAAGAAGCGGAGAAAGTAGCGTTAGAGCCAATGGATCTTGAGCTATATTATGAGATAGGCGCGGGGCTGATGGCTGTTGATCCAGCGGCGGTAGAGTCAGGGACAATCTGGAGTCCTTATACAAGAGAATTGTATGATGATTATCAAATATTTAGCCTAGTATGACGATTGTGATCTATATGATCTTGTTCAAAATCATCGGGCTGATTGTAGTCAAAGCAAATAATATTAAGTAATTTTAAAAAAACGAATTATGACGAATTCTTTATTAATCTATGAGGAAAGTGGGTATCTGTTTAATGATACGACAAAAAGATTAGAATGGTTTGAGATTGATAAGATCTTAATCAGTTTTACATATGGAGTGGTTAGATATATAGGAACTTGGGGAGGAGGTAGGACTGATAAGAGGTTAGAGGGAGAGCGGTTCTATTCGTCCGAGGAGTGTTTTAAGAAGGGCGATAGTATTCCTAAGAGAAAAATATCAATATATGATGCTTTTAGGTCATTGTATGGATTTTCCCCAATAGACGATTATGTATGGGAATACAAAAACGGGAGAGCTGTCAGTGTAAAATTGGAGAGTTTTGATGTTGTAATAAATCATAATGGTGAGTTACGTTGTTCAAAAACATATTATGCGAGCGAGGAAGATGTGTATAAGTTTAATGATTTGATTGTGGTTGACAAGAATGGAGACATAAGGATGGCAAAGTCTCCTAAAAGTAAATTGATGCTTACAAATGATCAATTGAGTGTCGTAGAAAGGATGAGAGGAATCATTGATGATATGATTAAGTTAAAAATGATTATGTACATCGATCAAGGTTATAATCTTTGTTTTCTACCGGGAGATAAAATAGAAGATTTGACAATGGATGAAACAGATGGATTTGTGGATACCACCGGTATAGTGACATCTATAAAATCTAAGGATGTAGTGGAGTTTTATGTAGAAAACCCATTCGTAAAGATAAAGGATGAATGATATCTGAATCTGGATTGTGGTGGTTCGTGAGAATAGCCACGATCATCCCTAAGCGTGAACATAAGGAGGTACGTATGTCATTCGATTGACGTTAGGGATCTAATTATATTAAAAGAGGAGGGATTATGAAAAAGATTGTATTAAAACTGTATGAGTTTGATGAGCTGTCAAAAGACTCACAAGAAAGGATCATAGAGCGTGAGCGCTGGAATGTAATGGAGCAATGTATGGATGCTTATGACATAGACTATAAAAAGTCAATGGAAGCCTTTGAAGATCTGACAGATACTAAGGTTTATGGTTGGGAAGTTGGATACGAGAGATATGATTTTAGTTATGAGTTTAAATACAAAGATCCTATTTATGAACATCCTACAGATTATCATCGTGATATATTCCCTGATAATCTATGCGGCAAATTACTGTTCAGATATATCAACAACAATATTATGCCATATATTATCAAGGGCAAGTATTTCTCCACGTCAGGTAAATATATTGATGGGAAATACAAATACAGGCACAAGTATAGTAGGGTGATGTTTGACTATGGAGATAATTGCCCATTGACAGGGATGTGTTATGATTATTATCTCCTGAAACCTATAATTGATTATTACAATGTATGGTGTACTTATCCGGAGGATTTTTCTTTAGAGGATCTGATGAGGCAATGTTATGATAACTTCTTCAAGTCATGGCATGAGGAGTATGAGTATTGGGCTGATAATGAAGATGCGATACGTGAGGAGCTTCATCATAATCAGTATGAAGATCGACTTTATTATGAAGATGGAGATGTTTATGTTGGACCATTAAATGAAATAGCATGAAAACACAAGAAGAATATGCCCGTGAGATTGACGAGATTGTTCGCCGTGATGTAGAGAGTTGCCAGATTGACTGGTTTAAGATTGATAAGGAAATATTCATGCTTCCGGAAAACAAGAACAAGACATTTATTCTCGGAACACGAAAGACAGGATGTGATTTGTTGATACTGGGAGGCACTAATTGTGATGAAAGTTATTTGGATGGGGTTTTTGGGTGTCTTGGTAATGAGAAATTCTATGTTTGCCAGCCAATATCTCTTTATGAGACAACACGAAATATCCAGGAAAGACCTGCCTTGTACGCTTTTAAAATAGCGACCGAGTATTTCAGGGCGCATGGAATGGTTCCCGTATTTGAAAATTCACATTGTAAATTGATGAGATTATGAATATAGAGATAATAAGATATAGGCTTCCGATTTATTGGGCTTGCCCGTTAATCAATGATGATTACACTGGATTAACGGATGAAGAATGTAAGGAAATTAAACGCTTCTTGGAAGCAGCAGAAGGTTATCCGGTAGATGTAGATTTGGAAACACAAGGATTCTACCAGTATAATGACGCAGGAACACTCCCCGGAGAATGTGCGGATTTTATTTTTCACAAGTATAATGATTAAACTAAAATGATATGGAAACTGCAAACAAGCTAATTTATAAGCAAACAAATTATCTTAAAGAAGACGGAGAAGAATATAGAATAATAGTCACTGTATCTTTAGATGATGATTGTCATAACAATATGTGCGACTGGAGCATAACGGCCGATATTAAGCATAAGACCGAATATGGATATAGAGAGTATATGGGAGGCTGCTGTCACGATGAGATTATAAAACATTGTCCGGAATTAGCTAAATTCATACCGTTGCATTGTTGTAATCATTATGGTGCTCCTATGTATCCGGTGGAAAATGGTACGTATCACATAAAGAATAGCGATAAGTCTGTGGCTATTGAATATTTACGTATATCAGACAAGGAATATTCCAAATTATCTGAAGCAGTGGACGATAAGGTGTATTTCAAGTATCTGCTTTTCAATCTGGGGATTGTGGATAGATGGGAACGTGAATCATACGAGCTTCTTGTTGAACTTGAAGACCTGTGTGGCAAGAAATGGGTAAATCCGTATACACCAGAAAAGGAAAGATTTACCTTGACACTAACGGACGAGGAACGTTTGCTTATTGAAGAGCGCATTAAAGCCGGGTATTATTTCGCAGAAAATATCGAAAAACGTAGAGAGGAGGCTCATAAGGCAAAGATGTTGAAAAAGCGTACTGAAATTTGTGAGCAATACGATAAGGTAATCAGGAAAGCGGAAACAGATAAAAAGATAATGCTCTGTGTGTTTGATTATGGATTGTCAACCGATAATGTGATATATTATAATCACACGAACACTTTATCTTTCAACTGGTGTGATTATGGGGAAAAGATCACACAAGAAGAGTTTGATGATTTCGTGAATAACATGGATCGTTCTAAGTTACCAGAAGGGATTAAATTCGAGTTCAAAGCATGATCAAGAAAATGAAATCCAAAGAATATGCTTTAGGGGTGGAGCGGATGGATAAGGAGGTAGGGGCGCCAATCGATATCGCTCAGTCCCCTATGCTTATGGCGGCTTACGAGGCCGGATGGGATGGGGCCATGAGACATCTTGGAGGTATGTCTGTAGATGATGCGATAATGGAGATTCTTTTAGAAAGAATGATAGATATTGCATTTGAAGACGAAACAGTATGATAATAGAAAAATCATTAAAAATAAAGTTTATACAGAAATGCAAATGTGGAGCTGTCACTATCAGATTTACGGGAGAGACATCCAAGATGTCATGGGTGGCGTTACCGGTGGAGCCGGCGTGTATGGGTAGGCGGTCGGTGAAGACAAGGCGCAGCCCTTGCTCGTTGGCTTGGTTGAGTAATAAAGTAACATATAAATACGTAAGAAAATATGAGTATTAAAGAAGGAGATATGGTATCTATAAGACAGGGTTTTATCAATAGATATAAAAATGTACAAGAATCCATCGTGAAGGCAATGGACAAGGCATTGGAACGGGTAATAGGGAACAGGGTAATAGATTTCGAGAAGTGTGAAGGCAATTATTTGGACGTCTATCCTCTTATTGGGGCGGTCTTACAGAAGGAGGTAAGGAGAGTACTTGGCGAAAATGCGAATAAGGATATATACCGGAATATGAAAATAAAGGCGACCAAGTACAGAAATGATTACAGGGTATGGTTGGACTATGCCGGGGATTACAGAAACGAAAATATAGAATAACATGAAATATCAAAATTTTATGTGCCCTTATGAGCTTGCGCTAAAGTTGCATGAGTTGGGCGTAAATTCGGAGTCGGAATTTTATTTTGTGAAAGAGATGAAAGGAGGGGGAGCCCAGATAGATTCAGTTACGCAAAATACAATGAGGTATTCATATAGAAAAGAAGGCGACCTCATACCGGCTTATATGAGTCATGAACTTGGAGAGATACTACCAAGTATGATAAATGTCAGTAAATCAAAAATATGGGATGACTGGTTGCAGTTGACACAATATTTCCCGAATAAGGATAGCGAATATTACGAAACTGCCTATGTTCGATACGATGTTTACGATTCACAAACAAAAGTGTATAGTGGATTTGGAGATACAGAGGTAGAGTCGAGAGCGATGCTACTTATTGATCTATTGGATAAAAAGGTATTAACATTAAGTGATTTAAACTTAAATTAGATTAGATGGGAAATCACTGAAATTAAATAGATATATAATTACATTCCTAAATTAAATAGGTAATTATATTAGAAGAAATGGAGGGAAAAGATCATGGAGAAAGCAGTTAAAACAGATATGGAGTATAGGGAGATATTAGAGAAATCATTATCAGCTATTCAATATCTAAGGATACATGGATTCTCGACATACATGGAATCGGAGGGGATTGTAAATAGGATAATGATGTTCAAGGATAAGAATGAGATGGGAGATCAAAAGATCAGATCAATTTAATAGAACTAATTATGACAGTAGAGTATAAGTGTACTGATGTTTACAAGAAGCCAGAGAATCCAATGGAATGGTTGCCATGTCCACGATGCGGCCTCCGGCCTCTGGTCTGGGAGTTCGATAACGGGAGATCCACGGCGTGCGGGTGCGGGACAGACTGTTATCGTCATTGGAGCGTGCAGGCGGAAAGCATTATGTCAGTTATAAAAAGGTCTTACAATGGTCATTCGGCTGAGGCTTATGACATTAATGAGCTTAAAAATAACTGGAATCATTGGGTAAGTACAGGAGAGGTATTATTTATACCGGGGAATGGGAAATGGTAATTAATTAACAATTTAAGATATGGATCATTATTTGGCTACAATTCAAACGATATTAGATAGATGTGAGAATGACAATGCATCTCCTAGTATTAATGACATGGAGATAATAAAAATAAATCTATGTAGAATAATCCAGACTCGTTACGGAATAACTCAGTTATGGTTCATTCCGTTGATAGAGAGAATCCAGAATGCTTGTTGCAAGCATTACAACGATGTTGATCTATCATGGGAGAATTTTATTAAAAGAATGAGTGAATAGGGGAGATAAATATGGATACAAAAGATAGAATCAAACGGGAGCAAAATCAACATATAGGGTTGATTTGTTGCAATATTCATGAATTGACTTATGCGATGCATGAGTTTAACAATGGGAAGTATGACGAAACTCGCACGAAGGAAGTCATTGACGAGATATCTACTATGACCAAGGAGATAGGATGGCCGGTAGTGGTGATGGATACGCTTGAGTATTATGCGGGCAGTGCTGATGATGAGGTTCTGGAAATGGATGTGCATGAGTATGTCGAGAAAAAATACGATGATTATCATATTGTTTATATCTGTAATACGTATAATGATATGGTAGAGAAATTAGATGGTTATATATATGGGATCATGGATAAGGATGGGAAGGTAATATGTGATTTGGCTGAACCGGATTACATAAATCTTGCGAGCGAAGGTATTATCAATGAGGATAATATGGTGGATGATGATATAATAGATCATGTGTTGGGATTTAAGGTTAAAATAGTAATATTAAACGAAGAATCATATGGGAGCTACAATAACCGTAATTGGATCGGAGTGGATATCATTAGATAATTCTCTACCGGAAGTACAGAAACCATGTTATTTTTTGGATAGAGAGAACATTTTTCGTGGGGTAATGGATGAGTCGGGTGACGTATATGAGATATTGGATAATGGCACCAATGATGTTGTATATCATAGCAATATAGAGGATGGATATATAGCTTTTTGGAAACAAGAATTAAAAATGATTGAGAATATGGAGGATAAGAATATTTCAGATAAGACAAGAATGAAGGGCATGAACCAAGGGATATGGCTGGCGGTTCAGGAGCTAGCCCACGACGGGCGATGGACGCAGGCCGCAGAGGAACTGGTGTCTTCTTGTGGATTGACCGAGGATGAATGTAGGGAGCTGCAAGAAGAAAGCGGATCATTCAATGATGAGATGCTTGATTTTATTAACAGCGTATTCGGACATGAGGATATGATAAATAATAGTATAACTTTGGAGAATATAGGGTATCATAAGATAGGCTCTATATTTAAATATAATATTGGTTCGAAAGAAGTAGAACTGGAGGTGGTTGAATCCAGTGACGCTAGTTGTGAAGGATGCGCATTTAATAATAGTAAGAATTATTACTGTAAGGATACCCATTGTATTGATGTAGATAGGAAAGATGATATAGACGTTATATATAAAAAGGTAAAAAGATCATGAGTTTAATAGATAAATTAGAGGATTTGGTGGTTAAGGTAGACACCGAATACCAAGAGAAGATGGAGGCGGTGATCCGGGAGATAGTCCCGGGGATGCCGGAAGGGAATGTACGTCATGCCGCCGAGCTGATGTGCACGGACAGGATGGGGAATATGATGGACATAGATGTTTATATATTAAGGGAAGAAGATAGGCCTTATGAATGCCATTATCTAAAGGATCTATTGGAAGATAGGGTAGCTAGAATAGATAAGATGCATGAGGATAAAAGTTACACATACAATATAGATGATAATTATTGGTGCGCTACATGTGGTTCCCATTCTCATAAAAAGGATTCCGAGACAGGGTATTGCTGGCATTGCGATACGGTTAATTGGGTTAAAGAAGATGGAGCAGATGTTAGGGTATAATTACCAAAGAATAAATATGAATGATAGGAGAAAGGATAGTATTAACTATTAATAATGTTTATTTAATTTAATTCAAAAACAAAATGTCTACTTTTGTAGACACATAAAATTACATATATGAAAAAGAGTGAGTTTGTAAAGGAGTTAGAGAGGATCATTGATATGGTTAAGGCCGAAGATGATGGTTTCGAGTATGGTGGTAAAGTTATTTTCTATAAAGAAGATGATGATAACTATGAAATCTCGGTAAAGAACATTGAGATGGATCTGACGGTAGAGGCCAATACTATGGCTAGTATGGATGATAGGACTTTTGACTGCCTTATGAGTGAGGTTTATAAACAAAAGTTTACAAAGGCTATAACGATGTCGGAGGATGAGGATGATGAAGACAATTGATAAGATGACCGATCAGGAGATATGTGATCTTACTGATGAGCAGGTAGAGAAATTGATCGTAACAAGATGTGCGGAGGAAGGTGTCAGGTTCATAGATGAGCCTCCAATCATGAAGATATATGACTATAAGCCTATTTCTCCATCACATTTCTTCTACTATTTAGAAGGTTTGAATATAGCCGTTCTTGATCAGGATGATGCTATTAAAATAGCTAAGTTCTTAAGTAAGTTTGATTTATACAAGACTACATACGATTTCACTATATCCAATGAGAAGATATATAATAAGTTGGATATAATCAATATCAAACATATTCCAATGTTTGATACAAAAGATGAGGAGTCCTACAAATCTATAAAGGACAAGAATAATAAGATTGAGAAGGAGTATAAAGATCAGGTAGATAAATACAAGGAGAATACAAAAAAGATGTGTGAAATCCGTGCCGAGATATGGCCAAAAGTAATTGATGTAAGGCGCAAAATTGATCACATGAATCATCTTAGAACTCTTTTTATGAAGGAATATCTTCCGTTGGTGGATCATGATACGAATACGGCTATGACGTTTTTCAAGAAAGCTTATGACGTGGATGATGATACGGAAAGATATATTCGTGAAGGGATAAAAGATTATCCGTTGTTTAATAATAATATAGATTAAGATGCACAATTGGTTTAAATGTACGGTTTCTTATGAGACCGATGCCGAGAATGGCATGAAGAAGAAGGTTAAGGAAGAGTATTTAGTGGATGCTCTTTCTTATACCGAGTGTGAAGCTAGAATCATAGAGGAGATGAAACCGTTTATCTCCGGTGAGTTTAGTGTTGATATCAAACGATTCCGGATAGCGGAATTATTCGCCATGGATGGAGACCGGTTCTATAAGGTCACGGCTGATTATATTACGATAGACGAGAAATCGGCCAATGAGAAACGCAAGGCGTTTAACTACATCGTTCGGGCCAATGACCTTGATCATGCCAAAAAGAATTTCGAGGAAGGCATGAAAGGAACCATATCAGATTTCGTTGTCACTTGTATCAAGGAAGAGAAGAAACTGATGGACTTCTACGAGTTTGATGGTAAGATCAGGAATCCGGAGAAGCATGAGGATAGTAAGCAATAAAGCTAGCTATGAGACCACATCATCCGTCGCCGAGAAGTTGATGGAGATAAGCAAGATGGAGGGTACGATTTATCGTATCCTCACATTGTCTAACAAAACTTATCTAGCTTCTAAATTAGGATATAGCAGATCGGGGTTCTATAAGAAGATACAAAACAGGAGTTTTAATATCCGGGAACTAGCTCAGATATTCGATACGATCATCAATTTCAAGGATCAGGATTGGACGAAGGGTAAAATAGATAGGCTTAAGAGGTATAGGGCTATGAGCCTTATGGAGTTCAACAAAAGTTATAAAAAGAAAAAGGCGTAAACTACCCGTAAACTAAAGATTTATGGGCTTTAGACGTAGAAATATCATCATGTATAGAACACGACAACAATTCCCATCTTTCATGGGTGTTTACATACCCCCATGTAGCAATATTTCTAGCAGCGTTAATGTCCGCATCTGCAATATTGCCACAATATTTACAATGGAATCGCTTCCCATTGCGAATACCTATATGTTTGCATTCATGGCATGTTTGCGAGGTATAAGCCGGAGGGACGGCAATGATCTTAACTCCATTCATCTTGCATTTATATTCAAGAAAGGAACGAAGCTGATAAAAACTCCACGAGTTACTTCTTCTTCGAAATGTTTTGTTTCGTCTTTTGGAGTTCATGCCGAATCGGATATTTTTAAGATCCTCGATAGCGATACCCTTGTTTTCTTTCTTGGCCTTCGCAACAAGCCATTTGCTAATACTGTGATTCACGATGGTAGCGAATCTTTTCTCACGTCCTCTCAACCGTTTCAGCAACTTATGGCAGTTGCGGGTGCCTTTGGACTGAATAGAAGCTCTTACCTTATTATATTTGTCTCGTATATTTTTGACCTCATTGGAAGAAATACTGGTTCCATCAGAGATAGAAACAATATCTGTGATTCCCATATCAACACCAATAAAATCCTCTGCATCCTCTTCTTCCTCATCTGGGATCTCTATCGTTTGATAGAGATAGAATTTACCCTTGATAAGGACGAGGTCGGCTTCTCCTTTTGCGAATTGCATAAGATGAGGACGATAGCAGGTATATGCTATTTTCTCACGCCCTCCAATAAGCGAGATGGAGCATATGGATTTTGGAATATTGTAGGAGAGAACACGACTATCGTATGTAATAGCCCCAAATTCACGGAAACATCTTTGTTTCTTTCTATCAAGCTTATACGCATCTGCGACCTTGCTGATAGCGCGTACGACAAGCTGAGAGGAAAGGCGATACGTTTCCTTTATTGGATAGTAAACCTCCTTATGCAGACCAAATTGCTTAAATACACGTCGCTCCCACGCTATTTGAGAAATAGCGTTGCAAGCCTTATTGAAAACACTAAATGTATCTTTCAACATTTCGACTTGCTTGCATGTTGGAAGCAGCTTTATTTGCAATGTCAATTTCATACAGCAAATATACTAAAAATATCTAATTGTCAAATATTTGAAATAAATTTATTAATCAAAGAAGGGATAGTGGTTCAATCCCTCCCACGAGATAAAGACTTGCGGGTTTCCTTGAACCTGTTTTATGAAGGGTAGGATGTTACCGTGTGAGAGATGCGGAAGGATGGTAACCATAAGGAGTAAGGGGTTGTGTCCCGCATGCAGAGCCAAGGAGCTACCGCCAAAGGAAAGGACGGCGATACGGGTGAAGGCCAAGCCGAAGGGGAAGAGCCTAGCCGTTTTCTTTGGCGCCCATGTGGCTAGGTTGAGTATGACAAGGAGATCTGCTACCGGCGCATACATACCATGCCCGGGGGTAAGCAACATATGCCACTTATACCCTAAACGGAAATATAAATCAGTTGCTGAGGATAATGATAACATTATCTACTTGACGGCTGATGAGCATACAAGATTCGATTATCTATTAGATACGATGGATTTCGGCCGGCTCTTGGACGAGTTTGGCAACGTTTGGCTGTTGGCAGCCAGAAGGATGAGGGATCTCGCACCTAAAGTCGAGGAGGATGGTAAATTAAAAACCAGATTATTATTATGGATAGAAGAAAACAAAAATTACTTTTAGCTCTTGGATACGAGGCTATAAGTGATACGATATATAAGAAAGGAATGGATATGGAAGTCATAAGCGATCAAGAATCGTTTGATGATATGAGAGTTCGTTTATCCAAAAAACATCATGTGGTTATCACGGATGATGGTGTTGTAATAGAGTTTGTTCATAATAAGTCAATGGACGAGAATGCGCCATCATATTACTGGCGATCATCATTACCAATATTAAGATCATATCATACAGATCCTAAATTTACCGCTTTCTTTGGCATATTAGATGTTTTGTCAACGATCCCAAAGAAAGATATGGATGAGGAGAAAAAGTCTGTTGAAGAGCCTAAAAAAGAGCCTAAAGAGGAAATGGAAGTTGAGTATGATCTGGAGACCGAACAGCAGTATTATGCCGCTGAATGGATCAAGGATATCCCGACACCAGTCTTATACAGAATGACCGTGGCTGGCAAGCGTGTTTATTATGAAATGGGAGCTGATGGATACCCTATCATATATGATGGGGCTACCAATAATATTGCGAATGGGTATTGTGATACTTCCGGGGCATTAGAAAAATGGAAAAATGAGATGAGACTCAAGGGTAAGGACCCAGACGAGTACGCTAACTACCGGGCTGACTTGGGTACGATCATGCATTACTTATTTGGATTGTATCTGACGGGAGTTAAGATAAAACTGATTCCAACATGGATAAGAAAAGCTGTCAAGGAAGCTAAGTTGAGAATAGACAAGTATAGGATGGAGCGGATATTAGTGGATAATATGGATGAGTTGATAGAAGACCTAATATCATTCGCTATATTCTGTAAAGAAAGACATGTAAAACCTGTGTTGATTGAGAAGATGTTGAGGTCAAGGAGATTGAAAGTGGCTTCCTCTGTGGATGCTGTGGTGGAGATGGATAGCGAGCCGGAGATGGTGGAGATAGAGATCGAGACAGGAGAGTTCTATAAGACTGGAGCCAAGAAAGGTCAACCTAAGACAGAGAAAAAGAAGATAAAGAGATGCAGGAGGATATTCGCTATATTAGACTTCAAATCAAACAGGAAAGGCAATTTCTATGATGAGTATGCTTTTCAGCTTGAGTTATATAGAAGAATGATATTAGAGAACTACGGAAAGATATTGGAGATAGAGGAGATATATAACTTCGCTCCGGGTGATCCTACCGCAAAGACCAGCCAGTATAAGCTTAAGAGACAGACCGATAATCCTATATTGAATATGGCTACAGTCGTATATCTCCAAGGTAAGTATAAGTTCGAGAAAACCAATTATACGGTTACATCAAGAATAGGTTCTTTGGATATAGAAAGCGATTTTGAATTGAATGGCTTGATAAGAAAAGAGTCATTGAGGGATTATATATATAGGGTGATGAGTGAGAGGAAAGCGTGATGGAGTTCAGGGAGTTTAATAAGAGCGTTCACAGATATGAATTGGATCATAGTAAGCCAAGAAAGAAGCTGACGTGCCCGCAATGCGGCAGGGATAGATGCTTTACGCCGTACGTAGATGTAACCACCGGACAGATAGTAGGGGAACAGTTTGGGGTATGTGATCACAAAAATAAATGTGGTTATTTTAAATATCCAACAGGCAATGAGCTTGGGAGCAATGATCTTTTTACCGATTCTAACAAAGTGCTAAGAAGATACAGGCCTCCTGTGGACCCAGATATAGCCAACTGTATCCCAGTAAACAAGATGTTTGAGACCCTTAATCCTTTCGAGGCATCCGATCTTCAAGATTATCTATCCAATATCTTCGGATCGTATCATACCAATAGGGCATTTAACTTGTATAAGGTGGGGATGATGAGATTCGGGGACTGGGGTAAGTGCTGTGTGTTCTGGCAACTGGATAAGAATTGGGTGGTGCGGACCGGGAAGATAATGGACTACGGGCCTGACGGGAAGAGGGTAAAGGTTCCCATGGATCATGTATGTTGGGTGCATATACTGGACGGTCAGGATTACCTGCTTAGGCAATGCCTGTTCGGGGAGTTCCTTATCAACTTCTATCCCAATGACGCTCCGGTGTATATAGTAGAGTCAGAGAAGACGGCTGTTATCTGCAACATCGTGTACCCTAGTAGATTGTTCATGGCCTGTGGCGGTATCCATATGTTGAAGAGGAAGATGGTAGAGACATTGGGTAGGAGGCGGATAGTCCTGTACCCGGATAAGGGCGACGCTTTCAACGAATGGAGAAAGAAGGTAGACAAGGATATGAGGGGGATGAATATAGAGATAAGTGATTTTCTAGAATCAAAACCCAATATAGATGAGGGGATGGATATAGCGGATTATTTTATAATTAAACAAATTTACAATAATGGCAAAGGTAGTTGATAATTACAAGGGATTCAAGGTGCTTGAAATAACAAGACAGGAGATGATGGATAAGCTTACCAGATATGGGTGCTTAGGTATTTGCGATATGTGTAACAGACCTACATCCGTAGGTTATTACGTGGCGGTGATCAATCAATGGATGTGCAAGGACTGTTACAATGATTTCATCAAGTCAATTGACAGGTATGAGGAGGACATGAAAATAGAAAACAAGAATTTTAATAGATTCTGCAATCTATTTAATGTTAAGATGGAGGAGACGGTATGAAAGAATTGTCTTTAGCCCAGAAAGCTATGTTAAACGGGTCCATATGCCCATACTGCAAGAACCCGTCCACTATGATAAATACGGTAGAGGGGAAGCAAGTAGGGTGCGAGAAGTGTGGGGCTTGGATGAGGTCTGATTCGATGGGTAAACCAGTAGGGAGATTGGCGAAACCAGAGCTTCTTAGGGCCATGGATATAACAGCTATTGAGATCGATAGGTTCTTGAAAGAGTCGAGTTATGAAAGGAAAAACTTTTACAAAGAGTTATCCAGTGAGCTAGGAATACCAGAAGAGCATGTGTCTCCGTATAAGATGTCCTTATTATCATTGCTTAATGTTATGAGACATATCAAGGTATATGGGAAGAACCATATACAGATACATGAGGGTACCACGATAGGTAAGGCTTGCTCTAGGCACGGAGCGGTGGCGATCGGGAGTAACGCCTGCCACGGATGCCCGGAGTTTCTGTTTCATGTGGTAGACAATACAACCAATACGGTAGTCTGTGATACAGACATGAGTTATGGAGATTATGTAGGTGAAAACAAATAAATTTGGGCAATAATATCAATAGAATAAAAAATGAAAGTAATTTTTATTCATAAGCCAACAGAATTTTATGTTGGAGGATCGGTGTACAACAAATCTTATTGCAAGGATAAGATGATAGAAAAAGGCATCAGCGAGAACCGGGCAGAGATGCTTAGTGATATAATAGGTCCATACGTATGTGTGTGGGAGATAAAGGACGGAGATGATCCTTACGAGAGCATGAGAAGCAGACTCGGAGATAAAGCCTCATATTTAGATGGAGAGGATATTATCGTAGAGGATTATAATTATGACGAGGAGGACGAGGATGGGGAGATCGACTGAATACTATAGGACACATCCGGAGGCCAGAAGAAAGAAAGCCGAGACGGATAAGAAGATCAACGCCCGCCCTGAGCAGAAAGCCAAGAGACGGGAGTTGGGTCGCAAGAACTACAAGACCGATAAGTTGAAAGGTAAAGCCTATCGGAAGGGAAAGGATTTATGCCATACGGCTAAAGGACTTAGATATAAATCAAGATCAGCTAACAGAGGGTCTAAATCCGATACGGCTGGCGATAGAAACGCAAGAGGATGAGTGAGGATAGGATATGGAGGTCATCCAAGGAGATTATCATGGATGCCTATGAGAGGATAAGAAAGTATCAGTCGGGAGAGCTTCTCCCGGCTCGTACTGGATACGCTTATCTTGACAAGGCGTTGCTGGGCGGGTTCTACCCACAACATGCGGTGGCTATCGGCGCTAGGCCCGGAGTGGGCAAGTCTTATTTGGCTCAGAAGATTATGAGCGATGTAATGAATGTTAATATCAATCCCCAAGCTGATGATTATGTATGGCTCAGATGTGAATTTGAAATGAATCCAGAGGATTTGATGTTACGTTCACTATCAAAAAAAATGGGAAAGGATATACAAGATATTCTCCTTAACGAGATGTCTGATGAAGAGATAAAGGAAATGCAGAAATGTCTTAAGGAGGAAAACTCCAGCAGAATAACATACATTCCTAAACCATCGACAGTAGACGAGCTTCAGAACTTCTTATGGAATAGTTATATGCCAGCGAACAAGGATAAGAAAATGGTATTTGTATCCATAGATCATACAGCTCTTATACAAGGCACGGGTGACGCTAAGAGGAATATAGATAGTCTGATAACCATGTGTAATATAGCTAAAAGAACTTTTCCCAATATATTCTTTCTTATAATATCACAACTTAACCGTGATATTGAGGGAAGACGGGATCCTAAGGATCATATGCCAAAACAATCTGATTTCTATCAATCAGATACATTGGGGCAATTGTGTACGGCTATGGTAGCGTTGAATATCCCAAAGAGATACGGCTATTCATCATACATGCAATTCCCGCAAGGCTGGTATCCTAATCTGGAACGTTTTAAGAGTGAATCAAGGCGCTCTTTCCGTGTAGATGGACTTATATTCCATCATATAGTAAAAGTCCGTCAAAGATCATTAGAGGAGATTGATGCGATACATGTAGATATTATGAAAGGATATGAGCGATATTATCCTGATGGAGGGGTGGTGCGCCAAGAAAGACCAGGAGGCTCGGATGCCCCTGTGGGTAGCGGCAAGCCGGACACGACAGTCGTTACGCTACCGCCCCCGCCTCCCAGTATTCCATTGGAGCAGCAATACATACCGCCTAGCGATGATTTTAATGTAGTACATGACGAAACACCATATTAATCATGAGACTTAGAAAGAATTATTTGCTTGTTATTATGAAAGGCATGGAGATGTTGTTAAAAGCCAACTTCTCCACCGAGAATAAGATGGGCATACGGGAGATTATATCCTATTTAAAGGAGATGTCTGAATACAGCATCAGGTATATCATCAACCGGGAACGGGAAAAGGAGATCATTAACATCTGCGAGGAGGTATCCAAAAAAGTTCAGGAGTATAAGAGGATGAACGACAACTCTATGGTATTGGAATTGGAGAATCTAAAGCGGGAGGTTGTAGCGGTAGAGGATCTTCTTAGCTCCTACAAAGGCGTTCTTGACGCTGAGCTGGTGATAGCCGAGGATGATATCAGGATCATACGGGATAAGATCGCTATAAGCCTGAGAGAAGACGGGACATGCAAGAGTATGACCGACGCCGATAAAAGAGCTAGGGTGGATGTAAGGTACGAGCGGGCTTTAGAGGATTATCGAATCCTTCTAAGATGCGCTAATACGGTTAGGGCTAAGATGTCTGTCATAGGGCATCTTAATCAATCAATAAATCAATCTATATCAGTTGGTAGGGTTAGTATGGCTAACGAGTCTTATACAGTTAAACAATATGAAAAAGGGAAAGAGATTATCGAAAGCAGACGCCCTTAGGGTGTTGACAAGGGCTTACAATCTAATAAAGAATGATAATTATACGTTTATGTGCGGAGCAATAGAAAAGGCAGCGGTTGAATTATCACTTGCTGAAAGATCATGTGTGGCGTGTTATCTTATACCAGAACTGAAGATGTTCAAACCTGTAAACAGAAAAAATGGAGATTTTTGGTTTCATTCATCAAAGAAAAACATAAGGTTACATATAATAGATACGCTAATAGATATATATAACGGAAATGATCATCCCGATATAGTCGAGAGGGTAGCCAGAAAGATCAGGTCAATATTTTAACTCATTAGCTTATGTATATAAATTTTGAACAGATGATGACATCAGGATTAACGATGTCTGATGTCGGGTATCTTTTGATGATCCGGCAGAAAGAGGAGATGGCTAGCGTCATTCCAAAGGAGAAAATAGATAGTTATAAAGCATCTGGTTATATCGAGCTTCAGAAGAATGGGAAGTGGAAGATAACGCCAAGGGGAGGATCGCTGCTGATGCTGATAGAGACACCCGGTCTGACACCGGAGGTCGAGGGGATCCGGGACCGTATTGTCGGGGTATATAACGATATGGGTAAGGATACAGGAGCTATCAAGGAGGTAGAGAAAAGACTCATCTGGTTCGTGGCTAACACCAACTTCAAGGAAGAACCTATAGTAAGGGCCGTAATATCCCATATAGACCTTAAACGTGAATATACGATGAGGTTGGATAACTTGATATGGAAGCCGTCAAATGTCTATAGCGTACATATGAGCTTATCGGAATCAACGTTATTCGATACGATCATAAAGATGTATGGCATGACATCCGATCTATATCTTAGGGAGAACAAGAACAAGGAACTGGCATGGCTGTTCGCCGTAAGCCGACTCCCGGATCCTCCAAGGAAGATGGATAAGGAGTATACTATTACTGGAGATGTTAAGATGGACATCGAAAGAATATCAGATATAAAAAAAGAATTAGGTAGAAGATTAAAAATATCGATTTAAGAGTTATGAAAAGAAATCAAGTATTAGGAGTAGTAATAGACGCAATATTTGCGAAAACATCTGAGTTTGATGATATTGAAGACATAAAGGAAGATAGTAACCTATCGTCCGATATGGCTATGGATTCATTGGATCTTGTTGAGGTGATAATGGATATAGAAAAGATGACAGGTGAATACATACCAGATGAGGTGTTTCGCAATACCCCTTGCGATGAAATAACGGTAGGAAGTTTAACTGATATGTTGTATGTTTATTTTAAGGACAAATAATGGATTTCGGATATGATGATTGGGAAGAGGGGCTAGAGACCCCTCTTGTCGATGATTGCGATGACGATCACAATGAGGAGGACGAGTATGATTTCGGCTAAAGAACTAAGGATAGGGAATCTTGTAAAAGACAAGGCTGGCAATATATGGAGAGTAGGGTGCGTTACTGGTATTCGTAATGAAAGTAAGTCATTGATCCTTGAACGTGAGGTTGATGACGGGATAATGAAATGGTATTCCGGGGAAGATGATGTCATGCCTATTGAGATAGATGATAACCTGCTTAATACCATCAGGTTTAAGCGTGATAAAGGACGGGATGTATATCGAGGCTACGGAATATCTATAGAGATTTTTGATGATGGGTATTATCTTAGCCTTAGGGATCTGGAAGACGATCTAAGCGATCCTATTCAGATTAAGGATCTTCACCGTCTACAAAATATATTAATAGACTTATACGGACTTGATATAAATATAGATAAACTTTATGGTAATACCGGAGAATAATTTGTTATGTAAGGTTATAAACGGAGAAAAGGTTCTCGCCGCCTCTTACTCGCAGATAGACACGTTCGTCCAGTGCCCATATAAATGGTATAAGACTTACGTGGAGGGTCATAGGTCCACGGAGAAGCATGAGGCTACGTCATATGGCACGGTTATCCATCAGACGATGGAGTATTTCTTCAAGAACGGATGCAGGCCTTCTTATGAGGATATGAGCAAGGCATTCAACTACTACGCCGATATAGAGCAGATTCCTTTCGATAGCGTAAAATCCCAGATCGAGTCTATGCAACATGCGGCTAGGCTAATAAGATGGATTGTGGGGTTGTTTGAGAAGGATGCTGCTGGCAATTATAAGAAGGCATGGTCTGATCTTACGCCAATGGAGAAGGTGGTCCGGGGGTCGAGACCGGCCGGCGTGGAGGAGGGCTTCGTCCTGCCTTATAAGCTACCCAAGCCACTTACCTTGGATGGCGTGACGTACGATAAGGTACATATCATAGGATCGGTGGACTGGCGTGGAGAGTATAAGACAAAAGACAGGATAGCTATGTATACGATAGACTGGAAGTCCGGGAGAAAATTATTCGATGAGGATAAGCTGCTTCACAATCTCCAGCATCCGATATACGCCTTCTACATACTGAGAAAGTACAAGGTATTACCGGATATGTGCAGCTATTTCTTTACCCGCATGCTGGACAATCAGAACGTGAAGGTAGATAAGGAGAAAGTAGAGAGATCGGTCAAGGAACTTAACGATATTCTCCTTGACATGTATGATTTCGAGACAAATAAAATAGATAGCTATCAAGCTCACGTTTGGGACGACGCCAAACAGGGGTATAAGTACGAGAAGCGCTACCTCATGGGACGCCAGCCGGCCTGCCTTGAACCCCGCCCCAAGCCCTTGTGTTTTTGGTGCGATTTCTCGATCCACAAACAAGGGACATGCAGGTACTCATCGGATTGGGATGAGTCAAAAAGAAAGAATAAAAAAGATTAACTTTATTAAAAAGCCTAGGTAAATATCTAGGCTTTAATTATATTTGTGTCAATAAATAAATGATTATGGATAAAAACGAAAGAGAAAAACAGGTATTGGATCTTCTGATGTCTAGAAAGGATATTAGGAAATTGGTAGAGAAATCAAATGAATGTTATTCTAAAATGGATTTCGTTGGTGCCATGAAATGCCGGCAGGAGATAAAGGATATCGTAGACCGGGAATCGAAGATCATGTTGACAAAAAGCGAGTCCTTGGTGAGTTTGATGAATAACGCTGATAATGAATATAAATTCAATATGCTGGTATGGCTACATTCCATGATGTGTATGGCGGATGTATTTAACGGGATATTGGAGGATTTTAAGGATGGGGTAAGGAAAGCCAATGGCAACTCCAAGTTCGTTAAGTTCGATAATCTGGATCGGTTAATGGCAGAATGTAAAAAGGAGATTGATTACCTGATGAAAGGCACAAGTAAATCATTTCAAATATCCTTTGCCGTAAGGAGCGATGAGATGAGAGAGATGATAGAGAATATGGTTGGGGATAATATCCGGGAAGGGTACGACATGTTTAAGGAAGAGGCTAAGATGACCAAAGAGACAGACAGGAGCAAGATAGAGGAATTTAATAAAAAACTTGACCATGATCAAATGCAATATAAAGCTAGGTGATATAGTCCATACCCAGATAGGGATAGGAGAGGTGATAGCCATAAGCAAGACCAAAGAGACTTTGATGGTAAAAATGGACGATGGTCGGGAATGTGCGATAAGACTAGAGTACGTGAAAGACGTTTTTGATAACTACAGAGATGACATATAAATTAAGGCCATATCAAGAGGAGTGTGTTAAAAGTATCTCCGATTACATAAACTCTGATAGACATGATCCGGTATTGATCATAGGTCCTGTAGGTTGCGGTAAGTCACTTCTGATAGCAGAAGCGGCTAGATTGATGGGAGATAAGACGCTGATTTTACAACCATCAAAAGAATTGCTGCAACAGAACCACGACAAGATAACGTCGTATGGCATACCGGCTACCATCTACTCCGCTTCCTGTGGCAAGAAAGAGCTATCTAACATGATATATGCCACGTTAGGATCTATCAAGAAAGTTGTTGGTCAGCTTAAGGAGATGGGAATCAGAAACGTATTGATAGATGAGGCTCATGCCGGATACAGTCCTGAGGATGGCAGTGAGTTCATGACATTCATGAATGAGCTGAAGCCGAGAAAGGTGATAGGGTTTACAGCCACGCCATGTAGACTTAAAAACATGTCGATAGGACAGACATCGTATTCCCAACTTAATTTCATCACTCGTATGAGACCGGTATATTTCAAGAACCTGATTCACGTGATACAGGTAGAGGAGATGATAAGGCAAGGATTTTGGACACCTCTTAAATATGAGACATGGGATTTCAATGGAGATGCCCTTAAACTCAATTCTAACGGCTCCGAATATACGGCTGAGTCTATTAGTGAGGCGGTGAGAAAAAATGGCTTAAACAACCTTATTTTACGTCGGTTGATGGTATTAAAAGACATCTGTAGATCTATACTGGTGTTTATGGATTCTGTTGAGAGCTGCAATACTGCCGCCGAATGGATGAACGCCAAGATATGTGCCGGCATTGCGGAGGTGGTTCACGGAGGCACGCCAAAGAAGCAGCGGGAGGCTATAGTCGAGGGGTTCAAGTCAGGTAAGACGAAGGTAGTGTTCAACTATTCCGCCCTCGGTACGGGATTCGATCATCCGGGTCTGGATTGCGTGATAGTAGGAAGGCCGACATTCTCGTTCTCGTCGTTTTATCAGTGGCTTGGAAGGGCAGTCCGTATAAAAGACGGAAAGGATAGTGCTTTGGTCGTTGATTGTTGTAACAACTCGTCAAGGTTCGGTGATATAAGGAAACTTAGTATAGAGAACTACAAGGGGTATGGATGGGGAATGTTTATCGGCGATAAACTAATTACCAATATCCCGATGGGGGATAAGGTAACGAAAACAGATCTGGATATCAAAGCGGCCAAGAAAGATCGTAGGAGGGGGCTGGCGCAGGGCGTAACCGCCGCCCCTATCCCCGGAAGACCGGATCATTCCCTTGGCTCTACGTTGATGACATTTGGCAAGTATTGTGGATGGATGTTTCATTCTATCCCGGTATCGTACTTCAAATTCATAAATGAGACATTTGACTGGAGTAATGATCGAAACAGGGAGATAAAAGAATATATAGATTTTTTAATTAAAAACAATAAGTTATGACAGGGTGTATATATCATGAGGCTGATCTTGACGGTGTGATGTCCGCGGCCATAGTAAGTAAATATTTTAAGAGAAGGGATATTGATCTACTGCCTTACAATTATGGGAAGGAGATACCTGATGTTAGTAAGTATGATAAGGTATTTGTAGTTGACGTGTCATTTGGAGACAGAACAAGCTTGCTGTTTGATGAATGGAAAGACAAAGGGATAGATGTCACATGGATAGACCATCATAAGACGGCGATAGAAGCTGTGAAGGACTATAATGTCAAAGGCAAAAGACGTATCGGAACGGCGGCTTGTGAGCTTACGTGGGAATATCTTTTCGGTGATATCGAAACCCCTGACGTGGTAAAATTATTGAGTGCTTATGATGTATGGGATCATGATCGCTTCGAATGGAGTGACGTGCTCTCATTCCAATATGGGATGAGAGGATATTGTGGGCTTGATGTAGATGTTGTTAGTAAGGTGCTAAATAAAGCTGACAAAGGCTTCGTGGATAATATGATAAAAAACGGGGAGGCTATAATAGAGTATATCTTCGAGAAGAACAGGGGAGAGATGAGCATGTTCTCGTTCGAGGCGGACGTGTTTGGTTATAAGGCGATATGTATGAACACCACGGAGTTCAACTCCACCACATTCGAGTCTATGTACGATCCTAGAAAACATGATTTGATGATGCCATTTTGCTGGAACGGGAGATTCTTCAGATGCGCGTTCTATACCACCAAGGAGGAGGTGGATGTCTCGGCGCTGGCACGCAAGGCCAACCCCGGTGGCGGAGGTCATAAGGCGGCGGCCGGCTTCCAGCTTAGCGTGGAGGATATGATGGGATTTTTGAAAGAAAGGAGGATGTGATATGGTAGGGTTGATATCTATTATTATAATAATAGTAATCTCCTTTGCCATGATGATGGAGGGATGGGAAAAATATGATTCACAAAAGTTTTACACAGGGTTGCTTGTAATAGGCATAAGTATCATAATGATATTTCCAGTAATGCAATATAATATGGAGAATATGAAAAGCGTATACAAATTCAAGAAACTTAAAGAGATGAAGCTAGATGATTATGGCTTCGGTCTGTTCGAGTACAATGGTGCTCTTTATTTCAAGGAGGCAGATGGAGGGAAATGCTTTGATGTAAGGAGCGGGAATGAGGTTATTATCGGGAAAGATAAGATTATAATGACCTTGGAGGATTGATCATGAGAAAGCTTAATGACACCAACAGGACAAGGAAAAGGAGCGTACGGCACTCGTGGGTAAAGGCAGGCCCGGGGGTCCAACGCTGCGCTATTTGTGGAATTACGAAGCAAAGCGAGTGGAGAGACGGAAAGACCTCGATTTGTGTACATCTATCATCTGGTGAGCTTTACTCTATGACAGGCGAGACACCGGAATGTAGGGATCTTAGTGAATTTTATATATAATTACATATGAAAGAGGAATTTGGTAAATACGAAAAAGTTGTTTATGACGGTGAGGTATTTGAGGTACTTGAAACCGCCGATCGTACAGGAATGATGAAATTAGGCCCATTATTTAAAGCATCATATGAATATGCTTGGGCTGACGAGGAAATGGTTGTATCATTAAACAGAGCTATTAAATTAAGGATTATTGATGAGGAAACGGTCGATAAGCTTACGGATTATAGCTCTATCGGCGAGGGTCTATGTAATACCAATGAGGGGAAAGCGACAGACGCACCGTTCGTCGGGAAGGACGGCAGCGGGAAGAACGACCGGGCCGACGGCAAACTCCGGTGGGACCTCCTTCCTTTGGCTGAGATAGAAGACATCGTGAGGGTATATACAGAAGGTGCCAAGAAGTATGCTGATAACTCATGGCAAGATATACCTGATGGATTTAATCGTTATCTAGGTGCACTCATGAGACACTTGGTCGCTTATACGAAAGGGGAGAGATATGATAAGGAGGGATTCATGCATCTATCCGCCGTATGCTGGAACGCTATAGCATTATTATATTACGATAAACATAACAAAGGGCTTATAGAATGGAAGAGTCAGGAGAAAGAGTAGAAGATGAGAGATTAAGAGCTATCGACAGAAGGACTGGTAAATATGTTGATATAATCAAGCGTACCATTTACGATGATAGTCCATTCCCAATAGTTCAGTATCTCAATTATAGTTATGATAAATTGAATTATGATTATGTAAGATATCTGAATTTTAATATAGACATAAATTGGGAGCAGCGTAGATATCAAATCGTAAAGGATTTATTATCTAACAATTTCGATGGGAGAAAGATGAGTATAGATGAGGTAGATAATGCTATATTTACCGCTGATTTGATTATTAACAGATTAATAACTATTTGAGATGGTAAGAATTGATTTTTTCACGAAGAAAGACGCTGAATACAGCGACTACATGCGATATATTATCGCCAACACATTACAGGAGTATGAGGGTGAGGTCACGTTGAACCAGATCCCGGAGAACAAAGCCACGGAGGAGGAGATATCCAAGTACGGTATAGAAGTATACCCTACTATCATCATCAGCGGTGATAACATGGATGGCTTTAACAAACTTGAGGGGATGGCCAGAAAGGCTGATCTTATTAACGTCATGTCGTTATACGACAAGAAATAGGCTTATGACGATAAGGGATAAATATTTTGGTTGGAAAGATATATTCTTTGACAGGTTCGTGCATTGTTGTAATGAAAAAAGTGACCAACCACAAGGGAGTAATATACCTCTAGCCAAAATAAACTTCGATAACAAGACAGGATATGTGGAGGACGGGACTATTAATATAGCCGAGCTTCTTCAATATCTTTGGATAAATAATAAGGTCTATAGGTGTGAATATGCACCCATAGATATATCCTCTGTCTTGCAAACATTGATTAGATTGACCGAGAACGCTAAGTTCATATTTGACGACCAACCCGGCATACATGATATGATCCCATATAGAGGTTTTTTTCTTAGAGATGATTTTTTACCCGGGAAAGATTATTCACTTGATTTGGATAAAATAGTGAGCGGGATGGGTGGATGGTATGGGGAGGATGAGGATCCATGTTACTCGATGTTCGTCAGTCAAGATCAGATATGGAACTTGAACCCGATATTGAAGGTATTAGCTGATGAGGGATCTATTCTAGCCAAGGAACTTGGGTATGATATGAACTCATATGTCAGCGATAATGGATACACGATATACAACCCCTACCTCTCGTGGATTAATCATTACTATCATTATTGCCCGACATTTAATGAGGATAAGCTGAAACCTTGGGATAGGGTGGAAGACAGAAAGAATAAATTCAAGATGACGGATAAGGTTAAGAGAGGCGCCAATAATTGGTATTATTCAGGCGGGACTATATCTTGTGTGGATAATTTCTTGGGGAAAGAATACAGGAAAAATCTCCGAACCTTCATATATCGTGGAATAGTATTCTTTTTAGATCGGATATGGCATACACCATTGTTTGAGAAGATGGGCGTGAAAATGAAATACAACGCTTATTATTGTTATGCCGCTACTTCCGGGATATGGTATGATAAGGGATTCAAGGAAAGACTAGCCAAGAGGTTTAACAAGTCGCTGGGCGGCGACGGGGAACTGTTCGGGGCTAACCTAGCCTGCATGGTATGTGACCGTAAGGATATCGATTGGGAGGCGCTTCGTTTTTGGCTTGACAAATACGATGATCCTACTGATAAGGGCATGGTGAATAGCCCTATTCAATTTATGTATTTATATTTATATTACACTTTTAACAAATAATTTGAAATGAAGAAGATAAATAACTGGGTTATAAGAACATTTGGGTTGAGAGGCTCATGGAGCTGGGCTAAGAAACAGATGTTAAATGGAGCGATCATTAAACGTAAGGCTACTACAGGGACATACAAAATAGCTATTGATGATGACAAGAATAGGTTACTTGTAGCTACATGGGATCATCTAGATCAAAGTCCTGTATGGGAAAGGTGCCCGCATAGTTTATTAGATGAAGATGCGGTTGATTATTTTGTCACAGCTCATAAGGAATTATCATATGGAGGCATAAAGATCAGGATGAAAGATGAATTTAATTGTAACGATAAAATATCGAAAGTATGAAAAAGATTACCGATAAAGACGTAGAGGCTCTTAAAGCCGGGAAGAAGGTGACAAAAGGTTTTATCCATATGCAATTGGATGATAAGGGAAGATTGAACTTGTGGAGTGATATCAATATAACTGACAATGGTGATTATATATAACTTTACACCGGGTTTATATAGTTACGATTAACAAACGATACCGGAGGTACGCCGGGAATTAAAGCACGTGAAGAGACCTCTTTAGAATCAGTTTCGTGTAAGCGGATTCAACAATGTCCCTATGAAGCATGAAAATATGCTTTTGGTGTAGAAAAGTATATAAGTACCTAACATTATAATATAATTTAAAAGATGGCAAAGAAACAGTTAAAGATCCCGTTTAAGGACGGGAGACCATGTAAATGGGTTAAGGATGTTCATGATGAGGAACGTGATAATTATGAGTTTGATGAATGCCTTGAGATACACGGATTCGTTCGTGGATGCTCTTCGGCTGTAATGATATTAAGACCGGCAAATGATCATGGGGAGGATTTTAATTATGCCAAAAGTGTCTATTACCAAGTATTCTTGACAGACAGTAAGGAAGTAATACAGAATATGATGCATGGAATCATATATGGTAAATGGACTTTTGTTAAGAGAGGCGAAAATTTTGGTATAAAATTGGTTAAGGTCTTACCTAAGATACATAAAATATCCCTTGATATGATCGCAAAGGATATTTTTAGACCATGAAAATAAATAAAAACAGGATTTATGAAAGCGGAGAAAAATATGACAGTGCAAGATTTGATAGACGAATTGATGCTTGTCAAGGATAAGAGTAAGGAAATAAGGGTTGTTATAAATACGAATGATTATATAACATCCTACCCTGCCTCTTTATCTGATATGTCTATAAAAGAGAAGGGAGATATAGTCAATGATCATTTTGATGATACAATTGCTATAGAATTGCATAAATAAACGATAAACAATATGAATGTATTATCATTGTTTGATGGGATATCATGTGGATATCTAGCATTACAAAGAGCCGGTATACCTATTGGGACTTACTATGCCTCAGAGATAGACAAGACATGCATAAAGGTAAGTCAAAAACATTTTCCTAATATTATTCAATTAGGGGATGTTAATAACTGGAGAACATGGGATATCCCTTGGAAAGACATAGATCTGGTCATGGGAGGGTTCTGTTGCCAGAGCTTCTCCAGCTCAGGTAAGGGTAAGGGGTTCATGGACGCTCGTGGAAGGCTTTTCTTTTGCTTCTCGGACATCGTAAAGCATTTAAGGAAGGAGACCAAAGGTAAGGTCCTGTTCTTGGGCGAGAACGTCCGGATGCGGGATGAGCATCGCCGGGTGATAACGGAAGAGCTGGGCGTGGAGCCGGTGGAGATCGATAGCGCCTTGGTCTCGGCACAGACCCGGCATCGTCTTTATTGGTGCAATTGGTCGGTAGAAATGCCGAAAGACAAGCATATATCATTGGATGATATTTTAGAGCATGACAAGGGATGGAATCCGGGAGCCATAAGAGGAAGATATATAGGAGTCATTGTCGGTAGAAGGATAGGAGAGGACGGGCATCGAAAGGATTATGACAAGAACGTGAAAATAACGCAATGTTTGGAGGTAAGAAGGGATAAAAATACTGTTTCTATTAAGAAAAGTAATTGCCTGACAACAGTCATGAAAGATAACGTGATATCATCATTACCGCCCGGAAGATATCTGAACGCCTTTGACCTGAAAGATAAGTTCAGATACCTGACTCCTGTGGAGATATGTAGGCTACAGACATTGCCGGATGATTACCTTGATGGGATAGCCCCGAATACGGCCATGTCTTTAGCTGGAAACGGATGGACAGTGGATGTGATAGCCCATTTGCTAAGAAGCATAGAGCGTAAGCAGATGAATGATATTGTAAAGGAGTTTCGCAAGATCACTGATGAGCTTATGTTCGGATCATCAGAAACGGGTACTAATGTGACATGTGATAAACATGAGCAAAATGAAGCCATACGGAAGAGTCAAAACAGTTAAGGGGTCTTCATGGAAAAAGGATATACATCCACCAAAAGGACACAAGAATTGGTGGGAGGATATATGTGATCCTATATCTAGAAGTATTATGAAATTAAATTTCAAAAAGGAAATAAACAATCAAATTTGGTATGAGCAAAAGCAGGGAAATGATTAAACAGGAATTAAATTTATCAGATCAAGAATATAACTTTCTTGAAAAATATCAATCTATGAAATTATCACAGAGGTTTGGTAATGTTTTCGATAGATTAAAAAATGATAAGTCTAAAGCAATTTACACTCATGATGGGTCAATACAGTTGTTTTATATACAAGGTAAAAAGAGTAGATAAAGAAGAATGGGATAAACTTCATAGATCATGATAATTACTAAAAAATGGTCAATGCCAAATAAAGAGACATTCAGCATAAGACCGATAAGGGAACTTATAGATAAATATCGAGAAGAGGGGATGGTTATAGTGGATCCATTCGCCAGAAACAGCGATATAGGGACGATCACCAACGATCTTGATCCTGATACTAAGGCTATGTATCATAAAGACGCCACGGACTTCCTGAGTGATCTTGGCGATAATATAGCTGATATGGTATTATATGATCCACCATATTCCGCGAGACAGGTGTCCGAGTCATATAAAAGGCTTGGAGAATCTGTTAATATGCAAACAACACAATCTAGTTATTGGGCTAGACAGAAGAAGGAGATAGCTAGGATCACCAAGAAAGGCGGGGTGGTCATTACCTGCGCGTGGAACTCCGGCGGTATAGGGGCCGGGCTTGGCTTCGAGCAGCAGGAGATTCTTCTTGTGGCTCATGGGGGATGGCATAATGATACGATAGTTACAGTAGAAAGGAAAATGAAATTATGAAGGAACGGATTTTTACCACAAAAGAACAGGGAAGAGTGCTGGTCGAGGCCGGCCTCCCTATCTCTACCGCCAGCGGCTTCAGAGACAAGCATCTGGATCAATTACATTCTATGGAGGATAACGCTGGTCGTATAGGGCTGATAGAGGCCGTTACCCCTGATGTATCCAATCCTGTTTGGGATGTAGGGACGTTACTGAATTTACTCCCATATGAGATAGAGGGTTCTACATTCGAATGTTATAAGCTAGAACATGCATGGTCTGTAGCGTATAGAGATATAGATGAGATCCCTATATATTGGAGTAGCGAGAGACTTCTTATAGATACATTATTTTCACTGATAACAACATTATTAAAAAATGGATTATATGAGTATAAAACAAACAGCAAGAATAAGGTACAAAACGGAGGATAATCCTCCTATGGAAGGTGTTCCTCTTATAGGATACAGCAAAAAATACGACTGTTGGGTAGCGTTAGTATACAGAAAAGGGGATAACTATTACACCAATATGGAGTGCGATGTTGAATATAAGACATCTCCTCCAGATGAATACGAATACGTATATCCGTGAGAACTAGAAGGGATATATTTATATTTAAGCATGATTAATATTATTTTAATATTATTCATGCTTTTATTTTTGTTTAAATCCTATCTTTGTATCAGTATTAAAAACCAGATTGTTATGAACAAATTGATCTTGAACGATATCCAAGACCTGTGGAGGTGGAGGGAGAAGATAAACATTGATGACTTCAAAGAGGATCCTATGGCTGAGGATATGCCATTATATTTCCCGTGCGCCGTCGTATGGCATGTGGATTATGGTGAGCATGACGCTGATAATTATGTATGTTATGGATTTGTTTATGTAGCAGAAATATTAGGGATATGAATATTAAAAAACAGATAATTCTTGACGATAAAGACTATGAGCAATTAGTGCACGATGCTAATCTCAGTGATGATGAGATAAAAAGCAAAATCGCCAGCGCTCTAACCACCGATATAGTGGTTAGTTTCGATTTCGATGTAAATAAAAAGGTTACGGGGAATATGAGGATCGAAAGCGCCGCCTATAATCTAGGATATAATGAATATGATAATATCGTAAGGGCTAGAGACAAGAATATTCACCATGCTGTTTATACAGCTATATATGATTATCTTGAGAAAATAAAGAGAGATAATAATGAGCTAAGCACAAAAGATTGGATATTATTCACATCTATAATCTTATCTATTTTCGCAATGGGATTTGCAGGTGGATGGTTGGCATTTAATTGATTGAATTATGGGTAATTTAAAAGACATAAAACATGAATAAAAGAAAAGTTAAAAAGAAACTCCATTTAAATAACAAAGGCATTGATGGGAAGATAGCTAATAATACGACATTTGATTTCGATTCCAATATTCTTGAAAAAATAAAAGCAAAGAAGGTGAGCAATAAACTAAATACAGAAGATTGGGCGCTGTTATCACTTATGATTTTGTTTATTTTTGCGATGGGAGTTGTAAGTGGATGGTTGGCGTTTAATTGTTCAAATCATGGATAATTTAAAAGATATACAAAATATGACCAGTAAATTACTATTTTTCGATTTAGAGACAACCGGGGTTAAGTTTTGGAGAAACGGGATACACCAAATAGGAGGGATCGTGGATATCGACGGGCAGGAGACTGAGAGGTTCGACATCCGCCTAGCCCCGAACCCTGCCGCCACGATAGAGCAAGAGGCGCTGGATGTGGCCGGCGTTACCTTGGAGCAGGTGCAGTCGTATCAGCCTATGGAAGAAGGGTACAGGCAGTTAGTTGGTATATTATCCAAATACGTGAATAAGTTCGACAAGAGGGATAAAATGTATTTGGTGGGGTATAACAACGCCGGATTCGACAACAACTTCCTACGGGCTTTATTCCAGCAATGTGGGGATAAGTATTTCGGATCATGGTTCTATCCTAACTGTATGGATGTATATGTTATGGTGACACCATTCCTGATGGGTGTAAGAAACGATATGGAGAACTTTAAGTTGATGACCGTGGCTAAGACCATGGGTATTGAGATTGATGAGAATAAACTCCATGACGCTACTTATGATATTGAGCTGACTAGGGATATATTTTATAAGATAATCAACAAAATGGATGTTAAGTTATGAGGGGAATTTTAGAGGCTATGCATGATTACCCGGATGAGGCGCTTGGGTTGTGTTTCTTTCTGATAGTGATTGTCTGGTTATTGTCAGGTGTATTTGAGAAAAAAGATGAATGATAAACTTGATGAGATACTGGATCTTCTAAGATCTCAAAATGAGATGATTAAGGATATTCACGATTATGTGAAAGAAGTTACCAGCGAGAAGTATATAGGAGAATCTAGAATGACAAGCTTCTCTATTAACTTGGCCGCTGATATACTTACCGAAGCCATTAGCCCTAAGATAAAGGAGATGATGGTGGATCTATTGAAAAAACAAGGATGGAAAACTGAGTGAAATATGGGGACTTATGAGAGAAAAGTAAATCAATTAAAGGATTTGATGAGAAGGAAATACAAATCAGCTTACAATAAATCCAAGGAAATGGACATAGATATAAGCTCAATGACATATCTTCCATGCCCAGACGCATTTAACGTCATAAATATTGAAAAAATGCATGTTATTCTTGATCGGGTCAATAAGATCATAGATGAGAATAAGGATAAGCTCAAGAACCCAACTTGCGCCACTTGTGTACATCTACATGATCGGGAATGGGCGAAAAGATACGGGAAAGTATGCTGCTCCATTTGGCAAGTGTGCGACCATTATATAAACCCTAATAGAAAATATAATAGGGAGCAAAAGACTTATGCGAGACGGCCAAGCAATAAGGCTTGTCCTAATTATGAATATGGTGATGATAATTTTGAAAACAGAAAAAGATGCTTAAAGAAAAAGAATACCCGATAAACAGCTATGGCCCAGTACGCACCAACAAAGACCGGACGTGCGTCTGCTGTGGCGATACGGTTCCCGCTGGTAGCAGCAGGATGATGCCGAGGAACGCCAAGTCCAGTTATTGTCTATGCATATCTTGCTTCAAAAAATGGAAATCTGTTGGTGGAGATCTTAAACTGATGGACAATCTCAGCAATGTGAAGAAAGAGCATATCATATATATGTCTAAGATCATGAAAGGTAATTGTGACATTGTTAAAGGTCATAAGCTTTATATAGCCCTAAAGAAGGCGATAAACGAGAAGAAGGTAGCCGTTATCAGATTCGATACCGACCAACCGATATGTATATCGACAAGAATCATGAATCCTTCATTCGGGGTGATCATGGACGAGTACGGTAAGGATATATTCCAAGGTAACCTTAAGCTAATTAATGTCCCTAAAGGTGTCAAGGATCTAATAGTTAACTATATAGAAAAATATCGTAAATTATGAACTTCAAGACATTTGTATTCATGATCCTTACATTCAGGAGAGTAGATCCTATACCTAAGAACATAGGTCTTATGTTGAGTATAACATTCTGGATATCTATAGTATGGATAATATCCAACTTTGCTATATTGATAATGAGATTAATAAAATAGACAAGATGAAACAAGGAGACGTGATATACAAGAATGGCATGGAGCTGCTTGTAGTATTAAGTTACGACCATAATGAGCCATGTAAGGGCTGTTTCTTCTACAAGAATAAGGCGTGCGGATCAGAAAAACTGATAAAATGCTGGGATTGTAAAAAGGAATATATATTCACGGCTATACGTAAATATAATACGACTGAACTGTGCGGAATAGTAAAAAGATATGAGGAGACGTATAAGATAATACTTAAAACAATCAAGAAGATTGAGAAAGAATGTCAAAAATATGTTATCTGGGATACTGTGCATGTGATGTTGAAAGATGATGGAGAGCTTATTATAAAAGCCTTATCCAAGGATAAATCCGTGCTTTTAAATGATTTCATTATATATGTCAACAATAATGGGAGTATAGATGAAGAGGACTATGATCTATTATTAACTAAATAATTGATAGTACAAATGGACAAATCAAACAAAATAGAGAATCTAGCAAACAAGTATGTTGAAAGGCATATAAGAGATAGACATCTAAGCGATGATACGATAAAAGAAATAAAAATAGCTTATATTATGATTATAAAAGATTTTATAGCTATTGTCGATAAATCTACATCAATGAATGAAAATGATGTGATATATGTAATTAACAGCATATCATCAATATTATATGAACCTATAGACATCTCTAATACCGATAAAAAAATGTTGGAGATAGGGATAGCGCTAGGCTTAAAGGGTGCCATATCATGTATATTTGGTTCATTATCAAAAGATGACTGCAATATAAAAGATGAGATAATTGATATATCTAAACATATAAAAGAAAAATTAATATCAGATAATCATGGATAATAAACAACTTTATAAAATAACGTTGACAAGGGAACAGCTAATGCTGATATCCCAATGCGTGGAAGACATCAGTAGATTCGCCGCTGGCGACATAGACCTACAAAATACGACAGATACGTTGATAAATGATATGGATGGAGCGGAAACGCTGGGGATAAGAAGCTTTATAATCAATAACTCACGAGCGATAAGAAGAAGACTGTTCCCAGATCTTGAGGATTTTGAGCATATAGGGTACGATGGAGGCAGTAAGGATAAGATAAATAGGAAGAGACTTATCGGCAACACCTACCAGATATATAGGTCGATATTACATCAATTGGCCATTGACGAGGACTGGAATAACGTGTATAGTGATATCACGTTACCTTCAGGCGATATGGGAACAATTAAAGTGGAGAGGATTGACGATGATAAGGATAACGACATTTAACGATACTAAAATATGAGCTTATTTGTATGCGCTAAATGCGGTTGTGTTGATAATACCGCCACGTCTAGCTACTGGATGTTGACAAACGAGTATATGGTGGACAAATTCGAGTATGCCAAGGAACTACAGCCGTACAAGGGGATGGGGCTGTGCAGCGAATGCGGGAGGCTTACTACCTCCCCAGACGGCCGTGATGTCGTGGTGCCCGGAAAATGGCACGGGAAGTTCCCGAAGGAGAAAGCTACCGAAGAGCAGTTAAAGAAAATAGGATATAAAAATTTGATAAGATGAATAAGACGAATAAGGTAAGAAAGGGAGAAGTTAGAATATACGGAGGAAAGACATACGTGGCTATTCCGGAGATAAAAGAAGATCATTGTGCAGGATGTTGTTTTTATAACGAGGGATGTTGTTCAATACGTGACTTTGATCATATCGATTTCCCTGATTGCCATAATAGCGGTATGATCTGGATGCAAAAAGAAATTAATATGAGCGATATCAAAGAAAAGGCTATCAAATTAGCCATAGATGCCATGAAGCCCATACCGATATGCTCATCACCATGCTACAATATAAGTGATAACAGATCGCCGGAGGAAAAGCATGAGGAGGAAATGAGGTTCTGTAAGGATCTCAACGACCTTAGATGTGAGATGCTTATTGATATGGCTAAGAAAATAGAGGAGTATTTATCATAAGAGGTGATATGAAAAAAATAATAGGAATAGATTTCGATGGGACATGCGTGACAGACTTATACCCTTACGTAGGAGACAATATCGGAGCCGCTAGCGTATTGAGAAAATTGGCTGATAAGAATCTTCTGATATTATATACGGTAAGAGATGGTAAATATCTACAGGATGCCGTAGACTGGTTTAGATACAATCATATTGATCTGTATTCGGTAAACTACAATCCTGAGCCAGTATCATCATCACCAAAAGTGTATTGTGATTATTATATAGATGATAGGAATATCGGCACTCCACTTACGGATAAAGGATATGTGGATTGGGATAAGATGCTGGTGTTATTAAGACAAAATAATTTATTATAAGATAGGTAATTATATATCATTTAAATTTTGAATCATGAAAAAGTGTAAATTGTTAATAACAGATTTAGATGGGACACTGATTGAGACGGTATCAGGGGATACATTCCCTAAAGGTATATGGGATATGAAAATCAAACTCGACGTGTTTGAGGCTATCAAAAATTACGCTCCTGATGATATACTGATCATATCAAATCAAGGAGGCATAGAAAAAGGATTCGTAGACAGAGAGATGTTTGAGTATAAATTCGATTACATATCAAACGCCTTGGAAGATTACACGGATATATCCGTAAGTGCTTATTACTGCGAAAGCAATAATAAACGCAACGTCAATAGGAAGCCGAATATAGGGATGATAAAAGAGTATATGGATTTCATCGAATACATGAATAACGATGAAGATGAGGAAGAAAAGATCGTATACGATACTATCTTGATGATCGGGGACGCTTCCGGAAAAGAAGGACAGTTCTCCGACTCCGATAAGAAGACGGCGGAAAACTTCGGGTGCGAGTATATGGATGTGGATGATTTTGTGTATAAATATAATAACCGATAACGAAAATAAGAAGGATAGGATGATAATTTCCTATCCTTCTACTATCTTAATCAAATATCTTACCCCCGAAAGAGATGAAAGACTCTCTTGATTGAGGTTTGTTCTTGATATTATATAACGTTTTCTCAAATCCCTTCCTAGTCATATAAACCGTATTCCTGATCCCGGTATCCGTATTGTATCTGTAATGCGCGTAACCCTTCTTCATAACATTCTCTGTCAATATCCATTCTCTCTTATTCTTGTAAAAGAAACCTTGCTCTTGTAAAAACTCTCTTAGAGATCTTTCCGCTATATCACATCCATGAGACTCAAGTTCTCTCCTAACATCACGAATCAACATATCATCACCTTTGTCATTGGCCATAATAGCTGTTTCGGCGAATCCTACCTTAGGGGCTTGTTCTTTAATAATGTTATCGGATATCATCTTAGCCTCCTCCGCTGCTTTCTTGGCTTCAGCTAATGTCTGTTTTTCTTTCTCAGATGCTAATAACGCTTCTAATGCTTCTATATAATTATGTGGAAGGTTCTTTTCTACAGATGCTTCCGTTTTATTTAAAGCATTTGCTGTGCCGTGAAATACGCTTCTATATACATCAAATACTCGTCTTTCTTTCCTTGCTATTAAATATTCCATGCAAGATACAGATATCATATATACAATTGTTGGTCTTCCCCCGGTAGGGTTTTTACCATTTTTGGTAAAAACTTTATAATCAATATCTTTAATAAACCCATTATCACCAGTAAGAACCCTAACAGCCTTACCCTTATCAGAATATATCAAAGGCCAAACCTCATCTAGGTTAACAGGGAAATCCTCTCCGGATTTAACTAACTCAAGAACCTTCTCGAAATACGATCTGATAGATAAATCATCATTCAAAACAATATTACACATGATATAAAAAATAGGCCCAAAAGGAGATGTCGGATCTCACCTCGACAAATCCTAATGAGCCAAAAATATCTTACACATTGAATGACCTTGAAGTGAGATCCCGTCATTCATTGTTTCATAATGCAAATATAGCCAATCAAATTGTCTTAAACAATTGACTGGCTATTTTTTTCGTCATACTATATCAGTTATCTTCCCCTGTCAAAGTACCAATTAGCGTCCTCCCCGGACTCATCCTTATTTCTACCACCTAGAAAGAATCCCATCGTCATGCCGTTGGTCATCAACCAGTAGTCGGACGTCTGTTTAATATCCCTAGCCGTCTTGATATTATACCATTGCTTACCAAACGAGAACTTCATGAGCTGCCTCCATAGCTTGCTCTCGCCCTTATACACGCCGGTCTGGACGGTAGCGAACGGATCCCAATTCCGAGGATCGGTGAGATCACCTAGCTTCCGGGCCGTGACCAGCGGGTCTTGTAACATATCTATAGCGTTAAGCTCCATGAACGGGGATGTCTGGGAAGCGATCTCATTGATCGTCCTGAATCCTATATAGGTAATGAACTGCCCGAACCAGCTATCCTCATTATCCTCCCTATATCCCATCAAAGCCCGTCCTATGGCCATCATCGTGGCGAATACCGCCATATTGATAATAGATCTCTTGATATTAACCTGCTCATAAGGCGTGAGCTTGTCATATTCCTCTTTAAGCACGTCATACACCTCTCCCATACGATCCTCGGACATCGTATTATAGACATTCCCCGCCAATCGCCATAATGTCCTCATATATCCTTCCTCGAACTGATTGGTCTGGAAATTGAAACCGGCTTTCTTATACGCCCGCTGCACGGCCAATATAAACCATCCACGATGAGGAAGCACCATGTTAAGGATAGCGTTCCGGCTAGCCCCCACCCGGTTCTGCTCGTTCAGGGCGCCGTCGCATATCTGCACCATACTCCTGACCCTGCTGGACAATGTAGGTATGTATCGGTCTATAATATCCTTATTAGCCTCGTTTTTAGCCACGATCTTCCCGTCCTTGACATTTACTAAGTTCCATATGGAATAATCCCTTAAACGCTCCCAATCACGTTTAGCCTCATTAGCGGACATATTCCTGTCCTTCATCATCATCTCCTTGAAATTAGAATATGACCAGAACTGACCCTCATACAGGCGGGTGTCATCCATCACCGAGATAATAACCTGCGGGTCCAAAGGAGAGTTCAAAACCTCCATCATCTTAAACGGCAGGTCCCGGAATAAGGTTCTCCAGATCTTGTTGTACGCCGCCGATCGTACACGGTTGCGGACATTAAACACACCTAGGGCCTCTCCAACGACATATAGCTTGTTGGTACGGTTTATGTCCCCGATCTCAGACACGTACGTACTCAACTGCTTCTGGGCTTCCCCATAGGCGTATTTCATGGAATCCTTGCTTATATACTGCCCCACCATACCCTCCAAAAGGAAGTTGGCCTGCCCGGTAAGGGCGCCGGTAGCCGCCACGAACGGGGAGAAGCCTAAGTTGGATTTGGATACGAATTTGGTAAACATAAGAGCCAGCTTATTAAGATCGACCTTATAATTGCCTATATTCCATTCAGCCCGCTTATTGTTTATCCTGACGTCATAGATACTGGCGTTAACCCAATCTTGAAACATCCTATAGGCATGCGTTGCCTCCGGATTCTTACCGCCGTCGTATTGTGTCTCCAGCATCATGTTCCTGTATCCCATGACATCATCCAAAGCCGCTCTCTTATGCTTGTAAGCGGCTGCTTGTAAGGATAACATGGAATAGGAGTACGCGAAATCATGAGATACGTCATCGGCATTCTCTAGCTTACTCAGATAGTACTTGGGGATCATGCGATATTTGTTATCGTTCTCATCAAGCTCTCCTAGGTCTTGCCCTTGACCGTGTATAGGGTCATCCACCCTCTCGCCAACAATATCACGCACGGCGTTGCCGATGGCCGCCTTCGGGTCAACCCCGGCCTGCACCATCCTCTCCACGCCGCCCTTGGATATTTGTGGTATCTGGTAGATGTTCCTGAACCGCTCGTCATAATCCTCCATAGCCTTACGGCTTATGTTAAGTAATTCTTTCCTCATCTCCCACTTATCCTTATTGATCGTAGCTTCCTCCCCTTCGTTGGTAATACCGTATTTCTTGAAAAAAGCCTCGTTCTTGTACTTATCGAACCTAGGCGTATGATACCCATAACCCAGATCGGGATTATAATTAGGATTACGGAAAGAACTCTCGGCATCGGCCTCTTCTAGCCACTGGTTATTGATCGATAAGTCAATCATATTAATATCGAACCCGAAACGGGATACGCTCTCTTCCTTTGATATACCATTTTCCATGGCATCAAAGAACTCGGATACCTTATACGTACCGTTATTTATCTTCCTAACGAAATCAGAATATCCCTTGGGAGAGTATTTTCTCATATAAGGATATAGCCGAGTTCTGGCGTACTCGATAAGTATACTATTAGCCTTACCCATAGCTATATCATTAGCCAGCTTATCACTGAAATCAGGACCGTATTTCTTTCTAAAGAACGCCACCTCCACGGTTGTCCATGACGGGTTCTTCTGTGACAGCTTGGCGGCCATCCTATCTACCTGACTCCGGGAACGAGCAGACATATGTTCCTTGGCGAATTTAATCTCATCCATGCCCTTGTCGTATGCCATGGCATCCCTTAAAGCGTTACGGTAAGAATCCGTGACTCCACTCTCCACCGTATCAGGCATATCCATCTCAATAGCCTCAGCGGAAGCGGCGGCGTTAATAACGCTCTTAGCCTCAGCCAGACGATCATATAACTCGTTTATCTTTCTTAATGAGGCGGATCCACGTAACCTATCGAAATCATATTCCCCGTATCTCGTGCTATCCCGGTACTGGATAAGCAAAGGCCTTAGCTGGTCATTGATCTCGTTTATTGTCGCCATCGCCTCCTCTACCGCCTCTATCCTTGACGATGATGCGGATTGCTCCGTGATCTTATCAACCAGATTCTTGTAATAATCACCCTCCTCGGATCCCCACATATCCTTGGAGAAGCCAAGATGACCGCCAGCTAGCAGGAACTCAAACGCAGCCTTGCCGCCCTCGGACCGCTCTATCCCACGAAGTATCTCCTTGAACTCGGCGGAAGCCCTACGACCCTCGTTGGTATTCCCGAACTCCTCGGCCCACGCCTCGTCCCATGCCTTGATCTCCTCGGACATCATCAGAGCCTCGGATCCCTCTTCCTTTGGTGTCCCATCGGAATACCACTCGCTCTTGGCTATAGCCCTGTCACGTAAAATATCCAGATAAGATCTCCAAGCTATAGGATCGGATTGAAACGCCTTCCAATCGACCTTCCCGTTCCTCACGAACTTATCCATAGCCACATACCTGCTCCTGCGGATACGGGTCATGAAATCGGACGTGGCTTGCGATACCCTACGACCCAGTCTTTCCTCGACCTTCTTATTGACTTTCTCGATCTTATCGTAATAAGCCTGCACCATAGGTTTCTCTCGGTTCTCGTCCAACCACCTATTTATCGCGTCAAGATATCGTTGCTGATCCTCGAACGTCATGTCCGAGATATCAAAATTCTGGATGGTAGGTTTGAATACATGATATACCTCCTTCGTAATAGGCTTATCCCCGTCATATCCTACTATGTCGTCACGGGTCTTCACCTTAAGGCCTCTATCGGATAGAAGAAGATCAATAAGCTGTTTCTCGGTCTTACCCGTAACATTCTTAAGATCATATATATCGATAATAGCCTTAGCCTGCTCGGTCCTGTATAGCAAATCGTATTTAGCGAAATCACGGGACGAGTCAAGGTAATCCGAGTTCTTCCCATTTATCTTCTGTATAAGATCCTCATTATCCTTTATCCCCCATCCACGCTCTTTCATCATCCTAGTCATCTTATTGATATTAGATATACCTTCGGTATGGGCTTCATTATGGGCCTTGGCTAGACGTTGGCCTAACATACCTAAAATAGCGTTACCACTATGCTCCAGCGTACCAAAGAACCGGGACATGACATTGATATCCTTATGGATGTTATTTATCAACTTCTTTATCCCATTCCAATATCTTTCCGGGATATTAAACATCCTGAGCTGTCCATCCAGCCAGTCCTCATTACGATCACTTCGAAGAGCATTTATATCAGACATGGATGTCTCAGCCATACGTAATATATCATCCATATCCTCTACCATGCCAACCTTATTGCTGCCATAATAATCAGCCGCCTGATTATTGACGAATCCACGAAGGTTCCTGATCAGAGGAACTATCTCCCCATATACGTTATCGATAACCTGTATCGTCTCATAATCCAATCCTTTTCCGCTCTTACGTAGGCTACTGGCGACAGTGACCAAATACTCCACCTCAGCCTTGGCGGTCGCTATGACGCTCTTGGTGGATAATAGGTTGTTATTCTTATTTAGCTCACCCCCGACTTGTCTCACCTTCTCGCCTATATCACGAAGAAGGGAGATACTCTCACCGATCCTCTGGCTTTGGCTTGATCTCATCCTCTGCAATCTGGTGTATAGCCTTTCCAATGACCTACCGTTCTTGATCAGCTTATTAGCCACGTCAATGTCCGATAACGAGTACATGAGATGATCGCTATCCTTTAACAGAAGCACGTCAAATGCGCTTGGATCATCAGCTAACGCCGACTCCTTTATCCTATCAAGAACCTTATTCAAGTCTGATCTTTGGGTAGAGAAGAAATTCCTTATAGCCCGGATTATCCTGCCAAACAAGGAGAGCTGGGCGTCCTCGGACGAGGCCAGATCCTCCACCGCCTGTTCCATGCCCGGTACGAACCGCTGGGCCAACGTCTTACCTAGGATCTCCCGCTTCACCATCCGATCCAGTTCCTCCCCTTGGTATTCCTTCCCATACACCTCATAGTAACGACCGGCGAATTGATTCCATAATGGCGTGCCGACAACAGAGTCCAGAACCTCGTCAATCTCCTGTTGGTTACGGTAAGTATCGATCAAGAAATGAGCCACCTCCTCATTAAGATCCTCTACCGTAGCTCCCTCAGCCAAAGCGATAACCCCATTGGCCATATCGGACAATGCCCTAGCCGAAGGCTCGACACCATTACGCATCTTATACTTATCCATATACTCAGACATACCCATCACCCGGATACCTAACGTAGATAAGATGTTGGTGATATCAGTCCTGTTCTGAAGATCCTCCGCCTTCTCGTTCTCAATAACCCCACGGACATTACTTCCGTACAAAGCGTTATCCTCCATCATCAACGACAAGGCTAGCTCCATGAACCCATCATACTTATTATTAAGCTCCTCAAACTTACCTTGCCTTAACATGCCCTTGATCTCCGATCTGCTTACCGTAACCTTCTCCCCCGATGTCGTGATAAGATCAAGATCATTACTTACCTCCGTATCAAAACCTATAGAACCCAATACGTTCATTTCGGAGGACTGACTTCCAAACCTATTCCTTAGCCTAGACAAGGCATCCATAGCGTTATAGATCTTAAGACCATCGGAGTTGCCGGCCCCTGTAAGATAATACCTATCCCCTAACCTTATACGCTCCCCGCTCAACAGACCTTTCTTGATAAGGTAATTGACAAACCCTCCACGGGTACTTATATTAGAATCTGAGCTGATGCCAAGGACCGGGATGAACGAATCACTGTTGTTAAGGGTTATGGAGGACGAGCCAAAGGAGATGTCAGCCGTGCCGGACGGGACGTCGCTCTCCTCGACACTGCCGGCCAAGAACCCGGCCTCGATCCGCCCGCCGGACGAGCCTTTTATGGCGTTGGCGTAAGAGTCGTGTATCTTGCCGTCATCCGATCTAAAGAATAGGCGAGGCTCACCGGAATCATATACCAATCTTGAAGATGGAGGAGTATAATTCTCAATATCATTTAAAGGCAAGACATTGCCGGAGAATATAATCTCACCATCTATATTTCCACCCTTCACCCTAATATTAGGTCGTTGCCCGGTAAAAGCGCTTTCCACGGCCTTCCATAACATACGGGCTGTTTCCTTAATATCTATATTCTCCCTGATAGCCCTTATATCATCCCATGACGCCTCTTTCAGTATCGTATCACCAATATTATCCTCGTTTATGGAATCCAGATCCACCTCCTGTACCGTGGATGTATCTACCACAGCCATATCATTGACATCACCTACCTCTCCGGAGGTAAGATAAGCCACGACATTGTCGCTATTCCCAAGGCTTCTGGCCAACGCTGGGGCATCCATATCGCTTATGGCGGACAGGACCTTGGCTGACATAAGTTGCCCCCACTCGCTGGCGCTAAGTCTGGCACTTATGGATCTGGCCGCCTCCTTATTCCTTGGCACGGATCTAGTCCAGTCTCCGAACTTAGACCTGAACTTATCGTTATAAATAGTCATATAAGCCTCAGCGGCCTTATTAAGGTCACTTACGGCGGCTATACCCGCTATCTTATCGAACAAGGTGGATACCTCGCCGGAAGGGGTCAAGACACGGGTTATCTTACCTTCCTTATTCCTTTTAATTACGCAACTCGACATAACTTCATGTTTTTGACAAAGATAAACAAAAAGCCCCCACAAATAAGCGGAGGCTGATATTCTTATATTCCTTATAGAATTTATGACTTAATCCGTATTCTTGCTATTGATGAACTCACTAACGCAATCACCAGCGAATCCGGCTATATACGCTGCGTGTTCATCCTCTCCAACCTTAAATCCAAGAGACATGTTGCAAAATTGGCATACGCTCATTGCTATATGGAATGACTCGTGACATATATTTCTCATTATTAAATCATCGTCGCTCGAAAAATTCCAAAGTATGGCAAATTTATCATCATCGTCCCTATCCCTTACCAAATTCACGAAAGACGCCTCCTTATCCATATCATCTTCATCTCCCCATTTCCCCTCGTGTTCAGGTTCCATATTCTCGAAACGATCACACAACGTCTTATAATCTAATCAAACCGTGATAATCAAATCCAACGGATATATCACGAAATCAAATTTCTTTTCTCTCATAATCCCTTTAATTTTTCTATAACCTCAAAACACATCTTACACTCAATCCTACGATACAACTGCCTTACGCCATCTATCGTAGTCCAATAACGACCACCCTCTCGGTGCAGGAACTCACTCATTACCTTAGTGTCAGCCACATCATGTAGATCGTATGAGTCAAAACATAACTTACATATATCGTCAAGATCAAAATAAGTAACCTTATTATACGACATACAACGGATTTGTCTCCCATCAGGAACCTGAACATCGAAAACATTTATCTTCTCCATATTAAAAAAAACAGAGGGATGCCGATCCCATCACAGACCGGTATCCCTTATAATAAATTAGCGACGAAAGGCATGGTGATGGACATGCGCCACAAATGTAATTACAAAATTCGTAAAAACAAAATATCAAGGGCAATCACCTATGCATTCGCACGGAGCATCGCTTTTCAAAACCCCATACACCCGATTGTCGCTAGTCAGCCATCGTTTGCCGTCGCTCGTGATATAAGCCTGCCGACATCCCTCCTGATTCACCGTGAGCGTCTTCTTAACACCTTTTGGAGTTGTTATCTCCAGCTCAAGAGTCCGATCAAGACCGTTGTTCATCACCGAGCCAAAGGAAACGGGGGCGCTTCCGGTCCCGGACCCCGGGCTGACGGTCAGAGGCTGGTCCGTTACCTCGCCTACCCCGTCCTTCCAATTAACATTCAAATCACTCATAATTATATCCTTTAGTTATCTTCTACTCACAAAGATAATAAAACAAGAGAACCCCAACCGGCTTAAGTCGATCGGGGTCTGAGTAAGCGAAAAGAAACTGATTATCGTCCCATCATTCTCAATACGGTTCTAGCCGCAGCTTGCGCCCATGTCCAGCTGTCATTAGATGTTACGTTAACCGTCTGTTGAGTACCATTTACATCCAAGTTAATAGTCTCCTTGTCAAGCTCGATAGTAGAGTCTCCAGCGGCTTGCGTTACCGTCACGTTGGCTGTCTGGCCACCAGCGGCGGTTACTTTCAATGTAGCTGTCAGTTCCTCGATCGTGACGTTGGCCGGTACGCCCGAGATCGTGATGCTCCAAACGAACGCGCCAGCGGCTCCGGGATCGTCGGCGATAACCGCTCCGTTAGCCGTAGTCTTTCCAGCCGCCGTGTAGTTAGCCGGGAGCTGTAACGTAAGCCCGTTATCCTCAGCCGGCGTGACCGCGAACGTAAGCTTAGTACTGTTAGACTTACCGGTGATGGTAACATTACCACCTGTCTTTCGCACGGAAGCGTTAGGGCTGTCTGATCTTACCACCTCAGCAGCCGCTGCCTGATTAACTACCAACGCCTTCTTAGCCCCGCCGTTCGTGGTGACCGTAAGGTTGATAGTGCGTTGAAGACGACCGGTGTGTTTCTCACCGGAGAAATTAACCGCCTGATCTCCTGATCCTGATACCGGGTCGACGGTTACGAAACCAAATTTTTGTGATGCCATATTCAAATGATTTAAAAAAATGTCTTTTTATTATGCCAAAAATAATCTATATTTAATTACACGTCAAATATAGGGGGGGGTAGATACGACTAGCCCTGTACAACCTCAACATACAACCCAACCAAGTCCTTTAGATTATGACTAAGAGGAGTCCCGCTATCCCTTGTGCATTTATACACGTCAGCGTTCTGAATGTAATATTTATCCTTAAATATCTCCATAGGAGGGAAATAAGGGATAGGATCACCTATAGTCCCGGCGTGCTCCTTGTCAACAACCTTATATAAGGAGGCCGTATTGAGTCCAGGCTCCCATTCCGACGATAATGTATGTGGCTGGATAACCTCGTAAAGGATATCCGTATCCTCCTTAACTACCCTAAGACAAAATCCTGTATCCACGGATAGCCCGAAATCCGCTCCTTCTTGTCCCCATATAGGGAATAGGACTTTAACATCCAATTTCTCGTTAGAAGATAAAGATATGGTCTTATTATTAACTACCATCCTAGAGAACCTGACAGCTACTTTTTGAGGATCAGAAGCGTCCTTCTCCTCCGCCTGTTGCTGGATGTACGCCGTGGTAACACTTACCTTATCAGGATAACCGGGCTGAACATCGACAGCCTTCACCTGTTCTACGGTAGTGGCTATACTGATCTGCTTTTGCTTGTCCCCTAACGCCGTTGTCAGATCGTTATCGTACTTATCCATCATCCCGATCAGGATCTTGCCTTCGGTTATATCAAACTCCAGACCCATAATCGTTATCTTACCAACTATAGCCCCATCAGCCAAAGCGTTACGTCTGCCATATTCAGGGATATAAATATTTTGATCATCCAAGAAAAACTCATGGAGATTTTCAGTCTCATAAGATCTCAGCTCCTCGTATTTAGCCGATTTCTCCTCGTTAAGAACCCTTGACTCATCTAATCTAGCCTCAATGATCTCCTTAACCGTGGCTTTAGGATTAGCTTCCTTGAACGCCAATTGCTCCTCTCCCAGCTCTATCCATGGGGCAGGATTGCCATTAATATAATCATCATAGCTATTACCCTTAGCGTAATTATCATCAAGAGGTTCGTCTAAAACCAACATATTGGGATATATTTCCCTGTTTATATATGTATATGCCATAATCTATTCTTTAATCTTGTTCTTTAACGGCGATGCTATACTTGCCTGAAGCGTAGCACCAGATATTTATCTCGAAAGGCTTGTTAGCCGTAGTGGTTATAGAAGTACCACTCATGCTTACATAAGCTCCAGAGTTTGGTATAGCCTGTGTAAACACTGCCGACGGGACGCACCTGATCATCAGCTCCTCTCCTATCTGCATGCCTGAAGCCACGGATAGGGCGGTAGCGGCTGATAACGTAGCCGTGATACTTCTCTTGCTAATAGGCAGGTTGGCTAATGTCGTGACCGTATTAACTCCTATAAGCCTATTCACGGTCTTCTTATCAGCCGCCGCCATCAACCCGTTAGTAGACTCGTTGGCTACGGCGTATGTCGTGTTAGGAGGTGTAGCCCAAGTGCCATCTCCACGCATGAAACTGGATGTACTACCATTAAGCTGTCTCAACAAGCCGTTAGCTGTAGTAGAGGCCAATCCGTATGTGGTATTGGTAGGTACGACCCATGTTCCGTCACCACGAAGAAAAGACGTCTGTTTGCCCGCAGCGGGGGCCGGTACCAATCCCGCAGCACCAGCCGCTGAAGCCGTAGCTGCCTTCATATTGGCGTAAGTGGTATTAGTGTCTTTATAATAAGGGACACCACTGACAATAGGACAGGCGGTATAGCCAGAAGCGCTGGTTACCGTACTCCCGTTCTTTACCAGACCTGTAGACCCATTAGCTCCTACAACACCATACGTCGTATTAGTGTCTGTCCAAGGCACATTGACATACATCTTTCCGCTACCGTCCAGTTCTACCGGATAATTCTTGCCATTCTCCGCATATCCAATCATTACCAGCCCAAGGGTCGATGTATTGGCCTTGGCGTATGTAGTATTAGTAGGGACAACCCACGTGCCATCACCACGTAAAAAAGAGGCTTGTTTACCTGCGGCTGGGGCGGGAACCAAACCGGCCTTTCCCGCAGTAGAGGAGGTTGCCGCCCCCATATTGGAATATGTGGTGTTGGTATCCGTCCACGGGACGTTCACGTACATCTTACCACTACCGTCAAGAGCAACGGGATAGTTCTTGCCATTGGCAGAGTATCCAATCTTAACAAGACCTAGATTATCGCTCGTGGCTTGAGCATAAGTCGTGTTATTATCAGTCCAAGGGACATTCACATACATCTTCCCATTAGAGTCCAAGGATACGGCGTAGTTCTTCCCACTAGAGGAATAACCGATCTTAACCAATCCTAAAGTATCAGCCGTGGCCTGATCATAGGTCGTATTATTATCTGTCCATGGGACATTAACAAAAGCGTTACCAGAAGCGTCAACCTGTAACTTATAGTTCTTGCCAGAAGTCGTGTATCCTACCTTTACGCCACCTAAGGTGGAGGCCGCCGCCGTAGGTGGAGCGAAGGTGCTAGGTTTGCCGGTCACTCCAGACCATGGCACAGATGACGCCGAACTTGCCGTATAAGGCTCGTAACCGGCCTCAGTATTCAACTTACTATCATCCTTGACCAGATACATCTTATTCGTGGCCGTCACCTTAACCGTGTCCCCAACCTGAGCCGTGGCTGTAGTAAGCTTAAACCTTGCCGTATCGTCAGCCACCACGACCATTCTCTCTAAGGCCGCCTTAGGCAACCTATCTATATCGATAGTACCGGACGTGATCTTAGAGGCGTCAAAGTTCGCCAATGTCGTGGAGATAGTAATATTACTCCCGAAGTCGGAGGATACGCTACCGGTCACGGCACCGGACAGCGCTATGGTCCTAGCTGCCTGTAATTTTGTGGCGGTAGGGGCGTTATCCGTCTTAAGAGCGTATTTGGAAAGATCAATATCATTAGCCTTATCCAAAAGCTGCTCTATCTGCTTGCCATTATATTTACCTTGAAAATCTTCCATATCATAATTATTTTTGCTCAAATATAGCTATATACATACACACCAAGAAATATAGGGGGGGGGAGATACGGGTAGTGTTAGAAGCTACCGTCCCCATGCAGGAATCCGCTACGGAATATAATAGTCTTGTCTCTCAGCTTCTGGACAGACCCCCATTCCCATTCACCCTCGCAAGGCTTAATGACATACTTATTCCCCCATGTCTTGAATTTCCTCTCTATAACGAACATCTCCGAGTCTTTCAAGACATGGAAGATACTCCCTACAGGGAAGTACTTATCCATCCTTAATATAACACGATGATGCTTCTCGTCATATTCAGGATCACCCACGATATGTGCTTTATAAAACTGGAAATCGTTTAACGTCCGATCCACAGGCTCTATCCAGTAATACCCCTTACCCATTGCTGTTTGCTATTTAATAATTATATTTGCGAAAGAATAGTAATTCATAAGGTTTTAGGTAATTTTCAACCAAGGGGAAAGGGTGTCCGTGAGGATATCCTTTTTTCATTCCCGCCCGCCCTGCCTATGAACAAAAGATCTACCTCGAACAAATGTAATCATAATAAAGTTACGGGCAAAAAGAAACCCTATCGGTATTCTATTGCCGACAGGGTTCTCCAACGTTGTATCAAACTAAATCATATCACTCCATTTGATTGTGTCACCGACGAAGCACCGCACCGCCAGATACCTTACGAACGCCGTCCCTTCCGGGGCGTCAGGGTCTTCCAGATAAGCCAAGACAGCCTTGACTATTTTCTGGTCGCAATCCAATACCTTAGGAAAGTAATCGCTATAGAACATAGCGAACAGATATTGGATATCTCCCCAAGTGGCGTTATCAGGTTTCTTGGCCCCGCATTTATCGAACATCTGCTTAGCGTCCTCCATCGTCCATCTTCTCTTGGACCCGTCGGCGTTAAGCATCTTGTCAGCGGCTTCCCTAGCCAGCTCCTTGGAAAAGTGATATCCATGGGTGTCTATATACCGCTTATAATCCGGGTCATCGGCGTCTGCTCCTCAGTAGTAACGACTCCTGCGTCCCCTGCGCATATACGGTTCGGTACCTTCGTACTCGTCACGGATGCCACGCTCACCGAACCATCCCCTGCGATACATCTCGTCCTCACGTTCATGGAGTCTCTCGCGTTTCTCAAGCTCACGCTCGTCACGTTCCAGCTCCCTCTCGCGTCTTTCAAGATCACGCTCACGGCGTTCTAGCTCATCCATTCTGCCGTCATGCTCCTTGCCATAGTGGTCGTATATTCCACCACCATAACCCATGTAAGTCCCATCCGAACGTCTGCTACGTCCACGGCCGCCTCTACGATCGTAGATCTCGTCATCGTAGTCCTCATCGTGACCGCCGCCTAAATCTATAACTCTCATCTTAACCTAATTTTTTAATTAACAACTCTTTTAGCTCATCGAAAGAGGATCCCATCCTATCGACTTTCTCCTCAAGATTCTTGATCTTCCGGTCTTGATCCTTAGTCTGCTTAAAAGCCGGATTGATTTCCTCAAGGATCGAATCACAAGCCTCTAGTGTCCTCCTATGCTTATCGATACTATCGAGAATATCGGAGCTGGTTCTCTTAGCGGCGTTAAGCTGGTTCATGATCGGATCGACCGAGCAGGCCAAAGTTATGTTATTGGACATAGCGACATCCCTGCTCTCCGGTACGACATAGGTCATGGAAGACCCGTTTATCTCCACGGTAAGGTCTATCACCCTATCCTGTAGTTGCTGATATTGCCCCATCTGACCCATCTGGGGTTGCTGGAACCTAGGCTCGGATACGTTGACCACATTCCCCATCCTGAATACCGGAACATCGGACGTATCCAGCGTATATACTTGAAATCCTTTCTTTAAGTCTCTAAACATATCTCGATTTTTAAGCGGGAGGGAATACCCTCCCATTAGACATCCAATCTAACCTATTCCTCATCAACATCCGTTTCCGACGCTGATGCGGCGGTTGTAGGCACACAGCAATCCATGAGCCTCAATACACCCCTTACCTTGTTGAAATAAACAAGGCGTTCGGTGTTGTTAACCATAGCCGCTCCGGTCACAGCCACGTTGATCGGGTTCACCACAGCCACGCCGGTTACCGGGCAGCATGTGTCATCACCTACCGTGGATACGGTGCTATTCGCTGGGACAGCTATCTGTACTGGCAATGTCTCGCCTGTTGTCGGAACCACCTGCCGGATTTTCAGCAGCAGAAGGCCCTCGCATGGCAAGGACAGCCATATCCTTGGGTTGATGCCGAAGATGGTGTTGGTAGTAGTCACTACCACGTTCTTCGTGACCAACTCATAAAGAGACCCTATTTTAGAAACACAAGCCATAATAGCCTCCTTCCTTTATAGAGTTAAATAGCAGCGTTTCCGTTGTTGCAGCATCCATTGTTGCACCCACATCCGTAATTACCTCCATAAAATGCTTGACCCCATCCATAAGTCTGGTAAGGAGAGCATGAAGGATAAGCCGGCACAGGGGTAGGTCTCAACTGGTTGATCAAATTCTGAGTCTGTTGCTGAGTCAACGCGGAGGCTTGGTAAGCCGACCTTTCATCACGCAACTGATTGATCGTATTCTGCATCTCACGCATTTCCAATTGACAGAATTTATCATTAATCAAGGTTGTTTGAGCATCAATCTTAGCGCTCAAGATATTGAACTGCGTAGTAGCCTGCTCACGATTGTTTGTCAATCCTTGGTTGATGTTACTCTGAAGAACATTGGTTTGCTCTAACGTCCGTAATTGATTGTCAAAGCCTTGCTGCGTTATCATATTTTGAGTAGCGCACGTGCTTTGGTTGATCAAAGAACTCAAATTGCAGCAGCAAGAGCTAATTTGATTACCGATCTCACAACCTTGTTGCTGTACGGCGTTAATAACAGCCTGAGAGGTCATACCTACCTGACCAGCTACCTTATCGATAGCGCCTTGTACGTTACAGATAGCGCTTTGCAATTGAGTGGTAGTACAGTTCAAGGCGTTAGCGATCTGCTCGATAGCGCTTCTGTTACCTTGGATGGCCTGCATCAGCAACTCACGACCATAGTCGTTATTCAATTGAGCGGGAAGACCATTAGCGCAATTCTCACCACCGTTACCAAAACCATTGCCAAAGCCACGGCCGCCCCATAACCAGAACAGGACGATGATCCACAACCACCAACCGTTAGCCCCTCCGAACTGGTCTTGGTTGTTACGACCGTTCATCAACGCAGCGACTAAATTCGGATCCATCTTATTACCACCCAAAAGGCTGGTAAACATACCCGGAATCATAGATAATAAACCATTAGCGGCGCTACCGCTCCCGGAACCCATGCCGTCTAACAGCACGATTTTGTCTCCACTTGTACCCATGTCTATTTATTTTTGAATTAATAATAACCCCACCTGATAGTGGGCGTTACAAAGTTCAAAAATTAATAATCCTAGGATCGTGATATATGTCATCATCAAAGCACGTCATGTCATGCAATTGGTATTAATAAGAACCGGTACAAGACAAAAAATCCGGAACGTATCACTACGGCCCGGATTCATGCAAATCTATAAATTCAATGTTTCAATGCTCGAAAGAAAACGTCTCACGACGTCAAAGAGAGATTAACTACACGAAAAATCTCGCATCAACTTATTTGTATTAGCAGTGTATTCATTAACTATCTTACTGGATGAGGGATTATCCTCTATCCTTGACAGGCGGTTATCGTCACTCCTTACCGTAACGTCACCCATCCTTCGTACCATGTTTTCTTGATATGATGATGGATCGGAGTATATAAGATCATCAACGAACCTGTATATCGCACCATCAACCGTCTCACCTATCTTCTCATATAAGCCGGATTGGAATGACACGAAATCATCATACCTCCCACGAGCCAAGAACGAACCGTCCGGTCTCGCCTCGACACCGCCGTTGACCTCCCGGAGCAGGCCCGGATTCCTTTGGTACAGATACCTATAAAACCCGGCATCCATCATCCTATCCTGTCTATCCAGATAGAAAAGGTTTCTCATGCTACTGTCACCGGACTCGATAGCCACGTCAAACAGAAGATCCCTTACCTGACCTTCCGGCAACGACATCTCCATGCTTTTTAACGTACCTCTGTCATGGTGATTCAAAGATACATTATAAAATCCATTAAAATCAAGGAAACGTAAGACATTATTATATAAATCCGATTTTTTTAACCTTTCCTTGATCTGGATCTTCCTCAACGATGTACAGGATTTGATAAAATCCCGATCCTTCCCCTGTCTAGCCTCGTATCTCCTGAACTCCCGATCAATATCGACATCATCCATCTTAGGGGTTACGGGATGCTGGTATATCAATCTGGTAAGGATCATGTTCTCGGTATTCGAGGATGAGATGTTGGACATAACCAGCTTTTTTATATTATCCTTGACCACGCCAATATCGGAACGGGAAGCCCCGGCGGGGACCACGCCAGCCGGCAAGTACGAGGGCCGCTCTATCCCGATATTGGCCAACATCTCATAGGCCTGATCGGTGTCGGTTATCGGGGCCGTGTTATGGTACGTATTCCTACTAATATACAACATGCTCCTATCATACATATCGGAAGGGGATGTATTCCCGGACCTTACATACACCATCCTATCCCCAGTAGAATAAGTATCCTGAACCTCGTATATCGGATTCCCTTTTCCTGTTATCCTATCAAGATCGGAGATAAAGCTATCGTATACCGAATTGCCGGCCTGTATGGAAGACAACATGACGTCCAGCGACGCCATAAGATCACGGATATCCTCAGGTCTGGATATAACCATCTCATCGCTGATCGCCTCGCTTATATCCACACCCATGTCGGCAAGATCCATGGCTATGTCATGCAGACGTCCGGCAACGTCCTTGATGTCCTTAAAATCATCCATATCGATTATCTCCCCAACCTTACCCCTTAGGGCTTTCATGTCCTTAGGCGTACTGATATACGGTATGGTGCTATTGGAGTATGAGTCGGTAATCGTATTCCCTTCCTGATCCCTAACCTCCATACGGGTCATATTACGATACGTGTCATACATCCGATCGGCGTAATCCTGATCCTCCTGATACCGGAGCGCCAAAGAAGGGTAGGGGATGGAGGCGAAAGCCTGATCGAACTCCCGGCGGTCGCTGATACCGCCTACCGCCCTCATGATCGTATCCCTTACCTCTATTGGATTCAAGCCCCTTCTCTTTCCTAACGAGTCATATGTATCCTCATATATCATATAATCATCACCAAGGCCTGACTCGGAGGATAGGAAATACATATCCTTCTCATTAAGATTCCCCTCAGACATAAAATCGACAATCCTCCTCATCATATCCCTTACCCGCTCATACTCCGATCGGTTAGTCATGATATTATCAATCTCATCAGCGTCATACATCCCAGATCGCTCAAGATTGTACCTATTGAGGAATATATCACCGCCGGAAAGGAAGTTAGATACGATCATATCGTTAAGATCATTGATATTATCAACGCCCAGGGAAGTAATGGTATTATTGATATCCTTAACCTCGTCAGCCATGAAATTACCCACAGCATAATTCTTTTGTTTGATAAAGGACATGACATCATCATACCTAGGCTCCCCATTGCTATCTAAGCCGTATTCTGATGGCATGGACATCCAATCGCCAAAGAAAGACACGAAGTCGGGGGAGTAGGCCGTACCCCAGACCGATAAGGCCTGCTTCTGGTCGCCAAGCACCTCCATCGCCCTTTGGTATAATCCGGATGGTTGGTCGTTCGGGGCAAGGACATTATCTACCCCACCCTCCTTATTTTTTATAACATAACAAGATCTACCCATAGCTAAATCGTTTTGTTACAAAGATATGAAAATCCCGCCTACTCTCACGAGCGGACGGGAGCCAAATAACAATAATAACAAACCTTATGTTTACTCTGAAAAAGTACAAATCATTTTGCCGATCCTCACGGACAGGCAAAAAACTCAATCCTAAATAACAAAAAAAATGAAACTTATCGTTTAGCGAAAATATCTTTATCTGATCTACTCAGAACCCTACCTTTCAATTCCAAGAACCTAGGCATCCATTCCCCAGATATCTTAGACACGATCCACTGGAATCCCTTAGGAGTCACATAAACAGTGTTAGTTCCATAAAACTCATCGTCATCACGATATCTGTAACGAGCATAACCACGATCTATCATCCTTTGGGATAACAACCATCTCTTACCGGTTTTGGCGAAGAACTTATTATCCTCAAGCAATATACGAAGATTCTTCTCCGCTATATCATATCCATGAGCCTCTAGCTTTTCCCGAACCTCTCTGATCAACATATCTGTCTCTTGGGCTATTTCGGCTGTCTTAGCAAATTCAACCATAGGAGCCTGTTCTTTGATAATATTATCAGATATCCTCTTAGCTTCTTCTGCCACTTTCTTGGCTTCAGCTAATGCCTTTTTCTCCTTCTCCGATTTAATTAACGCTTCTAATGCCTCTATATAATCGGATGGTAGATCTCTTCTGCTTATATCAGAATTACTCCTATTTATTGATGTATGCCCTTTCAATAAAAGTTCCTTTATTTTATCTGTACACCACAGCTTAAAATCTACACTAAGCCACTGGGCAAAATCTATAGCTATATCCTCATGCAACCATACCCCACCTCCAAAAACCGGCATTCCAGTCTTCTTTATAACTAACTGATTTTCAGATTTACCAGTTTTTCTGGTAATTGCCTTAACTAACTCATTAGTAGATACTAACGATAAATAGTCGTTTGTTCTCCTATTAAAGTATTTAGCCATCTCCGTGGCATTAACATAGGTTACATCATCAACCGTTTTAAAAGTTACATCATTACCATTGTAACTAAAAATCTCAGATAATTCACTCATGATATAAAAACAACGAGAGCCATTGGCGTCCGTTATTCCACCAATGACCCTCATCTATCGCCTACGCTTAGGCGAGTTAATATCTTCTTATGGCCCAATAACGGATGGACACCGCAAATATAAGACCTTATTTTGAAACTACAAACAAACAGGAGACATTTTTACAAAAAACGTAATCAATTATATTTGTCCATCATATAGACGAAATATAACTATATCTATCCTCCATCATCATCACCACCTTCTTGATATCAGATAAAGTTAATTTCTTTATCTCCATATTCCTACTATCCATCCTGACGAAAGAGTCCTTGAACTCCTGCTCGGTTATGGCATCCAACCTAAATAGATTGTATTTTATAAGTAACTGGGTTACGTCAAATATCAGGATATTAAGATCAATATCATCCTTCAACTCATTAAGAAGATCACGCATCATTTCCTTAATGGCGTCAGTGTCAAGTTCCAGCTTCTCGGCCTCCTTCATCAGCTTCTTGATGATACCATTGTACTCGATTATGATATTAGCGTTATCGTCATCGGTAGGTAGAAGGATATCCATCGTACATTTTATACCAACCTTATCACTAAGCCTTTTGTTGAACTCAGTCATATAATCAAAAGCCTGATCCCTGCTTAATGAGTATGTATGATCAAGCAACTGCTTTTGTCTGACCTTGACAAAATAGTTACTGGTGTATAACATCATTAAGACCTTTACTCGCTGGATGCGTAGGTCTTGCATGATCTTCCGATGTAAAAAGGCATCTAATTGCATAATATAAAGAGTCCCCACCGGGGCCATCACACACCCGACAGGGACCAACTTTTAAATATCTTACTCGTCAGGTGATGGACTGACGCCGCAAAGATAAGTCAAGATATTTTATTTAGCAAGGATTTTCCGCCTCATTTTCTCCGGATACTACGTTACCGTCGGAAACCAAAGACTTGTCCTCGGCCGCCTTCGTAGGCGAGGCGAACTCCGATGGCAGATCCGGCAGGTTAGGGAACGAGACTTCCGTCTCCTCCTTGGATACCTTGTTCTCCTTGATACTCATCCTAAACTTAGGAGCTATGAAAGGATCGTTGTTAAGATCGATGTTGATCGTAACGTCATTCATCAAAATATCCTCCTTAGTTCTGGAATCACCTATCCATCCTCTTACGTCAGCGGTCATAGGCATCCTGCTAGCCGCTTCCTTGACAGCCTCTAGCCGTTTCTTGATAACATCCACGTCTCCCGTCAACGGAATCATATATGTCTTATTATCCAACCCGGATCTGGCTATAGCGTTATTAAGACCCATTATATCATCAATACTTACGCCACCTCCTAGACCCTCCGTAATCCTATCAGCCATCGATCCGATCATGGATGAGAATGACGATATATCCTGATTTTTCAATCTTACGGGGTACAGGTAATTTCTTCCATTTCCTGTCTTTATAGCTACGACCGGGATACGTGAATCTTTATAGTCACCATACTTGTCCCTGACGATAGCCGTACAGAACGGGAATATATTATACTTAATATCATCCCTCATCGTAACCTCCCCATTCTCTATATATCCTACGCTCTCGACTTTACCAACCGTCTCGTTGGTAAAATCATTCTCGGATACCATCAACGTACCATTATCATCACTTACGCTAAAATTAGGTCTTCCCGGCAAAACACTGGTAACTGTACCTACGAACGGTATATCAATCTCGCCAGTAACAGATCCTATATTATCCCTATATAACTCAAAGGCCCTACTCCTTAAATCAGCGTTACTTCCTTTTGAATCCGGGTCATTGGCTTTCAGTACCGAGACGAAATTGCCGTCGCTATCCACGATCTTAATAACCATATTATCAACCAGCTCTCGGTAAGCCGACTTAGTCTCATCAGAATTAGGGTCAACGGCGTTAAGGCTATTGTATTTATCATACAATTCCTTGGTATATGGATCTGACATATCCATCTTAAACCTTACGATATTATCCTTACGGAGATTAGCTACGGCTTCCTGATTCACCGACTCGTTGTTAGATCCAAACGTATCACCCGTATAATAAGGGACAATAGATCCATCCTGCCCCTTGCGATACACCATGAACCAGATGGAGGTCGACAAGGCGGTTTGCCGCCCCAATATGACACCGGTAGCGTTCTCGAAAGCCTGAGCGTCATCCTCGCTAATCATCCATCTTGAGTGGTTATCTGACTCTATAACAGTAAATATGTCGGTTCCGTTGGTGAAATCCATCACCCTTCCATTATCAGTATCAGTGGCATCAGATCTTTTAAGCCCAAGACCGTCCATAAACCTGTCAAGTCTCATCCCTCCTACCTCATAATACATGACTCCGCCAATCTCTCTCTTCTGGGCCATCAACACTACCGGATTCTGGGCGGCGTTGACCTCTGTCCTGCCGGTGGATGTCCCGGGTTCGCTCTCCGTGAGAACATCACCCATAGGTATAGACTTATCGTAATCCTTGACAACCATACTTCCATTATTATACAGCCTCATCCATTCCACGAATTGAAGAAGAGGATCATCAGAATAATTATTGATAATATCAATAGCCTCATTAAGTTTATCATGATCAACTTCATTCCCGTTGTCAATATCATTCATAAGATCATTGTAAGTCTGTATAGCCCCCTTAACCTGATCCTGATCAAGACCATTAATGTTCATATCTATGATATCATCAATAGTATCTCTGATGTTATTTAAGACGTTATCGTTGGTATTTAACCTATCTATCATTGACCTAATCTTATTAAGCCTAGCTATAGGATTATCGCCAAACCCATTTACAAGATCATTGATACGATCCTTATTATTATCATATATCTGCCTCTCCCTAGGAGATAAGATATCCTCATTACCGTTCCATATCTTTATAGCTATATTATTGATTCTATCATCAGAAGGATTTATGATATCCTCATTATCAGGTACATTCTCAACGATACCTCCCTCATCAGCCTTGATGTCATTCTCCATAGATCTGGCGATCATATGATTATAGGTCTTGAACATAAATGCCTCGTCCTCTCCTATAAGACCATCTTGATAAGCCTTATCTATGGCCTGATCATTGGCATAAAGGGAATTAGCATCAGGATCATCGGTATTCCTGAAATCATACTTGCTGTCATCCTCCTCATAAGTCTTCCCCCATGCGTTCGATAATATCTTCATGAACCCGCGCTCCTGCGCCCGGATGAATCTTCTGTCACGCATACGACGAAGTGACTCGTTTATATTCTTATAAGCCACAAGATTATGACGATACTCGCTAAGCAACGCCATAGCCTCCTTATGATTATCAACCCCACGGATAGATACGGCATTCTCAAAACCGACTATAGTCTCATAAGCTGCCATAAGATCGGCGGCGCTGATCCTTGATTCATCCCTGTTTAATAACAGCTTAGATATATCTGTCTCTGAGTTAACTAACGTAGCTAATCTCCTCTCCAAAGCAATCCTATCCTCCGTCAATTTAAGAAGTCTATCATTCTCCTTGGCTAACTTGACCTTATCAGACTCAAGAGCTTCCTTAGATGTGACACTCTGCTGAAGCTTCAAAACATTCTTCTCCATTTTCTGTATATCATCTGTAAGCTTCCTGAGTTTCTCAAGATCCCTACTCGAATCAGGATTAAGACGAGAATATATATCAAGAGCGGGGCCTATATCCGTATTGTATATCCTTCTTAACTGATTGGCAATATCGTTCAAATTATCCTTCGCCTCAAGGCCATTATAAACCATATTGGAGATATAGGCGTTAAACGACCTATTGGATATACCATCGGTAAGGGAGTCGGCGAACCTATTGGCCATGGTAAAATTATCTACCTTCTTATTAAACTCACTGATAAGGTTGGACTTATACTCATTTACCTGCTCATCTGTCATATTCATATCGGAGGCTATATCGCTGTTAGGTATAGATTCGACTACCGTCCTGAAATTCTCCTTCGTATCATCCAGCATCCCCATCTCCGAATCATAACAAAGACGATTGAATACGGCGTCACTAAAATCCTTATTTATGATCCTACCATCACTCTCGTACGATGTGTCTACACCAGATAATTGAGCGTTAAGAGCCATACTGCCACGAATAGCACGGACAGCGGCGGTGGTCAAGGCGCCGGCATTGGCGTTGTAGGCCTCCACCATCCCCTTGTTCCGGGACATGTCTTGGCTCCATTCCCTTATACCTCCGATGGTCTTTCCTCCCATAACCGATCCGATAATCATACCGATGCCGATCTCCTTCCAGCCCTGACTGGATCCATAAGTCTCCTTGAATCCGTTCTTTATAGCCTCCATATAGCCTATGTTCTGACGGATGGCCATAGGATTGTATCTTGATTCTACCCAATCCTCGGCGGACTTGCTAGCCACTCCCTGAAGACCTTCCTCATAAAGACCTTCTGACACTGGGCGCTTGATAATATTGAACGTATTCCCGGCTATTTTCTGCCATTTCTTAGGCGTTATGGCCCTCAATGTCCCGTTATCCATCCTCTCGGCGCCTACGCCAAATATATTGCGTTTTATGAACTTATCCACGCCAAGATCCATGCCGAACATATCACCGAACATAGCTATGTTAGACAATGTAAGAATACCGATATTAGCGGCAAATATAGTATTGGCGGCATCGACGTTGTCATTTCTGAACCTCATAAGCTCCTCATACGAGGCTTCTCTACCATAGGCATTTCTGTAAGCCTGCTTGAAGTTTTCCTCAGATTCCATCAACCCGCTTCTTGATTCTACCGAAGCCTCCCAAAGTGTTGACGTACCGATAAAGGTCAGGTTGTCCAGCCCCTTACCTATGCCTCGTCCTATGCGGGCAGCTCTTAGCATAGCATTAAACCCGGTCTTTGTAGCAGAAGCAGCCTTCCCCATACCGGCAATCGTAGCACCTATCCTAGCCCCCATACGAGCGGCATTCATAAGACCAGCTCCGGCGAAGGCGTAAGATGACAAAACGGCTCCAGCCGTAAATGCAGCCCCTGACAAAAGATCATTTGTCCAGAAATTGGTTGTAAACATACTTTTAAGAAATCCGGCATCTCGCTCCTCCTTACTGTAATAATGATTAAGCGTATAATCACCACGCTTATCCATATCATCCAACCATCTGGCAAAACTGTTATCATACATAGCTGATAACGTCCCTTTTGTAACAAGCTCCTTTAATCCATAAACAGACTGACCTACTCCACCTATTCCATACAAAGCAGACTTATAAATAAACTTACCTAATCCTCTATAAGTTTTCTCCCAACCACTTTGACTTCTCGATAGACGATCATCATTATCTATATTATTGATATAATTCTCATATTTAGGGATCCACTCACCTGTTGATAACCTATATCTTGAATCACGAAGATTGATCTTGCTCCCAGTTATATCATAATTACCCTTAGGTATACCTACCTCATTTATCATCTGGAAAAGCGAGTTTCTGGCTCTTACGTCATCATGATAAGATGTCTCTACAGATTTTTTTATACCCTCAACCAATGACGGTATGCTTCTATTTCCTTCCCTGGATAAAACATCATTATCCATATCCGATGAACTACTCATCCCGACAGGAATAGGGATAGAAGAAATATTGTCCCCAGAAAGCATAGGGGATGGAATGGATGGAGTCGGAACATAATATCCCTGATCCCTCATCACATTCCCCATATCATTATTATTATTGCTGTTCATTTTTACCATCTATTTTATCTATGGTCTCTTTATCCAACACCGAAAGAAGATTGCTAAGGTCAGAATGCTGTTCATTAATATCCCTACCCTTTACAATAACATCCTTATTAATAGCCTCAACCACAGCTTGAGTAAGATACATCTGAGGACACATATTTATGATTTTCATGATATTATCAGCATAATCAGTATTATACTCTAATACCTTAAGCGGTGTCCCAGTCTTTGCTTGACCATGGAAATAAATACCAACTTCAACCCCTCCGGGGAATCCCTTAGCTTTGACATCATACGACTTGTAATTCCTCAAAACCGTATTAATTATCCTAATAGCCCTCTTATTAAGCTCAGATGTAGCTAGATCATTACTTTGAATATCATACTTATCAACCATCCTAGAAGCCTCCTCCGCCGCATTCTCGACAGTAGCGAAAGCGCCAAGTGAATTAGCTTGCGCCCATTTCTGATAAGGCCTATTGGTCGTGGCAGAAAAAGATACAGGGATGATCTTAGATTCGTAATCTTCAGATCTTACATTCCTTTCCCTTTCGTACAAACTATACCCCATACTATCTAATTCCTCTTTAGTAACTTGAACCGTAGCGATATTTTTTCCGCCAGCCATAGCTACCAAATCAAATGTATTGGGATTATCCGTAGGACGAGCATACAATATGTAATTATTAAGTCTGCTATCTTTATCCTTATTCAAGAAACCAGCTCTTGACAAAAGCAGACTCTCTAATTTAGCATGCATACGCCTATCTTCTTTAGAGGCATTGGTAGAATTAGAGAACGACCATGATCTTGGAGCAAACTCGTCATATCTTCTTTCATAGACCATTTTAGAATCCTGAATAGCTTTAGCTATATTACGACCTATATTGGATGAAGACCATTCTCTTCTAAACGTAGGACCATCAGCTCTAGACATATTCTTACCTAAGATCTTGATCATTTTATCCCTACTAGTCATATCGACATTATCGCTATTCATTACCGGATTGTCTACACGACTATAAGTTTTAGCTATATCATTTATATCCTCCAGAGTGAAATTTTCTCCTGAATATCTATTTAACAAATTTATATAAGATCTCATCAGCTCCGTATTAGCTATAGATCTATCCGCATAGTTGATGTTCTCGCTTATCAATCCAGCTATAGCGGAAACCTTTAAAGCATCTTCTGGTGAATACTCTTTCCCTCCAATAATAGCTCCATTCTTACCAACATCCCTCGCATTAACCATACCATTGTCAGTATATGTATCAATACCTCCAGTAACATAGTCCTGATCCCTTACAGCATCATTAAGGATATTTTCCGTAGCGACATCAAAGGCATTTGTAAGATAATCAACTTCCTCATCCATGATCTTACCATACCTATTCCTATTATCATTCGCTGCCATAAGAGCCTCGTATTTATTCACCATATTTGGGGTTGATGATAATACAGAACTTGACGCACCGCCATTATTAGTGATCCATGCCATAATATTCTCGCTATTAACACCACCAGGATATATAGAAGGATTGTTTTGTATATCGTTCTCTATGCCTCGTAGATCAACAGGATTTATGGATGATATTAAATCCTTCTCACCTGTCGATATATTATTCTCATTCTGAATATATTGATTGTCAAATATATTCTCAGGAGTAACATTAGGCTGAACCTTTTCCAGCTCAATCATAACACCTGTAGGGATATTAGAGCTATTACCAGCTTCCTTGGACATTAATTCCCTAAGCTTAAGATTCTGATCTATCTCCTTTGATTTCTGCCTCCACGAGAACTCTCTCTCCTTGAAATCAAGATCTCTCATCTTAAAGTAATAATCATCAGCGATGTAGTTCTCAGATGAGTTGTTATACGACCATCTAGCGGATACACCATCAAGAAATTCATTACGTACAATAAACTCCCCCGCTCTAGCCGGATTCATATTATTGCCAATAAAGGAAGTAGCCTCCTCCACTAACGCACGGCGCTGTTCCCGGACCTCCTGTAGTGACGCCTCAATAGCCGCCTTAGCGGAAGGGCTGGCCTCGGCCCCTTTGAGTTTGGCTAAGAGTGCGCTCTCCTCAGCGTCAAAACCGGAAACATATTTATTAACGAACTGATCAGTAGTCATGCCACTAAACATACCGGGATTAGTGGCAGCCAAATACTGACCCTCTATCTGCATCTGAGCCTTAGCGTTCTGGGATATAGATCTAGCGGCTATCGCTCTAATCTGAGATCGACTCATCTCATCAACAGTAATGTCTCTCATCCTACCAGTAGGCTTGCCATCCACTACCTCAGGAACAGAAAACTTCTTTCCCTTATTAAGACTGACGAAATCCTTCATCATCTTATTCATCTCCTCATTGTAATCCGTATAAGGAGTGTAATGAATAGGATTCATCCTTGTACCAACCTGACCATCATTAACCCATTCATAAAACGGCATTAAGGCCACAGCCTCATTTATGGCACTATATTGCTTAGGATTATTAAGCTTCATATCTTCGATCTTCTGAGAGAAAGACCTATACTCCCTAGTACCGGCGATAGCGTTCAATACACGGGTATCTAAAGCCTCTCCAAGACGGGCTTGTATGCTTCTGGCTATACCGTCAGAAGCTAGATTGGATTTACGATACACGTTATTCACATCCTGTATCAATCCATTTAACCTATTCTGAAGATATTCCCTATCCTGAGGTTTTATAATATCAGAATTGATGATATAATCAGCATACTCGTTTATGGCCTGCCGATTGGTATCTATCTTCTGCTGCATGTATCCCATACCCTGCATCATGACATCCATGTTGTAGGGTGATACGTACTTACCGTAATTCCTTAATATACTGTATTGTGAAGCCATCCTTTATCCTTTCTTGCCTTTAGTTACTTCCTGAGCAGGATATAATCTCCTATAACTCAATATATCTCCTTGAGGATCAGCGATTAATTGTCCATTGGGACCAATCTTTACATCCCCAAATATAGACCTTAATGTATTCATGGTCGTAGCCGTATTCCACTTCTGCTGGATCTCGTCATTTACGCTATCGAAATACCTAGCCCAGTTCTCGTCAGTATTAGCCAAAGCCTGTAATATTCGACTTTGATAACCCTGACGTTGAGCTATATTCTTATCATACGTATCAGTCCAAGTCCGGGCGTTTACATTATCAACCCAAGTCCTTTGAGCCACGTTCCCTTGTTCTACCTCATTAATGTATCTGCCTATATTGGAACTCATGATAGCCTGTAAATTGGATGATAAAGCCCCTCTCTGGGAATCCGGGACATTACCCATCTGATCCAATTGTGATTGGAAAGCACGATTAGCCTCAACCATATACTGATCAGCCGATCTCAACACCGGGTCCACGGTAGGAGCGTAATGTCTTTCCAGACCTTCCGTTGTCACGGCTCCCGGAGTCATCCTGAACACCTCAGGAAAGTCAAGACCACCACCTACTATATTCCTGCCTCCATTGCCGCCGTTCGACTTACCGGCATTTGTGTTGGTCTTAGGAAGTGTATTGGGATCAATCAGATCAGGCATATCCAGCTTAACATCAGGATTATCCACATCACCTATATCCATAGGACCGGGAGCCACCTTATGAGGGTCAAGTATAAAATCAAGACCTTCCATTCCTTTCATGGATCTCAATGCCTGCATCTTAAGCATATCCTCCCCAAGTATCTTATTAACGACATCCTTGTTCTTATCAGAGAACAGTTGGCTAAAATGGGTGATACCGGCATCGTTAAGAGCTTTATGTTGATCCTCTGTAACTACATCCAAACCAATCATAGGACGAGATGACGAATATTGACCAAACTTATTATCTCTCATTCTATCATGATATGCGGCCTTCTTGTCTTCCGGGTAATTACCTTGACTATCCTCACCGCCAAAAGAAACGAGCGTCGTGTAATCCCGAAGTGCCTCCGCGTTGGCGATGATCGGGTTTTCCGCCGTAGCCAAGCCCATCCAGCCATCAGTGGTGTTATATATAGCATCCTGAAGAGCTTTGGCGGCAGTAGCCTTAGGCGCACTCATATAAGCATCATAAGCCAAAGGCATGAATGTCTTATAATATTCCAGTCTCTCATCAGCATTAATGCCGCCATAAGAACCGTCCTGACCTTGACGTTGATACCCAAACGTATTATCCTTATTATTATACTTGTTCTCAACAGGACGGAAAGTAAGGAGATAATCGAATAAAGAGCTACCACCTTTCTCCATCTTCTGACGAATACCAGCCACTTTCTTAAGCAACTCTTTCTTAGCCTCAGCTATATCCTCCTCCGTAAGACCATATTCTTTCATGGATCTGGATATGATGTTGTCTATCTCACCACCCTTAGCGAAATACGTATCCTCATCCTTCTTCATCTTCCGGTCTTCCTGCTCCTTGTATATGACGTTAGCGAAGTCCGTAAATCTTCCTTCTAAGCCATTAACTGTCTCGTTACTATCATTTATAGCCTTGGATAATACGGAAGCGTTTAAACGCCTCGTATTCTCGTCATCTATCTTATCGTTCTTCTTCAACTTATCCAAAGCCTTCTTCTGGTCATCGTAAGCCGATTTAAGACCGATCTTAGCCTTATACCTATCCATTAACGTGGCGTACGTATCCTTAGGCGTAGCCTTAATCCCATACGTATCCCTGATGTATTTGGCGAAATCCGGCTCTATGGTGGTATCATCGGTAATAACCTTCGTCCCCTGCTCCAAGGAAACGGGCGTTCCACCATCGGCGTGCTTCTGCCCCATAGCCTCCATTGGCGCCTCTCCGGGCTGCTCCACGTACTCGCCCTTCTCGACCTCTACGTTGGCTTGATCTTCCATCGACTTAGGTAACGGATATAGATACTCACCGGTAAGGCTACCGCTATCGAATCTATTATTAGGCCCTAGATAAACACCGCCACCATCCTTGTACCGCATCTGAGATTGCCGTCTCTGCCTAGCCTCTCGCTCTTGAGCCAATCTGATATTAGTACGAGTCCCTTGCTCTGACGCCATCCCTGAGAATACGTTTCTGGCCAACCCTAAGACACCACCGATACCTGACATCACGGTGCCTACGACATTAGCTGTCTTAGCCCCGGTGGACAAATCACCGTACCCCTCGCTTCTCATACGCCCTATACCACGACCCATCTGGGTAAACCTAGATCCTATATCATCAGCTCCATAATAAGGAATAGTAGTGAAGTCAAAAACATCCGTACTGCCAGACTCATCAACCTTCTTATTGCTATCAACGATAGCGTTCAAATCACTTGTATCAATGGTATTAATATCAGGCTGCTGAATATCAAATCCTATCCGGGTAGACGAAACCAAAGGTTCCACTCCAAGACCCTGAAGACCAACAACATCACCAGGCATGACAGGATCAACTTCCCCAGCCTCTTGATATTTAGGTATCTTCCTCTTAATTATATACTTTCCCATATATCAAATTAATTTCGTTCTGATACAAAGATAGTTTAAAAAAAATACAGACTCACCATTTGACAATGATGAGTCTCTTTAATACTAATCCTTTAAAGACATAACAGGATTGCCCCATTTCTTTTTCCACTCATGACCAAGATAATCTATAAGTTTATCATAAGTATCTATAAAACCACCATCTATAACCCCGGTGATAACATTCTCTACAGCTACTATGTCGTTTAACTGATTCTTTGTAGCCGTATTCCTTATCCCACTCTCATGCTTGTTAAAGACAATAAAATTAATAGCCTTAGCTACCCTTGATATCTTATCAGACAACTGGCTCTTGTCACTAACCAACCTGGCGACGGCCGAACTCATCTTGATATAAGCCTCGCCAGCGGCATTCCTGTCCTCTATAAATCCATCATGCAACCATATTATCACCTTGGCGTATATTTCTGGATCCAACTCCAATGCCACCATAACAAAAAAATACGGATTTACATACCATTTCTGGCCTTCTCCCTTCCCTCTTCGGTAAGCCATACCATATTTTTTTAGATCAGTTATCTTATTGATTCTCAATTCATGATTTTGTACTGTAATATTTCTTACAGTACATATATCATTAATACTCAACTCCCTAACAAGAGCTTTCATCTTTTCCTGAAATCCATTAGTAGCAAACAAATGATCAAGCCTCCTAGACTCCAACCCCATGGATTTACGTTTTTCATTCAAAGCCTCCATAACCTCCGTTATGCACACAAACCCGTCCTTGGACATAACAGAAATGTTTCTACCTAACAATTCCCTACTCTCTGATGACAAAATCAAATTACTTTTCATAACTTTACCAAACGTTTTTAATTAATAAATGCGCCTATCCGCTCGTGATGAGTAGATAGGCGCACAAATATAAATAATACTAATATAATTACAAAATATAATTAACTATATTACAGATAATAATACCTTGTAATTTTAATTCATCGCAAGATAGTTACAGCAACTAGATCCTTTTTACAAATAACGAACCTATTGCTTTCACTAGGTCATAGAAACCAGCAGCGCTAAGCCCGACAGCCACCCCATACAACAGAGCTTCCCACCATTCACTCCCTACTAACAACGGGGATACATGAAGGAACCAAGCCAAGATACATACCAGCATGCCGATAACTACAGCCGATAGGATCTTAGCCCACTTATGGGTGTCAATATACGGCACAACCTTGGCTAACTGCGTAGCTGACATCGTGACGAAAGCCATGATGCCGGTGAAGGTAGTTAAATCAATAGTGATAGCCCCTTCTGATGGGATTACCTCTTGCGCCATCAAAACGAACGGCGTCAATAACATAGCAAATAAAAATAACAATCTTTTCATATCTAAAACATTTAATAATTTCACAAATGTAGTATTAATTTCGAGTTCTACTCATACCTTTTATGTTAAGACTTAACCCCGGTATCATATTAAGAACCAGCTGCCTTTTTGCCTGTTCCCTACGCATACGCTCGGCCTCCGCTATCTGCGCCTCCGATTGAGGATCATTCTTAATATTATTGGCGATGTCCTCTATAGCTTTCTTGTTAGCGCCGAATTGAGCTAGTATCTTATATAACAGGTCTTGGCCTTCCTTCTCCCACCAAATATCCATAGATGGGCGAGAAGCCAAAGAAGGATCGGCAGGGGCTACCGTCTCAGGTACTGGCTGCTGACCTCCGTCCCCCGTGCCCGAATCCCGTTGTCCGAACTCGTATCTCATTGGCTCGTTCTCCGGAACACCATACCTATTAGCGAACATATCAGCGAACTCAAATCTCTTTTCATTTCTTAAGGTCGATCCAAGAGGCCTACCGTATCCTTGATTCCATGCCACGGTAGCGTCCTTGTAGTTGACGGCGTTATCGAAATCCGATTTAGAATACATATAGTAATTATATACATTACCTTGAGCGTCCTTGTCAAAGAACTTGCCTTGATTGATATAGTTCCAACCTAACCCCGGAACCTTGCCTTGATACTCATCCACGAGATAATCCAGTTGTTGGGTTAATGTCGGTTTCTTCCCATACCTGCGCTGTAGCTCCTTCTTCCTCGGACCAAGCCATTGTTGGATGCCAAAATCACCGGCGGCTCCTAGGGCTTCGGTGTCCCCTCCGGACTCGGCGGCGATGTTCGACAGGATACCGATAGCTTGTGTTTGTGGTATCCCCTTCTTATCGGTAAGATAATCCCATATCTCATCATACACAGCCATCTTATTATCCTCTGATCTGTTTGGATCAATAACATATTTACCAGACCCATAATCTCGCCTTGTATCAACCGGTCCTCCATCTTCCTTATTCTCTAACTTATTCTTAGACATAATAGCGTTACGGATAAGGGCGTCTTTGCCGCTTTCCATGAGAGGACTATAATCCTTAAACGAACCTCTCTCATCAAACTTATTACCTATAGCATCCAGCGTCTTGGTAGCTATATTGACAGGAAACTCTTGATCATCGCTATAAAAATCATACACGTCGTAAACACCTAACCTCCCATCCGGACGCCTATAAATTGTAAAATTGCCAAACCCTGATAACGGGGTAAGATCACCAGCGGCCTCAGGATAAAAATCATATTCAGAAAAAACCGTAGGCTTTCCAGATCTTACCGAATTACGATTCTTCTCAAAAACATCTACCCATTCTCTAGACTTTTTCAAAAGCTTCAGCCTACCATAAGCATCATCTGTAGCCGGCTTATCAGAGCCATATATTTCTTGCTCCGTATCATGTATTTTCTTATCTAACCTCTTTATCTCATCCTTAGTGTCACGATTGAACATCTTCTCAATATCAGTAATGACATTATCAGGAATCCGTATCTCCTTATTATTGCCATCTAGATTATTAGGTTGAGATAAAAATCTCGCCCATAGTTGATCGCTATATTCATCAACGTTAGCCTTCCCGTTTCTGCCATATATAAACTCATTGACCTTGTCAGGAAGGCTAGCATTTGAGGCTACCACATCAGGGGTGACATTCTCGTACAACCTCCTTCTTATGGCGTTACCTATGATGTCTTTTAAATACGAAGCTCTATCAGATACATCTTGTCTTACATACATAGGATCATTACCAGTAGGACCTCCTTCGGCTTTCCGCTCAATTTTCTCTCCCCATAGCCCATATTTCTCCATGGGCCATATGCCGTCTATGGCATCCACATAACCAACGGGGTGCTCCCCGTCCAGACGCCGGTCCCGTCGCTCGTCCGCTGGGTACAGGGCGTTGGCCAACGGCTGCGTGATATGACCCAACCCCTTATCATCCACCACAGTCCGATATACAGGTCTTAATTTCTCAGGTAAATATAGCCCCGCCTCATCAACCAACTCACCTATCTTCTTATTTATACCCCTGATACTGAAATTATAATTACCCATGCCATTATTCAACGGGGACAACGCACCTCTTATCCCATTCATGCCTTTAACTGCGGCTCCTCCGCTAAGGATATCAAACTCCGGGGACACGTTTCTCAAAGGACTATCATCCATACCCCTGAAATACATAGGACGCTCGCCTCTTACGACACGATCAAGATCCTCCTTATATAAATCCTTTATCCACGATGGGATTTCCTCCGGTTTATTCTTCTTAGACATATACTACATTTTTCACAAAGATAACTATAATCTCATAAGCCTAAAAACACGAAACGGGCACATAATAAATCATGTACCCGTTTATACGCTAATGCATGTGATAAGCAGCCAAGGCTCCTTTAGCTTTCTCCTTAGACTTGTACTTAGCCGGCCATAATTTACCGGTCTTGTTACTGACCACTCGCCAATCACTCCCTACTTTCTTGATACATCCTGATTTCGGGCATTTGCCCTTCTTTTTACTGCTAGTTTTCCCTGCTGCCATAACATCAAATATTTAAAGGTATATAATCACCTCAATAAACTTTCTCATCGTTGCTAAACCAACGTACTATCATCTTGAACCGGCTCTCAATGTCATTCACGAACCTAGCCAAGAACCAATCGCCACGAAGACGATCCCGCCACCTCCGATGATAATCGACAGCCCTGGGGTCGATCTTACGGTCAATGTCATTCACATCCTTAACCCATATCGGAAGATTGTTCGTATCGTCTTTGACCTCGTTAAAATAGTCATTTATATTTATCTTCTGATCAACCTCCGTCACCAGTATCTCACGGCTATCGTCATTGGTTATAGGATACCTTAACCGCTGGCTCATATCGTTCTTGTCGGCGATAACCATCCGAAGCTCACCGCTGTTGTTGGTATCATTATAAAACCATGCCTTATTAAATCCAGTAGTCCTAAGAATTTGGTAATTAACCTCATCCTGATATCTTCTGGCATCCATCCGATATTGGTAGTTGGTGAGGATCTTATTCACGTACTGCTCACGTACCGGAACCTCTATAACAAACGGATATAGCTTACCATAAAATACTTGATACGATTGGTTGGTCAAACCATGAGACCATAAACCTATCTCCTGACTTTCACTTGAGTAGTTCTTTCCGGACTGGAAATAATGCTGGTGCTCGATATAATAATCAGGGGTGTAGGATAAATATGATTTCCACTCACCCTTCAGGCAGTTATATCCAACGGTGAACGAGACGTCCGTGAAATGGCTGGTGTCCTGCAACTCCACCGCCTGCCCGTTCCTGTAGAACCGGCCGCCACGGAATTGGTACTCGCTCGGATTCCCTACCGGTATATAATCTTTCTTGGTTATCAGAACCCTCTTAAACCTATTATCCCAACCCATGGACAACCCTATACCAAAAAACTTGTTATCAATATCATAATAAGACAACTCGGCGTCCGTATCAGCGTTATATATCCGGCTACGGATGATCTTCATCTGAAGATGCTCCTTAAACCAGTTTCTAAGCCCCGGTGTGACCTCCGTAAGATTCCTACCATTAGAATCTACCTTAAACACCTGACCACGCCTTAAATCGACCCAAAAATGCCCAAACTCGCAACTGATCATATCCCGACTCTGGGTCCCGGAATATCCTAACGTCGTATTATTATACTCAATGCCACGAGAGGCGAAAAGCCCACCTGTCCCTAGCTCGCTATTCTCCGGGGATATTCTTTCTGCCAGCACGTCTATAGCGTTATATAGTCCTACCTGATTCTCGAAGCGAGCTAGTATTTGATCCGACTCTATTCCCTTCATGCTTATAAGCTTTCCGAACGAGGTCTTGAACTCATGGTAATCCATAGGCTTGTACGACAGCCAAGGATCGGTCATGCCGTTCTCCGACACGTCGGCGGTGCTCCATATGACGCCGTTGGGTCTTTGGTAAGCGCAGTCCCAAAAATTGCTATCATACGTCTCTGGTAATGACCTGCCACCTAACGTAAATCGATTCTTATACACAGGACTCATCTTAAACACATTACCCCTTGATATAGGGACATTACGCTCCTGAGTCCATGATATATAATCCCCCACCTCCGGATAGAACCCCTCGTAAGGCTCAGGGCCGGCTATACGGAAATTGCAATTGATCTCAGACTCCACAAGAAACTGAGGTATGCCATAGAAATATAGGAAGAAACGACCGCTAAGATACATATCTCCGGTCTTGCAAACCATCTCATAAGCGCTCTTCCGGCTAGGGAAAGAGTATAGCGATCCGGTATCCGTATCGGTCTTGTTAAGATAATCCTCCCCAGTATCGTAATTGACGAAATAACGGGGATACCCGATGTTTCGATAATCGTAATAAGGGAATGGTATCATGTCCCCCTGACCAAACTGAGTCAAATAAAACATAGGCATCTTCCTCTTAAGCGAGAATCTTGATATAAATACATCACCTCCAAAAACAGGTTTACGCTTATCCTTATCCATCAACCCGCAACCACCTAACGATACCCACCTGATATCCTCTATCTGCCCGTATTGAGCCGGAGAATATTTCTTTATCCTCATATAGGGGCAGGATACGAAAGATTCACGTGTCATAAAATGAGGCGTCATACCAGCCATCTCATCGTTACGAATATCACACTCATCCTGAATACGGCTGGTATCGTAACTTGAAACCAACTCCGGATATTCAAGCATATACTTATCCATACCAAATGACATGAACAATGAATGCTCACGATCGAGGTTGTTTATGATAATAGGCTTACCGCCTACGGTCTCCCCTTGCGAAGAGATATCTGTTACCGGATATAACCCGCTCTTGATATATTTAGCCGTTGACAATCCACGTAACTCTGACTCCCCTATTTTTTGGTAAAATAAATTATAATGAGCGACAGAAGTATAGTAATAAGCATAGTTCCGTCTAGGTCCCCTATCTATCAATGCCGTTAACCACTGATACCTGTACTTGCCTATATCCACCACGGACTGGGCTGTGGCCTTGGCGATACCTGTAGCCAGACGGATAGCCGTCAGCGCTATGCCGACAGGGTTGGCTAAAAAGAACACACCTCCACCGACATATTGCTGTGAAGCCGACTGATATGTATACTCAGCTATAGCGGATATTAAATTAGCCATAGCCTCCACCGTAGCCAATGATGTTGCCATACTGTAAGCCTTACTCCCTAATATCGTCCATTTAGGGTGATCCTCCACCTCCCTGAATATACCTGAGGATTTACCTAATTGATAACCATCAACAAGGCACTCGGTGGGAGCGTCAGGCTTGTTAAAGGCAATATCAGGGCTTAAGAATGAATACCAGATATTACCCTTCCTGTTAAACGGATGCGTTATAAATTTCTCACGATTAATATCCTTATAGATATACATATCATCAGACAAATCGTTGTAAGGGTAATTAGGATAAAGGTTAGCCGATCCGTCGGGATCATCGTACTTAAACATATCATAAGCCAGACCGGTCCCGATAACGCTCTTATCCAACGTCCTATCGCCCCTATACAACTCATATCCTATTATAGAATCTCTTCTAGCCTTATCTATAAGACCGTTCTCTACCGCTATATCCAGAAACTCATTAACGATATCGTCATCAAGCATCACCCCCATAGGATAAATATAGGAGTCAACTCCATATTGACCGGTCAGTTGAGACGGATTACCCATGAAAGGAGCGACAGAGTTATCCGGAAACTTGTAATGACGTATAGGTCTCTGACAAAACGTGGTTGACGTATTGGGGTACTCAGCGTTATCCCCATTACCGGTGAAATAAGACTTACCCCCAACGGATTTAGGAGACCCATAGTATTTCGTCAAAGAATCTATTATATCCTTCCTCTTTGATCCTCCCGATGATATCCCGATCTTGCTTGAATCATACAACTCAAAATTAGCCGGATACTTATTGGCAGACTCCCAATATCCGAAATCACCGTACTGATATGGTCTGGGAGCGCAATCAGCGGGTTTATCTCCACATGAGATACATTTCGCCTCATAGGTAACAAATCTCCTTAATTTCAATTCTTTCGTGAAGAAGAACACGTATTTCACCTCCAGCGGCCGAATGCCAAAACAGAACGGGGCGGGGAAGATGGCGGTGCCGGCCGTATAGAATCCGGCAAGCTCCTTCATGTCCTGCCTCATGGCGAAACCGGTGAAGAACACGCATACCGCAGGCTCGATGCAAACATATATCTTATGGAAAGTAGTCTTGTCATCATTCCAGAACAAGTACTTTGGCATCATAAATATCTTATGATCCACGTAATTCACTATAACACCTTTCTTGGCATCATTAGCCAAAGGATTAGGAGCCACGGTACCTTCCTTGTCCGAGAAAAACGTTATACGAACCTTATTGTATGATGATGAGTCGCCGATCGGATAATTATAGTTACCCATCATCTCTATATACATAATACCGTTATCAGGATCGGATAAACCACTTATGTATTTCTCGTAATCCAACTCCACCCATCTGGCGTATGAGGATACATGTGGATAGAACTTGAAATAAGTCAAGTTGCTTCTACCGAACCAATTGGTCTTGGCGTCAATATCATTCTGCACAGACGCACGACCTTCCCAGTCAGTAGTTATACCGGTATTAAACTTAGAATTATCACCATCGCCAAAAAGACACATGGCGTTCTCGATACCAAACTGACTCTCATATTGGGGAAAATAAGCCTCCATCGTATCCATTAACTGATCAAGCATCGTCTCCGTATGCTTCTTTCCTTCCCATCCGGGATATTGATACAAATATGTGCACTTACCCAATGACCTACCCCCTTGGAATGTAGGAAGTTGAACATCGTTAATAGTAGGATTCACGTGAGGATCACCTACCGAACACCCATTAGTACATATACCCTCATCATATAACTGCCGAACATTAGACATATCCTGACACAAGACCAAGGCGGAGGAGTCTATATCAGACGGGAATTTATCCTCATCCTGACCATCCAACCATTCCTGAACCAGATCTATGATATTCTTACCTCCACTGGAGTAATTATCGAAATCACACAATACAGAGAATTTCCTTTGTGACTCGGCGTTACTTTGTATTAAGGTGGTAGGCTCTGTCTCCGTATAATCACTAGCCAGCTTATATGTAAAATCAATCCTAGAATCCACCAAAGAGTTTTTATCCAATATAGTCCTGGTCTCTATCCTCTCGATATCATCACATCCACTAGGGAAATCGGGAGCCTTTATACCGTCTTGATCCTCTGGCAATGATATAGCAGCGCATAACTCGTCAGTAATACCTACATCAGATTCTATGATATCACACAGGTTCTCTATATTATCAGCGATATAATCAATAGCATCATCTACCGTAACATCTTCCCCCATCGTGTTGATAACGAATTGGGTCTCTCCTACCGTGGCATATTCCTGCTCTACATATCTGAGTTGCTTGACATCTAGCTGATTCTTGCATTCTCCTCCAAAACCATCAAATCCCCAAGACGGGTCGTTTATGATCTTTGCCGTATTCTTAAACTGCCAAAGATGACGGCGGCTGTTCCCCGCGCACTGCGGGTTGTTCTCCAGCACCGACGCAGCCGACAGGTCGTCAGAGTTACCGTCCTCATCAACGATAACCTCCATCTCCTCCCTTGTGGCCGGACGAGGGATAAGCGGGAATCTAGCTGTCCTGTATCCTGTATTGGTAAAGAACCTTATACCCAACGGATATACCTCGTCACGCATGAAAGAGGCGTATTTAGAGCAAGCCACACCGTCTTTATACAAATTCTCCGTGGCTATAGATGTCTGCCATTTAACGAAATGACCCAAGAAGTTAACGACCGGTTGAAGATTCCATTCATTCTCCACGGTCAATCCGTATTGAAGAAGACGATTTCCGACAGACGTCATGCCTCTGGCTGTCTTATATACCGGTATTTCCTTGGATAACTTCTCCATGGTCGTACGCTCGCTATATTGATCCGTAAGATAATAGATAGTCCTTTCCGTTATCGGATGTATACCTTCTATGAAATACTCAAGAACCGGGCTTTGCTCACCATTAAACCCAACCGTGTTCTGTATAACACCTATCTTATAATGAGATACCTGCTTGTCTATATTGGATACAGTAAGGCGGATACCCATATTGGTTGACTTACCCCATAAACCATCACGGATAACCATATCTTGACGGTCGAATAACATGATTGGGTTGGTCAATGAGCAATATCCGGTCTTCTCTATCCCGAACTCATCGCACAACGCCACGCAGAACTGGTAGGTCCCGGCACGCAAGCTCCCCCCGAACTCCACGACCTCGGGCTCCACGCACGGGGCCGTCAGCAACGGGAACACCAGCAGCTTCTCGCAAGCCAGCCTACATCTCTCTATTGGCTTGTCATCCCCACATGTCTTATACCCATGGTAATGATACCAAAAATCACCATCATCATCCGGATTAAGAGCCTTATCGACCATAACATATCGCTGGGGATTATATCCATCGGTCCAGTATATCACCTTCCCGCATTTCTCGTCCTTGATCTCTATGTCGAATATCGGGTGATGGATGGAGAAGTTAAGACAAGGATCATCAACCCCGTCCTCTATCAGGACCTCCATCAAATCACATATCTCATCAAAACGACCATCCGACTCCTCAAGCCTCTCACCAAGGATACGATGAATATCTTTCCCTGATCCCGCTAATTGATCCTCTACGGTCTTGACATAATCCAATGACCTCATGAACGTGATCTTAGAGGTGTTGTTATCAGGATTCACCAGAAAGAAATAAGTGTTATCACCAGCTATATCATTCTTATACCCAATAACCTTATAGCCATCAAATCGCTTACATAAAAGGGTACTAGGCTCGTTCTGGATCTTAAGCTGGCTTCCATCGTCACCCTCTATGGTAGCGTTCAAGGCAAAGCTGTACTCAGATGGGGATAGATCCTGTGGATGCTTATCCCTATTCATCCCGGAGTCGGGAACCGCTATGTTAGAATTGTTCTGCACGATGTTATGTTTTTCGCAAAGATAACAAATCCGGCGGATAATCACTTATGTGGCGGATTCTAATAAACTGTACGTATTATGCAAAACATTCAAAGGTACTTATATACTTTTCTACACCAAAAGCATATTTTCACGCTTCATCGGGACATTGTTGAATCCGCTTACACGAAACTGATTCTAAAGAGATCTCTCCACGTGCTTTAATTCCCGGCGTACCTCCGGTATCGTTTGTTAATCATGACTATATAAAACTGGTGTAAAGTTACATATGGTAATTATATACAATTTTACACTAATCATGTTGTAAAACATAAAGTAAAGTAGTATGTATATTACTTTAGTCACATAATTTTGTATCATAAAACTGATAAGATAATGATCAAAGGTTATAAATATAGATTAGATCCTACACCAGAGCAGATTGTCCAAATGGAGAAAACATTTGGCTGTTGTAGGTATGTCTATAATTGGGCTCTTGATCTTAAAATAAAAACTTATCAGGGTGAAAAGAGATCTATGTCAGCGGTTGATTTATGTAAGCAGCTAACGTTACTCAAAAAAGATGATAACCATCTTTGGCTTAATGAAGTATCGAATGAGTGCTTACAACAATCTATACGCTGTATGGATAGTGCTTTCACCAAATTCTTTAGAGAACATACCGGTTTCCCCAAATTCAAATCCTAACATAGGGACAAGAATGTTTTTAAGAATGTCAATTCTGTTAAGTTTGATTTTGAAAACAACAGAGTTAAGATTCCTATCATCGGTTGGATAAAGTTCTTTGCCAATCGACCTTTTGAAGGTAAGATTGGTACGATAACAGTATCCAAATCCTCAACCGGTAAGTTCTATGCAAGTATTTTAGTAGATGACGGAATCCCTAATCCTGACAAGTTTATTATCAATCCCGATACGACCGTAGGGATCGATGTAGGAATCAAGGATTTCGCCGTTCTTTCCAATGGGCAGGTTTTTAGTAATCCGAAGTACTTGGAATCTACACAAAAAAGATTAGGGTGCTTGCAAAGAAGAATGTCTCGTAGAAAGAAGGGGAGCAACCGATACAAAAAGGCAAAGCATGATGTTGCCGTCTGTCATGAAAGGATTCGAAACCGTAGACAAGATTTTTTACACAAGGTCAGTAAGAAGATAGTAAGTGAGAACCAAACTATTATCATCGAAGACCTCAATGTAGAAGGCATGTTAAAAAATCATTGCCTTGCTAAGGGTATTGCTTCTGCATCATGGAGCGAGTTCTTTAGGATACTGCAATATAAATCAGATTGGCGCGGTGTTAATTTAATTCGGATCGGAAGATTTGAACCGAGTTCTAAGATGTGCGGATGTGGATATATACATCGTGATCTTAAGTTATCGGATCGTGTATGGACTTGTCCTAAATGTGGTGCCGTCAATGATCGTGATTTACTTGCAGCAAATAACATTAAAAGATTTGGGTTGGAAAAACAGAATCTTCTAATCCAAGAAAATATTAACAAAACACCGGTGGTGAACCGGGAAGGGGACGTGGAGTTGTCGGCGGTAGTCGGAGCGGTGAAACGTCAAAATGTACTGGTGTAAACTGGTATATAATCACCTAAAAAAAAACTCTCCTATCCTCACGGACAAGAGAGCCGATGTGTTTATATTATGAAGAAAAATCTACTCGCCAATCCTTACAATACAGTCACGAGACTCCTTGTTGTAGATCATCGTGCCTACCTTAGAATACAAGGTCTTTATATTTTGCCAATTATCCTCACCATGGGCAGATACGTTGGTAGGGGCATCACCGGTATAAACCTCCTCACCTCCTATATTGACAAAATCATATCCACGTTTCTCCATCGTTCCGCCCTTATATGCCGTGAACCTGATAGTGACATTGCCTTTCTCACGACCACCATACCAGTTACCGTATATACTGCACCTGATCTCAAGAGGTAATTTATCGTAATTATCACCATCCAACAACGGCCCCATCTGGATTAAGGCAGCCTCATTACCTGATTCCATGTTATCACCGCCATGGATAAGATAATCACCTACCCGTTCCTGCGTGGTCTGATACTGTTTACTCCAACCAACCAGCTTGCCGTCAACATCCGGGAGGCCGGTGTTATCGAAACCGGTAGCCGTGTCAAAGTCAATGCCGTCTTCGTCAGCCCAGATATACCTAAGCACAAGGAAATCGAACTCAGGGATGATCACCACCGGAACCGACTCCTGCCTGCACACGAACGTCTTCTCCTCCTTGGTGCCTTCTTTTATAACCTTGTACGTAGCCTGACGTATCTCTCCAGTCTCATTGATATCAGCGGTAACTCTAACCTCAGCAGGACCGGTACCACTTGTCTTATCTAAATGTATCCAATCAGCCATATCATCGTATTTTGTTAAACCAGTTTAATATACTTATCAAAAGCGTTGGGCCACATACGCTCATAAGACAGCATCCTCCTCCTATTATCCTCAGCCAGCTCCCGGTAATCATTCAAGGTAATCATCGACATCTTAAGCTCTTTCATGGCCCTAGCGAACTTACCCGGCTCCTGCTGGGCGTATAGTTTATAGGCATCACCAGCCCCTTGTATCAAACCGTTAACGGCGGCGTTCTCGAAGATCTTCATCTTGATATATGTCTCGACATAATCCTCAAGATAACCTAAATCCGTCTCAGGTATATATGGTAGACCATCCTCATCCTTAGGGGTAGCCCGATATACGATATAAATAAATCCATCAAAACCGGTATACATAGTATTGCCAGATATAGTTATATCATAATTATCCCAATCGTACTTATCCCGATACTTGTCGGCGGCGCAATCACGCCTCAATCCACGACCTATGGATAACCTTACGGGATGATGATAATGGAAACGAACCTCGTGAGACCCGATATATATCTTCTCCGTGATCGTCTTCTCAAGCTCCTCCTTACAGCACTCGGTGCAGGAGTTCCAACGGAAACCGCGCTCGGTGCGCTCGACCCAGCCGATCTCGTGTTGGAGGTCAGCCTTAGCCTTGTCGCCGCCAGGAATCTCACAGATAAGAGGCTCACACCTATAGGCGTCAAGCATGTCGAAAAAATCGGAAGGCAATACCGCCTGTTTATTACTGGTCTTGACAACCGCCTCTGACATGACCGCTATAACACCCCCGAACCTTTTCAAGGCGATCTCAGCCCACCTATAAACAGACGAGGTATCTATAGCCCCGCTATCATCGTATTTATGTAAATCGGCCTTGATCTCGGCCAATAGCCCTTTTATAGTCATATTTAAGTCTTTTGCACAAAGATATGTATTTGAATCATTGATACAAAAAAAATCCAGTCTACCCTCACGGGCTAACTGGATCACAAAAACTTCTACAGTTTGTAAACCCATTTAACTCCAAATACCTTACTCTCCGATTCAACTTCCCTGTACAAGAACTTATATCTCCTTCCAGACTCCATAGCCAGTCTGCACTCCTTGTTTAACGCAGGAGAAATATAGAGATGGAAATACCTGTTCCTTGGCATGAAATCAATACACGTATGGACATAAGAATATCCACCCGTCCCACGTCTGTTAATAGTACCGGTAAGCTTATTTAGATATATCTTACGATTAGGATTGATCTTATGACATAGATAACCGATGTTATTTATATAAACCCCACCCTCATTATCTAAGTACTTATCACGTATGACCTTCCATATCAAAGACTGACATTCAAGAATATCATTCTTCTCTACAATCGTATGCTTCCTCCTTTTCCCGTTCTTAGACATAATAGATCTATAAAACCGGAGAAAGTACTGATCAAGTATTTTAAATGACTTTGTTTTCATATCGCAAATATAACAATTTTGTCCTTATTCAAGAAATATTTGATGGCGCTTGGTGTGAGTGTAACGGTGATAAGGACGCACTTACCGCCGCTGCACAGGCTGACGCACAGAGACTAGCGCAGGAAAAAGCCAACGCTATGGAATGCGATTG